AGCAACAGTACCACCTCTTTTTGGTATAACTTTTATTGTTCTGTATGTACTAATATCATGAAGTGCTTTCTTAGTATCACCATTGATCTTAACAATCATCGACTTTTCAGTAGATTCTTCAGATAATGTTGAAACTAATCCAGCAATTTTTCGAACGTATTCTATGTCAAATGGCTCAAGAGCTTCCTTGACACCATATGCTTTTCGCAATTCATTTTTACATGATTCTAAAGTAGCACGACGTTGTGCATCTAGATTTCTACCAGCTCGATTGATGTAAAAATTTAATGAAGCCATAGCACTTGCATAATCTTTATGATTAGCTTTTAACCATTCACAAATTTCAGCCTTAGTACCTTCGGCAAACAAACCATCTGGTGGTGTCTTCTTTGTTTCAACCTTACCAGACCATTTATTTTCAGTTATCACAGGAATACCAGCTAAGCGTTTGAGTTGATTCTTATCCATTTGCCCCTCTTTTGAGAAATACGTCTTAAAGACATTATCTGTAATTTTTATTACAGTATGGTTAAAAGCTAAATATGCCGCTTACTTTGCCACGTCTATAATGTGATCATACAAATGTTTAGCTGACTTTAAAGCTGCAGAAATATCATCTGTCATTTCTTTAGCTAAAGAATTTGCATCAGTAAGAAAGTTTGTATCTGTATCATGCATATGTTTCTTGAAGTTTGAAGAATTCGCGATTTTAAGTGCTTCTTCAAGATTCTTAATTATCTTACTCATATCAGCATCGAAATCAGCACTGTCTTCATATTGCTCTCTTACATTTTTTTGAGCCGGTTGAATTGAAAGAAGTTGTTTAATTAGCATGGTTTATTTACTCCCTTTTAATAAGGATTCAAGAAATTTCTGAATTTCAGTCTTTAGGTATTTCTGAGCTTTCTCATCGTGAACCACTGCTTCAGCAAGTGTCATAATTTTTGGGTTCTCAACAGACTCACGAATAACATCTGGATAGCAACCAGGGCCAGATGGTTGAGCTACAATATCTAGAGTTACGAAAGAAAAATCTTCAACAATACCTTCATTTGTAACGTTACCAGTTCCACGGCTTGATACGCCAAGCTTAACACCACCTTCGATAAGGTTTTTAACGATTTGACCGGACGGGGTATTAAGAACTTTACACTTACCTACAGCATTGTTGCCATCCATCCATGCTTCAGTAATGATGTGTGACACGTTCTTAAGGTCAATAGAAAGATTATCAGGGTGATTAAGCTCACCCATGATGTACGCACCTTCTTTTATTTTTTCATTAATGTAATTAACTGCCCGCTCAATTTCTTTGCGTGGATAAACACGCTGATTTAAATTCTTCTGCTCCGCGGCCATCATACGACCTGCAAGGTAGAGATTTTTATCCACGTCGCGTGACTCGATGAGCTGCGCTTGTGATGGACTAAAGCGCTCAATGAGAATTTGTTGTTTCATTGGGTCTCCTTTACATGACGCGTAAATCGCGTCTCAACCTGAAGTTAGTCTGATTATTTATAGATTAACACAGATAATACGTTAAAAAGAAATATTATTGTGGTGTTTCTTCATTTTTATCACTTGAAGTACTTAAATCTATATCTTCATCATTTTTTTCAGACTGATTTTTTTCTTGGGGTGTTGCTTCTGACTCAGGTTCTGACTCAGGTTCTGACTCAGGTTCTGACTCAGGTTCTGACTCAGGTTCTGACTCAGGTTCTGACTCAGGTTCTTCTACCTTAACCTCATCACGATTTTCATAAACGGCCGGGTCATATATCTGCTGTAGCTCGCTAACAGCTGCTTGATCTTCAATGCTACGTTCTTGTTTAAGCATTGCTTCATTCATTTGGATATCATCTTCAGTTAAACCTAGATAGCGCTTCAGTATAAAGCGCTTTGATAGATACTTGACGCCTTCAATAGAATTGAAGGAGTTAATAAGATCTGCGTCAAGTGCTGCCTGACGATATAATGCGAAGTTCTGAGGCTCGGGTAACTTAAGCGTAAAAAGTTCAGGATCAATATTAATTCCTGTTACTTGCAAATAAATTTTGAATTGTGCATCAAAGACTTCTTCAAGAGCTGCCTGAAGACGAATGATATAGTTGGCAAAGCGAAGTTCTTCAATATAAGCAATACCTACCTTACCATCAGAGTATTGAGCGCCTTGCGCATCAGGACCACGCATATACGATGTGGGAACACGAAGGGCACGAAAGACCTTATTAAGAAAATAATCAAGTTCTGGGATTTCCCATGTGGCACCACCAGGCATAGTTTCAACACGTGATCCACGGCCTGCTGCGGTGACTGGAAAGAAATAATCTTCTTGAATAGATTCTGGATTGTATTTAGAATCAGTTTGGTTTGCGTTGTTAGTGTTTGGCATTCTCTTCTGACGAATGTCATTTTTAATTTGATCCAAATACTGCTTTACCCGTTGTGGTGGTATATTACCTACATCGATATAAAACACACGACGTTCTGGTGCTCTTACTATTCTATAGATTATGGAAGCATCTTCCAACATAATTAATTTCTGCCAATCCTTATAAGCGGATTGAAGAACAGAAAGACCAAATGGTGCAGAATCACCCATCTCATCAGATAAAGTGAAATGAATCATTGCTTCAGCTGGTGTAATTTCAACAGATTCAGTTTGTTGAGAACCGTAGGCACTGGTTGCCTGCCCATAGCTAGATGGACGAATGTGATATGCAACCTTCTCACCCTTACGATTAATTTCAATACCAATAACACGGGTCGGGTGAATGTACTCCCACTTCTCAGTGTCAGAAACTTTTCTAAAAAAGCAGTCACCATACTTCACCATACAACGGGCAACGTTGAATACTTTCTTATTAAGAGCGTGAAATTTTGCCCAATGTCGAAGGGCTGCCCGAATCGTTGTTGCAGTGGTGTCAGCAACATTTTTATTTTCTTCAGTCTGATATTGAATGATGAACGGTAAACCGGTGCGCTTATCTGGGTTACTAATTTCTTCAGCTATAATGTCTAGAGCACGGGTAACATCACCCGTGTCCATAGAATCATACTGCTTATAACGTTGCAATCTTGAAGCAGCGCCTTTCATTAGGTTTGAAAACCATGAAACAGTAGAAAAGGCTGCATATCCAGCTGTATTAACGTCCACCCCATCATCTAATACTGAATTAGGCGGGCTGGTATATGATGCTTTTCTAGAAGCTGGTGTTATGATTCGAAAATAATTAGTCCATTGTGCCATAATGTATTTTTACATTGCCCTACCACTGATGTAGGATATTGATGTTGGAATTGCTGGTTTTAGATTAGCTCCAAGCGGAGAGCGCGGTAATTGTGGTGCTTCTTCATTAGCTGTTGAAATTTCAGATAAAATTTTCACAGCTTCCATTAATTGCTGTGCAATTAATGCTAATTGTTCATGTGTAGCTGCATCATTAACGTTTAATACACCATTAAGTGATTGTATTCCTTGATTATTATTTACAGGTTCGTTTGATGCTGATTGATCAGATAATGGAGCAATCGGTGCTGACGATATTGGCATTCCAGTAATAGACGATGATAAAAACTTATTTCTGATATCTTTTTGAATTTTATCAGAAAAAACATATGGTGTATCAGATTGTAGTGGTGTAAATTGTTGATTAGTATCGGTGCTGTTTTGTAATGATAAAAACTTATTTCTGATATCTTTTTGAATTTTATCAGAAAAAACATATGGTGTAGATTGTTGAGGTATAGATTGTTGAGGTATAGATTGTTGAGGTATAGATTGTTGAGGTATAGATTGTTGAGGTATAGATTGTTGAGGTATAGATTGTTGAGGTGTAGCAGGTTGTTGATCAGTATTACCAGCAGTATCTGAAGATCCGAAAATTGTACCGAGCGTACCATCTAACGCAATGCTTTTGATTGCGCCAAGAATCCCACCAGCCACGGCACCTCCAGCAGTTCCTATTCCAGGAATAATTGACCCGAGCTGCGCTCCAGCTAATGCCCATGATGCTGTACTACCAAGCAAATCAGTTGCTGCGGCTGCTTTTTCATGTCCTGTCTTATTGAGCGCGTAACTACCAATATCTGTTGCTAATCCAACACCCATACTAGCTAAGCCAAATTTATTTCTCACAAACAAATCTTTACCTGCCTCAAGTATCGAGCCACCAAGTTTACCTGATCCACCTGGTTTACCTGATCCACCTGGTTTACCTGGTTCAGTAGGTTTACCTGGTTCAGTAGGTTTACCTGGTTCAGTAGGTTTACCTGGTTCAGTAGGTTTACCTGGTCCACCTGGTCCACCGGGTTTACCTAAATCATCAAAAATATTACCAAGTCCACCACCTTTACCTATAGCATTTAACGCTAATGCTGCTTTTGTGGCTGAACCTGACAATGCAAACAATGCTATAGATGCCGAACTAACAGTAGATACTAAAGAATTATTAATGAATGATGAAACGGTGTTAAGTGCATCACCAAAAATCGCCACCATTTTACTTCCTTTAGCTGCTTCTTCAGCACGCTTGGCTTCTTCAGGAGTTGCGCCAGCGTTTGCTTTATCAGCTTTGACAGCAGGTATTTCAGACTGTAAAATCTGCTGAAGAAAAGGAGGAAGCGACTCTTTCATTTTTTCAACAAATGCTTGACCACCATAATTGTCTGTACTATAGACATCTTGCTCATACTGTGAAAAACCAGCAGCAAATTTCTTCGAAAGTTCTTGATATCTTTGCTGTTCTTCATCAGTTTTGCCTGTTCGTCTTGAGAGATCAGATAACTCACTAACTTCAGATGGATCCATGCCGATCATATTTCCTATCAGCTGTTGCATAGCGGCCGCTCTAAAGCGATCAGTAATCTTAGCTCTTTTTTGGGCTTCTTGGGCTTTAATGATTTCATTGGCTTGTTGAAGACTTACGCCGTTAAGAGCTATTTGATCACGCTGTTGACGTAAACTCTTTTCATATACTCGAGTTTGCTGTGTTGTCATCCCAAGCATTTGACCCAAAATTTCTGGGGTGTTATAAAGCTCTAAATTTAATTTTTGGTACTCAACAGCACTAACATTAAGCAATCCAGCAATTTTCTGGAATGATTCCATAGTATCTTTTATGTAATCATTGAGCGCGTTACCATCCTTAATGTTAACAGATGAATCAATAGCAGCTTCTATTGCAGGGCCAAACATCTCAGAAGCTTGTTTAAATGTGTAACCAAATTGGTTAAATGTGTTGTCTAGACCTTTTCTTAATAAATCAAAATTTTGCTTACCATATAAGCCCATAACGCGCTTATTTTCCTGCATAAACTTCACTGTGTCTTCAAAGCTCATGCCCATATCAATGGCCTGACCTTGGACTTGTAAGAATGTCTCAGGAAGTTGCGCTATATTAAATGAACTTATTTCCTTGTAAACCTCAGCAAGACTATCCCAAACCTTTTTAAGTGCAGCTACAGTTCCAGAAAATGTCACTAAATCGCCTAACTTCTTGGCTAAATTATTTGAAATGCCTTCAAGTGTAAGGTAATTTCTCGTAATAGCTCCATTAAAAGAATTAACTGACTTTGCAAGCTCATCCAAACCTTTTTTACCAACATCTGTCGCATTATAAAAAGATTGAAGTTCTTTTGCAATTGCTGCAATATCATTGGCGTAGGTCTCATTAGACTTACCAGATAAAATATTATCAATAGCATTTGAAATTTCTTCTGGTAATTTAATACCAATATTTCTTAGACCGACAGCAGTTGCCAACAAGGCATCTTCAATCGGTTTTGACCCACCATTACCTGCATTCTCAGGACTTTGTGCTTCTGCATGGACATTTGCTAGACCTTTTTTCAAGATATCTTGAATGTTACCGAATCCAAGAGACTCGATACCATCAAATGCCTCTGATAAAATAACTTCTGCTTGTCCAATTTTAGCTCGAAGAGCAGCAAAGTCTTCAGCATGTAGATTATCTTTAAACTCCGCGACGTATTCTCCAAACGCATCTGTGTATTCATCTATGACACCAGCTCCTTTAAGCAAGCTCTTTGGTAAAACAGCTGCTGCCTTTGCAAGATCACTTATGTAACGACTATAATCAAGCGACTCTGTGTCATGATCAATTTCATTGGCGCGCTTTATAAGAGCAGCACTAAGAAGAGATGAATTTCGAGCATATTTGCTTAGCTCATTAGAAAGAGAATCAGAACCTTTTACTAGATTCTTAAAAGCAAGTAATTGCTCAGGAACTGAAAGATTTGCTAATTTATTGTACTCAACAGCAAGTCGTTGTTGAATTTTTGATGATCTGATTAAGGATTCAGAAAGAACTTTAGATGCTTCAGCAATTCTGTCTTGTTTATCTTTTTCTGAAAGCGCAGTATTTGCATACGCTTCAGTAAGCTTGCGAGTAGCCTGAATAACATTTTTAATTGCTTTATTTTGAAAACCAATAGTCTTCGAACCCAAACGAATCTCGCGTTCATATTCATCGATAACCGCTTCATCAATAGCATTTGAGCCAAAATGTTTGTTGGCTGATTTTGCAGATGATGAATTTCCAGACATTGTTCCGTGATGTGTCATCAAAACAATGTTCTTTCGTAGATCATTTAAAATATCAAGTAACTGTCTTTGGTTTTGATCCATTGTGTGATTCTAGTGATATTGGAAAGCAAATAAATACATTTGCATATTTATAATCATAGTCATGTGAGAAAAATACACGATCTTTAATCGTGGATTAATTCATCAATATAAGATATTTCAAAAATATAGGAGATCATGATGTCAGAAAATGGCTCTAATCCGCTGTTAGCACAGCTTAAATTACCTGGAAGAATTTTTCAACTTCCATCACGAGGAATTTTCTATAAGGACGGCGAACTTGATCCATCAGTCAAAGATGGTGAAATTCACGTTCAGCCAATGTCAGCACTAGATGAAATCGTTTTGAAGAACCCAGATCAGCTGTTTTCAGGAGCAGCTATTAATACTGTCTTTAAAACGTGCGTCAGCGGAATCAACAAACCTTCTGAACTACTTTCAAAAGATGTTGACGCTATAATGATGTTTCTTCGAACTGTTACATACGGTCCGAATTATGAATTTACTGCAAAGCACACATGTGAAGGTGCAAAAGAACATAGCTATATTGCTGATATAGATCAGATGATAAGCAGGATGAAGATGCTTGATCCTACCCAGGTTGACAAGCTTTACACTGTTGTTATGCCAAATGGGCAGATAGTTAAAATGAACCCTAACAGATATTCTCAGATTCTGGACTTGATTCGAACAAATCAGACAAAGACTGAAATTACTGTTGAAGACCAGCAGAACAACCTTATCATGATGCTTTTGGCAGTGGTAAACCAAGTTGATGATGTAACTGATCCTAAGCTTATTGAGGAATGGTTGAGAAAAGTACCAACGACATTTATCAACCGTATAGCGCAAAAATCAGAGAGCATTAATGATTGGGGGCCAGATCTAAAATGGACGTGTAATTGCCGTGATTGTGGTGAGGACTTTGATGTTGAAATTCCAATTAATCCAGTGTCTTTTTTCACAGAATGATTAGAGCTGGAGATATGATAGCTGTGCAAAAGTATATTGCACGCCTTGGAGCAGAAATCAAACAGCTTGTGCGATCAGCAATTGAAATCTCTTACTATTCTCGAGGTGCGTGGAGCTATCAACAGGTATTGATGATGTCTCAAGCTGAAAGAGAAATTGCTGTTGATTTCATCAATGATCGGTTAAAGGTGGCATCAAAGTCAATGTTCCCAGTGTACTAATCAGCCACCGAGTTCATACACTTTTAGGTGGTAAAAATGGGAGATCTTTAGATCTCCCATTTTTTATTTTTAAGCATTAACGTTTACTTGTTAATGCTTAAAAATCCTGAAACAAATAAGGATAATATCACAGATAACTTAAACTGTCACTAGTTCTAGTGTTTCTACTTTATCATGGCTGTGATTCGTGCTGATTAATAGAGTTGGATCATTTTCGCAATTTTCTACATGCACTTTTAGCCCATGCTTCACTAGTACTTCTCGAACAAATGCTTCAGAATCATCAATAAGAATTCCATCTAACCCATCATGAAGTGCTAAGCCTGTAAAACCAGTCATTTCCCACATCTTATAACGGGCATCACGTTCCCATTCAAAGTAAAGCTCAAACACTTTCTTTAAGTTTCGCGCGGTTGGTTTTAAACCAAGAACAAACATGCAAATGTCCTTCTTAGCAGCCCTAAACTGCTTCGCGATAAATGACAACCGCTTTCCAATCTCTAGTAGATCTGATGGTTTCAAGTTAGGATTTGCTTGAAGAACAATTCTAACAGCTTCAGATCGCCCTGATCCATTTACCATAAGAGCCGGAGTTGCATTTGAACCGTTCGCGAGCGCCATAATTAAGCGTTTTACGATAGATATGTTTTCAACTGTTACCGGAAGGCGCAATACATCCCGACATAGTTCTTCACGAAAATTTTGCTTATCTTGATCTGCTCTTAGAATGTCTGGATACTTGAGCTTTAAACGATTTTCATTATCAGTGTACTTTTTGTACAAGTGATTTACAAGAAACTGACAGTAGGCATTTTCAATATCTACAACGCTCCCAAATAGCTCTCGTCTTAACCACCCTGGCCATGTTTCAATGCTTTTGATAGGCCACACAGAAGTGTCACGTGCTTGAAGCTTACCTGATGGCTGGAAGTAGAAATAAATTGGATCATTCTGTTCACAAAGCCACTTTACTGCTGGCATTAAATCTTCACGTGATTCACTAATCAGTCTTTCATGAATATAGTACCAGCGGTGCTTACGCACTTTCACCTTTGATTTTGTGAGCTTAGTAGATAATGGTTCTATACCGGGATAAAAGCAAACATCTTTAATGATACCTTCAATGGCATCAACCATCTTTTGAGGCAGTTTTCTTGGACTTACAATCGTTGGGCTTTTGTTCCCATCATTGAAGTTATATCCGGTTCTCTTGATAATAAAGAACTTAGTTAATATGTGTTTAGCATCCTTTACCTTGCTGGTAAGAGACGTTAGAAGCACCTCTTCCTCAATAAAGCCTGGAGCTTTCCTATACCGTTGTGTTGTGTTGTACCATGCAACAGCGATAGAAAGCACCATCGCTTGGCGCTCCTTTCGTTTGCTCCACCACATGCGTGTTAAGTCAAAGAACTTACTCACATGAAGCGGATGTTTATGGTCTATTTCAACTGTAGTAAGAACCGGATGAAAATAAATCATTTAGAGTTTAGAAGATCACGCTTTTTCATTGCTTGATAGATTGAACGCCCACATGCTGGATCATTTAATCGTGAACCAGTCTGCTTATCACTCCCGGTGACAACCCAATTTTCATTAATTGCACCTTTTGCTTGCAAATGTTTAACAAGAGCACGTAACTTCTTTGCTCGCTTAGAATTCATTTTTCATTTCCTTATAGTATATATGAAATAATTTAAAGTGATGGGATGTACTAAACAATTATATCACGCTGAAACATACTGATAATCATGTCCAGATTTTGAAAACGAAGTGCTCATTAAACAAACTCACATAATTCCGCTCCAACGAGGGTTTAGATTTGAATCAATATGGTCAATAAGATATGTATAAGGTTGTCTGTACAACAGGACTTCCCACTTATTAGTGCTAGGACACCCAAGCTTACCAAGCTTGGGACGTAAAATAATAAACTTGATTTGATCTGGATTAATGGTTAAATTTTCTATGTATACTGGAAGATCTGCTCCAAAAAATTCAATCTTATGCAGCGTCTTGGCTGGTTTTCTAACAGCTCGTTCATCTCGTAAAACAACATTATCAGTAACAGGAGTAATGTTAAATGTGCTTTGTGAAAACTGAGCCGAATGATGAGTTGATGGGTTAGGATTAATAAGAGCCTTTCTACCCTTAGACATAATAGCAAAATCAAATAATGCATCAATGAACTTTGAGTAGGTTGTATAGCTTATTGTTGATCTTGGTTTACCAATACCAGCCATAATTTCATCTTTATCTGGAACTGAGAAATTCATGGCGTTCTGCTTTGCTATCCATGGTCCCATATAAGTGTACGCTTTAGCATACATATCATAGTAGCTTGCTACTATTCTAAGTAGATCTGAAAAATCAGTTGTTGGTCTGTAAACATTTACACGCGCCAACCAACGTGGTAAAAAATCGCCGTGTGCCATAATACTTTATTCTTTATTAGTAATCCAAAAATTTTGTGATGGAAGTAAATCATCCAAGTAAAAGATATCAATTATACACCCATTTTGAGATAAACTAATGCGTGGTTGATGCATAATATTATCACCATGTAACATGGCGACATAGATAGGAGAGCGGTTCCACTTGAAAATAAGTAAAGGAACTTTATTAACCTTCGCTGCGTCGTCAATAGCTTCATGAATCCACTTGAAAATGTTCGCATTACCAGCGACCATCGTTTCAAAACTATCAGATTTTGCGTATGATTTGCACTCTATTGAGAAGTTAAACACCACTCCTGAATCTTTTTCATTTACAGGAACTACGTCGCCGACGAAGAGCTTAAGTGCATCCTCGCCAAACATTTGACCAATAGTTTCAAAATTCTTTCCACCAACTCTAGCACCTGAACCTTGTGTTCTGATGAATTTGAGTGGTGTTAAAGCTGCGGTAAGTTTTTTAGCAACTATATTTTCAAAGCTATTTCCCTTTGCTTTGCCCATACCAGGACGACGTTTTCTTTTAGTGACAGATAAATTTTCATCACCACCTTTTTGTTGTGATTTTTTCATAATTCACGAATTGTAAGTTGATAGAGATTGAACCTGAAGACGTTCACTCTCTATTTATCTTTTCCCAATCGTGAAAATACAAATACATTCAACTTATGTAATTTGAACAAAATAGTTTGAAACTACACTTGTTTATTCTTCAAACTCATCTCCATCTTCAGATACGATACGACTAAACCCATTCTCTTTGCGAACAATTACTGAACGGTCGAATCGACCAATAGCTTCTGGTCTATGTGAGATTATCCAGAGTCCAAGCCCTTCATCACGAGATTTATTTTTTAATAATCTAAAGACATTTTCAACTCCAGAACTATCGAGTGATGCATCTATCTCGTCAATAAACAAACAATTTACCTTTGAGTGCAGATGATGAAGAACATCTCTAAAAGCAAGTGATAATGAAAGATTTACTCGTTTCTTTTCACCACTAGACAAGTTACCAAAATCAAGTTCTCGACCATACTCAGATACGGTACAGCTCATATCATCATCAAACATGACAACATGTGGAAGTCCAAGCTCTTTAGTATAATGGATTAGACGATTGTTTAGAAATGGAATTGTTTTTTGGATAATTCGACGCCGGATGAATGAGTTTTTATCTGTAAGCAATTTCAACAGAAACTGCTGATGATCCAAATCCTTCTTAAGTAAATCTAACTGAGCGTAGTCAACTTCTTTAACAGCGCTCTCACGCAAAGCTTGAAGCGCTTCACTGTGCGGGTTAACAGTGTTCAATAATTCATCAATTCGTTGTTGAGCTGTTTGTGCAGAAGATTCTGCTCGTACAGCATCAGCAAGGCTTGAAAACTTCATAAGCTTGGCAGCTCGCAGGCGCTGATCAACTAGTTCTGCAACTTCAGCTGATGTAGTCGTGATGATTTCCTCAAGACTTACAAGTTTAGTCTTTTTTTGCTCGAGAAGATCTTGTTTTTCAATTAACTTCTCAGCCGCGCCAGCATATTGTTGTAAGCAGTAAGGGCATTTATCTTCTAATAAGTGTACAAGTTCGTCTGATAACTTCTTAATCTCTGCAGAAATTGTCACTTTATCCTTCTTAGCACTACTTAGCTTGTGTTGCAAGGTGTTTTCTTCTTCCTTTAGCGCGGCAGTTAAAACATGAAGCTCTTTCTCAACTTCAATGTCAACCGTTTGCATGAGTTGAAGTTGTTCACGAAGACTTATGACTTGTGCGTTTCTATCAGACTCCCATTTAGCAACTCGGTTTTCTGCGTCCTTTAGTTGTTTATTATACAGATTCACCGCAGCTTCTTGTTCACGAATAACAGCTTCTTGAATTGAAATACTGTTCTCAGTTGCCTTTATGATTTCTTTAAGCTTAACAGCCTTCTCTGTGAGAAGAGTAATGTTGAACAATTCTTCAATCTGCTGACGTTGCTGTGAAACTGGCATCATCAGAAACGGAATGGAATTTCCGGAAAAGATAATAATCTTCGTAAAGAGCTCATAGCTTATACCAATTAGCTCTTCTACAAGCTTGTCATTTTCAGCAACACTGTCAAGGGTGATGTCCTCTCCATTCATATAGACTTGAATATTGAATGTTTCACCACGACAACGATATACCTCAAACTCATCATCACCTTTGCTAAACACTAATCTAACTTCCATCAAGGTATTCTTAGTGTTGTTGGTAGAGTTAATCAGTCGTTGAAGTGAAATATTGTCAAAAGGTTTGTTGTATAGAGCGTAACACAGCGCGTTAATGATCGTAGTATTATGCGAAAGATAATCACCTGACCAGAATCTATGATTATGGTGATCAACTTGCACGTCAAACATTTGCTCAACACGTTCAGTTTTTTGAATCTTGCTGATGGGAAGAGGTCCATTTCTAGTATAAACCAAATCGCCTACATGTAGATCTTTAGCAAAAACTTGCTTTAGATCTGCTGTGAACAAAATATGATCATCAGCACATTCTAATTTTGACCCATTTATTGTCTCAATTTGCCAAACATCATATGGGATTGTTTTGCAAAGATGTGTAACTGGTACCCACCCTGTGTCCGTCTCAATCTCATAATCATCTATGTCAATGATGTCAGTGAACTTACGATTTACAATATCTGAAAGCTGGTGCATTTTATTATTGAGATGAATGTTTTAGATATATCAACTTTTTTCTTTAGGCTTTTGTAAGCTCTCAAAAAAATCTCCAATTGAAACGGTCTGGATTTCTCCTGTTCGTTTATTTCGAATTTTTATAAGAGTTTTACCTTGTACACATTTTCCAGCACCGTTGTTACTGTTAGCGTCTACATTCTCTCCCATAACTAGTGTTGAGCCACAATGCGTGAGGTCAATTGATGTAAGATTGTTTCCGAAAGACAAAAAATTTCGAATCTGTAATTGTTTAAAATTAACTGGTTTACTCATATTGTGTTAAGCTAATTTGATATTGTTAATCATTTACACACAGTTTTGTACGAGATTCAACACACTATTATTCATCATTATAATTGCTGGTAAATGTCTACTAAACGTTCTGGATCAATTGTGGCTGTACCTGATATGCCAGTTTGAAGCATTTTGATCACAGCATCATTAAGTGAGCTTAGATCAAAGTTCTCCAGAACATCTTCACCAGCAATAGCATCCTTGCGCTCATTTAAGTTTTCTTCAAGAGAAAATTCTCTTAATTCAAGCTGTTTCACCATTTCTTCTTTTAAGATTTGAGCATCAGAATATCCAATATCAATATCAATTAAACAACGTACTCTACATTTTGACGGAAAAATTGGAGCGTTATCACTAATTACATCTGACAATTTTACTTTACGATATTTTGGGCAGTCTTCCCAATCAATAAACGTAACATCATCATCTTCTGTGTTAAGAATGCACATACCACGTGCATCATCCCAAGCATCACCATAGTCCATGGGAAAAACATTACCAATATAAACGACATTGTCAATTGCTTGACGTTTGTGAAAATGTCCAGAGAAAATGTATGTAGGCTCACTGAACTGTTTGTGATCTGGGCCATGTTCCATGCGTCTATCAGATCCAGTCACAACAAAGTTACGAAATTCAAAGTGACCCATCCAATATGGGAGCTTGGAATACTTGGCCAGTTCTGAATATTCATTTTTGAACAAAAACGGACACACTAGAACAGTGTTATCAATTACAGTCGGTTCATTTACAAGTGTAACATTCTCAAACTGTTCAAAGACCTTTGTTGAGAAGACTTTTCTGTTTTCGCGATGATAAAGATCATGGTTGCCGATAATAATGTAAATTGGAACATTTAAACCATTCAGAAGCTTCAGCGCTTCATAGGCAAAATTCATAGTCATGACGTTCACTGAATTTCTGTTTTCAAACCAGTCACCTAAGAACACAACATGACTTACATCACGCTCTTCTTTAACCTTTGAACAAAACCATGTAACAAAATCTAAACAGTCTTGATTGTGCTGAATAGAATTATTCTTCTTACCAAAATGAATATCAGTGAACATCGCAACCTTCTTCAGTGAAGAACCTTTATTGCGTACTTGCATGGTTACTTCACCTTAGTAGTTTTTGTCTTTTTCTCAGCAACATCACCTTTCACGGTCTTTTTAACCGTAGGTTTCTTTTCAGCATCAGTCTTTACCGTTTGTGGCTTACGCTTTGTCTTGACTTCTTCAACCTGTTCTGGCTTACTCACGCTCCTTTCATACGCTGGAATTCCATTAACCTGTTCCTTAGACTTGATGATGATATCACCAGTTACAGGATCAATCTCAACATCATCTGGTCCATATATTTTAACCTCACTTGGAATACGATCCCGATAACGAATCTTTTCTTCATATGGAACGCGTGGTACCCGTTCATCTAACATCTCAATATTATCATCTTCTTCACTGATAGATTTTTTCTTGGCCACGTAATATTCATCTGATTCTTTAATTTCTAACTGTGTCTCATCAAGTTCATCTTCCATGAAGTTGAAGCTTGGATTTGCTCCTGCATCAATTAAAAGGGTATCACGAAGCGTGCGATGTTTTTTCTCTTCTGCCATAAATTGCAGAAAAGAATTATGAATCGCTGTAGTATAGAAAGAGAAAGGATTAGAATACTTTTCATGATCAAACTTAAGGGCGTTTTTACATAGGTTCTCAACTGCAGCTGAGACCATATCCTCTCTGAAAGAGTATCCTACGAAATTTGCTTTCCTAGAGTATCGTTCAGCGATAAGCCAGATCATCTTGATTAGCTTATCAGTAACCACCCCAAGTTCTTTTGCTTCTATGACAGCTGGCAGTAAATCTGCATTACGTACATAGTGACCTATGGTTGTCGTTGACTTTTCTCTTTTTGTTTTAGTTTTAGTTTTAGTTTTAGTTTTAGTTTTGGAACGTGAAATCAAAGTAAAGTTCTCCTATAGTGTTACACAAGGAGAATAATTTCATTATACCATGTTATTCCCTTTATGTAAACTTCATGTTTTTGAATGATTTGTTTAGACCATAAATACTTATGTCAATCTGTTTTAGGATAAAGACATGGACGAACAATTGCAACTTACACAACTTTTTGAAAATTTGCCACCTATGGGTTCAAAAAAGGTTGCTGTCATCATAGGACGATTCAACCCACCAACCCGAGGTCATTATGCAGTTATTGATAAGGTAAAGAAATTTATCAGAACCCATAAAAAACTAGGCCTTGATGCAAATCCTGTTGTGGTTGTAATTGGTGGAAGTAAATCTGATTCTGATAAAAAAAGAAACCCATTATCAGTAGAAGATCGTATACTATTTATGAAATCTTCTGGTCACGCAAATGGGGTAAATTTTATGACAGCTACTAACGCGTTTAACGCGCTAGCAATGCTAAGAGACAAAGGAATGGAACCAATTGCAATTGCTGCTGGAACAGATAGAATTGATGACTATGCGCGGATCTTAGACAAGCATTTTACTTATCCTGACGGTAAACCAATTCATCATTACAAGATTCTTCTTGACAGAGATGCTAAAGCAATTGAAACAGCTAAAGATGTTAAACAATCAGCTATGGATAAAGCGCTAAACGCATTAAAAAGCAATGGTGATATTGACACAGATCTTGTATCTGGTTCTCTTGCTAGACGGGCTGTTGAGCTTGGATTTGAAGAAGAATTTGCTAAAATTGTTGGTTTAGAGCATAACCCGACCCTGGCTAAAAGAATGTTTGAAAAGATTAAAATATCATTAAGTGAATAATCATGCCATTCAATATTGCTGATACCATAAAACAAGCATTAAATGTTCCAGTTCAACAAGGAATAAATGATGCTTCGCAAACTGTAGGTGAGGTTATTTCTCAAACCGAAAGTGCTCCATCACTAATAACTTCAAATTATGGAATTCCGTCTTCAGCACAAAAAGCTGGGGAAGCTATTGATAAAGTAGTAAACCAGGGTAATGCTAAAAATTTCAATAGTATTACTCAACAAGTGAAAATGGTTTATGAAAATAATCAGATAGCGATTAAAGAGGCTTCTACAAACAGGTTGCTTGGAAAAGTTGGTCAAAAAGACCCTCCTCATCCACCAGCAAATTTCCTTAATAGTAAAAAAACACCACCAATGAGCGAAATGAAGGTTACCATCACCCAGGAACCTTTTGGCTTCATGGATGTGGTGTTTGACGTAATGCCAACGATTGATGAAGGCCGTTCAGCTCAATATGACCCATTTTCACCTCTTCATCATCCTGGTGAAATTCTAAAGTACAAGTCAACGTCTTCAAGATCATGGACTGTTAATGGCAGGCTGATTTCTCGTAATGTAGAAGAAGCAACAAAAAACCTTATGATGGTAAATACTATCAGAACGTGGGTAATGCCATATTATGGTGAGGGGACAAAAAGAACTGACCCATATCTTCTTGGCGCACCACCACCAATTCTTACGCTTACAGCGTATGGAAAGAACATGATAGGCCCAGTGAAGTGCGTGCTTGAAAGTTATAGTATTTCATGGCCAAATGATGTAGATTATCTTCCAGCAACTGATGCTGATACTGGTGAAAATAGACCATTTCCAGTAGTTCTTAATGTTACAGTTAACTTAAAAGAAGCATGGTCGCCAGCCGAATATAGTGGCTTTAGCATTCGTGATTATCAGTTTGGAAATATGCCATTAGCATTTAGCGCGATAAATCGTACTGGACAAGATAAAAAACCGCAGACTTCAGTTATGTCAGAAACAAATCCAAGTTCTCTAGATACTTCACAACCAGCAAATATTAATGTAGAAGAAAATAATGATATTAACATTCCATCTGAAAGCTTTAATCCTGAAGCACCTTCTACGTTTTAATTAGTTAAACTTAACTAATATTTAAAAGAAAAAATGTCGAACAATTCTAATTCCCTTTTTAATAAGTATTCACGATACGTTGGCGGTGGCGAAACTGAAACTGCAAATGGCTTTATTGAGTGGTGGGAACGCTCGTTATTTGAGCAAGATCCATCTGACATCGTTTACACTGTAGAAAACTTCTATGAAGGAAGACTTGATCTGATTTCTTCAGTTTTCTACAATGAACCAAGATGGTGGTGGGTATTGGCTCAGTACAACAACATTCTAAATCCTTTTTCAGAAGTAGTTGCAGGAAGAATTCTTCTAATACCATCTAAATCCAGGTTACCATTAATGCTTAATAATCGTAAGGGTGGAATTCCAAGCAAGAAGCAACCGGTAAATACAATTTCTCCAATCATAATTTAAGTAAACGCATATGTCAGGACCACTTGGAAGTAATTATCCAAACCCGCTGGATAATTTTAGAACATACTCATATCATTACATAATGACAGTAGCTAACACGACTGAAGCCTTTAGAAAAATGATTCAGCCGGTTAATGGAAAGGCACGTGTTCTTTCTGCTGTTGAGAGCGCATCACTTGGTGATAAAATTGATATTGACGGTGAATCTGCTTATCTTTTGCTTGATACTCGTCGATTTTCCCAGTATTCGATCATCGAGCTGGAAATGGAACACATCTATGGTACTGGAAATCGTGTAAATCCTTCCGTTCCGGCAACATCTACGCGCGTAAAGCTAATAGACACAACAGGTTTAACGTTCTTTAATTTTCTTGCTGACACTCTTCGTAATAAGCTAAAAACAACTCGTGCATCAGCATTCTTTTTACTGTCTATTATTTTCATTGGTCATAAGGACGATGGTACTACTGAAACTGTCGCAATTACAAATATTCCGTTGATTCTTTTGTTGATGGCTTTTGAATTTACCAGCAGTGGGTCTGTCTATGATATTGAATTTATGGAATCAGAAGGTGCTCCTCAACTGGGACAAGCACTTGAACACATAAACAGCCTTTACAATGTGAATTCTGTTACGACTCAGGGTGGACCGCCAACTGTTGGTCAAATGATTTTGAATTTAGAGAAAAGACTTAACATTCAGTCACTTCAATATTTTCAAAAATACACTAATGATGCATTTAATGCAAGCAGTACTGATGGAAATACAAACACTAATGATGTAAAGTTTGGTAAGCTGGTCCAATACATGATTACTTTACCAGACAAACACCCATTCAACTGGGCAAATGATTTTAAAGTAACAACAGCTCTTCCATCTAAACGAGAAGAGCAGATGTTTATCGCTAAAGCAAATGCACAGGTCGAGCAAGAAAAAACAAAAAACCCTTATTCTGAAGAAGAAAAGCAGCAAAAGTCAGACCGCTACTATGAACTATCATTTTCTAACACGACTACGATCACAGATGCTATCAAGAAAATTCTTGAAAGCTCTCCTCAATTCTTAAAACTTGCAAGTCAAGAAGCAATCAAATCTGGAAATGGTTATACGTTTAAAACAGTAACTAATATTACTACTAATCACAATACATACCTTATTCACATTGATATCTATCCCGTTAAAATTCCTAAGCCTATTTCAAAAGATCAAACATCTACAAATAAAAATCCATCTGCCTTAAGAAACCTTCATGGTGTTAAAAACGTCATTACATATGATTACATTTTTACTGGATTTAACAGCCATATTAAAGACTTGAGGATTCAATATTTGCCAGAAAGCGCAATAGCGCTAGATACTGAAGTTGATATTGGTGGCAACAGATTTGCTACTAATGCTTCTCAAGGCAATACAGTAGATGACGTAAAGAAAGTAGCTAAAGGTAGACCGACATCTAAAGACTTTGCCCCTATTCTTCGCCCTAATGATCCAATTTTTCCACCTATTCAAACAAAAGATCAAATTCAAAACAACAATTCACAAAGTACAGAAGATATAAAGCGTGAAGATGCAGTTGCTGTGTTTAAAGCTAAGCAGGAATATACACGCACTCTCGCGTACATGCACTTCATTAGCTCTTTAAACCTAGATATGATTATTCGTGGTAATCCAAATATTTTGGAAAAATACGCTGGCAGGGAAGAGCGTGGTGGTATTGCACCACATGGAGAAATCATTGACACCCCAACGCTTGAAAAATTCTATAGGCAGACTCAAACAGAGGCTGAAAGCAACTATTTGAATTACATAGCAGGTAGACTATCATCAGCTAAAGCGCAATATTATTCTGAATATTATGGTCCGCGTCTTCAAAAACTAATAGCTCCATCAAATCCACAAGATGACACGCTATTGAATGGTGCTGATGTTGCAACATCTCCGATTTTTATTAAGATAAACATTTTGGCGCCAAACGTAGATTTTACTGGTCAGTACAAAAAAGGTGAATTAATGTTCACCGATGAATTCTTCTTCAAAGGATTATACATGATAATTTTTATCAAACATCATTTTGCTGAGGGTGAATTTTACCAATCACTTAACTTGATACCGTTTGATGTTACCGGATCATTCTCTGAATCAAGAGATAATGACAATAGTCAACTACGTCGGACAGTGTAAAAGAACATGATTTATAAACAATTTCAGCAATCTTCAGAATTTTTTCATGATGGAATTCCGTTCATCATGGAAGGACAAGTAATCTTCACTGAAGATCCAGATCAGATGGGTCGCGTGAAGGTTTGGATTCCAGCACTTGATGGCGAAAACATTGACATAGATGCAATTCCATGGGCAGAGTACGCATCACCATTCTTTGGTTTTACTGTTGAATACCCAGCAGGTGGTATACCAGTTGAAAATACATCCCATGCGGCATATGGTTTTTGGGCGATTCCAAAGATTGGTGCGACTGTATATGTGTTCTTTTTGAATGCTAACCCTAATCAAAGATGTTACTTCGCATCATCTCTTCGACTTCACAGAAATAGATCGTTACCTGCAGGAAGAAACTTTGATAAAGATGGAATGCCTGGGCCATGGGGTGATGCAGGTGATGGAACTGGTAAGCTCGAACCAATTCAGCCAGCATTTGATAATTTACGACAACAGTTCCAGGATAAGCTTAATGCTTCTCAGGCAATTACTCGTGGAGCTTATGAACGGCAAGTAGCGCAAGCTAAGACAGATAAAGATGGTGCAGAAGGGTATCCAGCAGGAGCTAAAAATCCTAGATATCTTGATCCACAAACTTATTGCTGGGTAACTCCTGGTCGGCATGCAATCATTATGCAAGATCATCCAAAATTTGCCCGGCTGCGTGTTAAAACCGCAGAAGGTCATCAGATGATTTTTGATGATGCGAACGAGCGAATTTATATAAGCACCGCAAAAGGAAAATCTTGGATTGAAATGGATTTAGATGGACATATTCACGTGTTCTCAGCTCTGTCCATAAGCTTTCGTGCTGGAGAGGACATTAATTTTTATGCTGACAGAAACATCAACATTGAAGCTGATAAAGCATTTAATGTAAAGGCGAATGAAGACAACATTAAAATGAGCACCGGTAAGTCAATGTACGTGAATACTAAAGAAAAGTTCATTCTATCAGCTTGTCAAGATATTTTTATGTCTAGTGAGCTTAGTGTTAATATCAAAGCAAATACAGGAATGGATCTAATTGGTGGATCTCATATCACCGAGTCAGCTGAGGTAATTTACTTAAATGGTGGTTCGGGCACTGGCGGTGGATCATCGATTAATGATAATCAAGTTTGCGCGTTAATAGCAGACTCACCGTCGATTGTACCAGGTCATGAACCATGGGACAGACCACCATCACCAAATCCAAGGGGACCAAACTGGAAACCGTAATTTTTGAACTATCTGTTGTGCAAATAAATACTTTGATAAACAAGAGGTAAGCACATGTCACGCGCAATTTACAAAGGTTTTTCAACAGCAGATTGGAAAAATAGACGAACGTTTGGGCTTAAGAACATTGAGCTCGTAAAACGTGACCTTTTAAATCACATTTTTACTGAAAAAGGTGAGCGCGTGATGATGCCAGGCTTTGGTACACGTATTCCAACACTTGTTTTTGAACCAAATGATGAGCGTAGCAGAAAAATAGTTGAAGATGACTTAACAGAAGTCTTTAACTATGATCCTAGAGTAAATCTCATAAAACTAAGTGTTGCATCCTTGCCTGATAACAATGCTATTATTGCTCTTGCAGATTTGCTTTACATTGAATTCAATGTAAGAGACGTTCTTAGAATTGAAGTACCAACACAGTAAACATCATGACCTTTCGAACAACATACGCAGCTGAAGCTTGGGACAAGGTTTATAACGCCTTTCAACAAATAAACTTCACGGCATACGATTATGATACTGTTAAAGAATCCCTAATACAGTATCTTAAAATCTATCATGCTGAACACTTTAATGACTTTATTGAGTCATCAGAGCTTATTGCTATCCTTGAACTTTTTGCATACGTAGCTGAACAGCTTGCGTACCGTGTTGACACGATGGCGCATGAAAACTTTATCACAACTGCTCAGCGCAAGCAATCAATTCTTCGTCTAGCCCGGTTGATTTCATATAAAGCTTCTAGAAATATTCCTGCTCGCGGGTTAGTAAAAATTAACTCTATCAGTACATCTGAAACGGTATTTGACTCTCTAGGCAACAACCTTTCAAATGTTACTATCACGTGGAATGATCCAAACAATACTAATTGGAAAGAACAGTTCTTTTTAGTAATTAACAAGGTTTTAACCACACACTTTGGGCAGCCAATTAAGGCTGTACAAATTGGTGATGTGTCGATGCAGCTCTACACATTTAATAATCATACTAACTCGTTTAGAAACGGCGTCTACTCATTTATTGCATCAGGTGCCAATGAACAGTTTCAAATGGAAGCTGTACCTATTGACATAGACGAAAATGGTCCATTTGAACGTTCCCCAGATTTGAACGCACAGTTCAACATAGTTTATGCTAATGATGGAAAGGGTGATGGATCCGACTTTACTGGCTTCATGATGTTTGTGAAGCAAGGTACTCTTATAAGAACAGATTACACTATTCTTGAACCAACAGCAAACCGGCGTCTTGAGCTTGAAGCTATCAATATAAACAACACTGACGTATGGGTTTACAGAGTAAATGATGATGATGTCATTACTGAAGTGTGGCATGAAGTTGAGACACTAAGTGAACAAAACCTTCAGTTCAATGATCAAAGTGGCCGTAAAAAATTTGAGGTTGAAACGTTAGAAAACGATCGAATCGCGTTGTTATTTGGTGATGGAAACTTTAGCGATGCTCCAGTCGGAAAATTCCAAATCTGGACTAGAGTGTCCACTAACCAAAACATCTTTATTCCAAAGAATAGAATCGCTGGTCAGCCAATGAGCTTTGTCTACACTAACCAGCAAAACAATACGCACACGTGTAACATTACGTTCTCTCTAACTGCAGCAATTCAAAACAACTCACAATCTGAAACTACTGAGCAAATAAGACAGGCCGCACCTTCTACGTACTACGCGCAGAACAGAATGGTAAATGGCCAAGATTATAACACCTTCATGTTGAAGGACCCAACAATCTTACGTCTTAAAACGATCAACAGAACATTTGCTGGTCAACCAAAATATATTGAATGGAATGACGCATCACGTCATTATGAGAACGTTAAGTTATTTGGTGATGATCTTATAATGTTTTCTGATATATCAGTTGATATGGTTGAAACGCGCTTATCAGCCAGAACCATAATAGACTCTTTCATTGAGCCTTTGCTTCAAAGTCCTGGTGTGTTTAATAGCATTGTACACGCTATTGCAACATCACCAGATGCCGATGGCATTATTTCATACCCACGCAGAGTTTTTGTAGAAGATAACCAGACAAGATACTATCGTCTTGATGATACTGTTGTCGCACCATATGGTGAGCTTTATGATGCGTGGGTTCAATCTACATTAATAAACGGTGGTGATGGTTCTTTAAACGAGAAAACAGCTATTCAAGGAGCACTTGACCAGCACTGGTATGGTGATGTTCAGCAGTACGCTATAATTAATGGCGTTCGCCATGGTATCATTAAGGATCCAATACTTTATCCTGAAGATGATGGAAAAATTTACCAGCCAGATCTACCAAGAACTATTGATGGTGTAAACACCTATCCTCCTGGCGATGTGGGTTCTGGTCTTCAGCAAGTTCCACCACAAAAGATCTTTGGCTTGCGCTTTAACCCATTTATTCGCTGTTTTGGTGGTGGTGATATTAGACTCCACAGCTTTGACAACAATCTGCCACCAACTGATCCTTCACAAAGCATATGGGGATATGGTGACGGTAGTGCAGGTGCTCCAAAGGCGAACGGGCTTGACCAGTTCGCGCATAAGAAAGAAGTAATAACCATCGAGATGACTTCTGATGGTGTCACCTTTACCGTTATTTCAAATCTACGTGGAAGATTACCTAATTATGTTATTGGAAATGGAGCTCGGTGGTCTGATCAACATGGTCATAATCTTCCAGTAGATTTCTCTATTACTAATGATGTAAATTCTCCATTCCAAACGGGAGATGGCTTTGTTATTGATATTCAAAAACAGTCTTATCCTTCGAGTGGTGATTTCACAGCAACTGTTCGAAAAATTCATGGTCTCAAATATAAAGTAAACTTTACAGGTTGGTGGGAAATAATTCCTGATGCAGTTATGAGAGCTAATCCATCAGTTCCTGCGGATGCTGAGATGATTAACCTTAAACCATACATTGGAGGGGCAGGACTTGATGAGAATGGCCCAGATCTTGCACAACAGATGACTTTTAACCAAGCGATAAAAGCCCAATCATGGATCTTCATGATTGTTCGTGAAGATAATGGTGGGACAACAACATCATGGAAGATTTTTAACAGAAATACTAAGACTATAGTTCAAAGCAACACAACAAAGTTCTGGTACAATCAAAATGATCAGATTTTGGATTCTGAAACTAAAAAACCAGTTGTTGACAAAATCAGAATTCTACGTTCAAATTTAGATGAATTTGGTAAACCACTTGTAAGCGCGCACATTTATGATGCACTAGGTTTTGTATATAACTCAGATGGAGTTATAAATTTCAATCAATTAGAAGTTGCACCAACAGATACAATAAACTTCATTCGTTCTGGAGATGCTACTCCAGATAATATTTTACAATTTGAAGCGTTCTCAAAAGATTCTTATCAATACGGAATTGTTTCTGCAGATGGTACCACAATTCGTTGGCTGGCATGTGATGAACAAGATCCAAATTATAGATATACGCTGATAGATGGATATGATATCCCTGATTATGACACAACAGTGTATGACAGAATGGGAATCGAGTTCCCTGCTGGTAGTGGAGTTTTTTACGCATTTGAATATGGAAACTACGTTGGTAAACTTATCTCTCCATCAGCCGTAAATGTAACTATTGTTAGAAGAAGAATGGTACCAGCACCAGTATCTCCAACAGGAGATAATGGAATAGATGGATGCAACTTGATTAAAGGTCTTGATTTTATGTGGCAGCACTTCTCTCCTGTCACTAACCTTATTGACCCATCAGTTACTAATATACATGATGCATTTTTGTTAACTCGTGGGTACTATATAAGCATGAGGGATTACATAAAGGGGTTTAGCTCTATTGAGCCTATACCTCCAACACCTCTAGAACTAAGAACAGCATATGGTTATTTGTTGAAGAACAAGATGTTGTCTGACACTGTTGTTTTGCATCCTGGGAAAATAAAGTTATTGTTTGGTGAAAAAGCAGATCAGAGGTTCCGCGCTAAGTTTAGGGTTGTTAAGTCACCAACAGCTACGTTCTCTGATGAGCGCATCAAACAAGAGATCATAGCTGTTATAGATAAGTTCTTTGACATTCAAGGATGGGATTTTGGAGATACATTCTACGCTACTGAACTAATCTCTTTAATTCACCAGCGCTTAACCTCTCAAATTTCCTCTGTTGTTCTAGTTCCAATGTATTCAGTGAACTCATTTGGTTCATTGTTTACGATCGAGTCAGGATTTGATGAAATTCTTCAATCAGCAGCAACTATTAATGACATCGAAATAGTTGATGCACTTACTCCATCCGTTCTAAGACAAATCAAGTAAAAATGACTTTCTAAGCATTTTGATTGCTGGATAAATAAGATATTATATTATTCATGATTTATCCAGCAATCAGCTCATGGCAAAGAAACAATACTTAGATTTCAATAGACTTCTTCCTTTAACTCTTAAAAATGAGACATTAACAAGTCTCGTTTCAAACCTGTTCAATCGATTTGTAGCAGAAGAAAGAAGCGTGCTTATTGATGGACGAATTGGACAGCAAATTGATGGTGAACCGCAAATTTTTGCTTCAAACTTAGAGCGAGAAGTAAACGCACTTGTTCCAGCTCTTTATGTAAAGACAGGAACAGAAGAGTCTGCTTACACATTTAATGATTTTGTTAATCGATTAAAAGTTCTGAACGCTGACATTGAGAACATGCGCTCATGGATGAGTGAGCAGTACTTCAACTTTCACGTTCCTATTAACTATGACAAATTCATTAACTATGGGAACTATTATTGGGCAGGTAAGATACTAGTCGCACCAAATACTTTCCCCGGTAATCCGCATAATGATCCAGATTACTACACTATTGCTAGACCAAACCCAAAGTCTAAGATTAAGTTTCCTGTTTCATACCTTGCTACAACCCCAGTTAAGTTAACAGGTACTGATCGTGAAGATGAAGTTATAACTGTTAAATTTACATCAAGTGCTGACTTTGTTGTGACATCGTCAAATCCAGTAGATAGTGGCAAGATCATTGTTAACAGCACTGATCCAAGTGGCCTTACTACAGGTACTTTATCATCTATTACTTCTGGTGCTAAGACACATGTTAAGCTTTTCGTGCGTGGTAAGAGCATTGTTGGCTATGGAATTGGTAAACCATATGATACTAATTTCCCTGAACCAAATGATCAAGTTCTAGAATTGACAATTCAAAATGGAGCCATTCCATTCTCTGCCAACGATGAATTTATTATTAGCGTTTCTCATCGCACAAGCAATATTTTTGTTTCTTTTAATTCTATTTCTCCTTCTGGTAAGGGTGCATTGCTTGGTGTAAAATCAACTCTTCCGTTAATGTATCTTAATGGAAATCAAGTTATTCGCGGACGTGGTGTACTTGTAATAAACCAACCAGATCCACATGAAAACGGAATCTATATTATTGATAATGTTAAATGGAAACGTGCCTCAAATGCTACACTAGAAAGTCATTTAAAAATAGGCTCACGTGTATATGTCTCTTTTACAGGGCAAACTTTTGAAGTAACAGCAAAAACCCCACTATTAGATGATGATACCCCAATTTCCTCAGCTATCACATTTACGCTTGATCCTACTAATCCACCTATCAACGTAAATGATTGGCAAATTAGAAATAGATGGTACCACAAAGATGATTTTGATGCACTTTTTGGATCATATGGTTTTTCAATTGATCAGGCTGAACAGGCAAAAAGACCAATTATAGAATATGATGAGGATCTTCAGCTTAACTCTTCTATTACTTTAGATGGTGAACCAACTCAAGATGGTCCCATTAAAATAACGCAGCATATTTCTTCTAAAAACCAGCTACCACAATTTGATCTTTTTAGATATGATGGCACTCATGCTGGTAAAACCTCATCTATTTTCTTCTATGCTGAAGATGCGAGCTCTGATGTTGACCCGATTATTCAAAGACGCCTTAAAACAACATCTGACTATGACTTTGTTTTTGGCCATGGATTGAAGGACGAGCAAGGTCGTCTGTTATTTTACAAGAAGGTGCCAGATGGTGATGCTGCAAATGCTAAGCTTGAAACAATATGGGTGCCTGGTGTAACTGGTGCTGTTGCAAAATCAGTAACACTTCCTAACGTAGCTGGTGCTAACATAACATTTGATATGCTTAAACAGACAGCTGATGTTCAGACATGGACACTTACATATACAGGTGGAAAATTTACAGTTGTTGGTGAACGTTCTGGAAATGTTGGTAATGCTCTGCCTGGAACAGCGTTTGAATGCGATGATTTTATTATCACAATAACTCCAGCTGCATATTCAGATGGTGATGTTATTTCATTCAATGTGATGAATAAGCTGTCTCCGCGTTACATTAAGAAAATTAATGATCAAATCATTAACTATCCTGGTGGTGTTAGCGCTGATGCTCTTGATAATCATATTGATGGTGTTTGGATGACACCACTTCGAATGTTCCAAAACATGGAACGTGAAACACGTGATGAATTATTTTATGGTGATATAGTTGAACATGCTAGAAGCATAGTACGTAACCAGGATGGTTTCAAAGGAGGGTCTCTTGGAAACAATAACGTTCGCTTGCTAGAGTTTAATCCAGCTTATGGTGGCACCATAAGAGATTTTAACCTAAACTTTCCATTGCTAGCAAGCATGCTTATTCAGCAAGACATGAGTCCTATCACGCTCATTGACTTTGCTGAACAACAATACAACGTTGCTCTTGCAAGTATTGATCAATTTGTTTCAGAAAATATACCATCTTATATTACGCGTGGTAACACGCTTACAATTTCTCATATTGATCCATTTTCTGTCGAAATTCAATCATTACTCGATGAATATTGTAAATCACGAGAAAATAACCAAAACCTCCGTGATGTTTTTGGTGACACAACAGCAAAAATACCTAATTGGCCAGCTACGCTTCCAATGTTCGGTTTAATTCCAGCTGTTCATCCGAATGTTTCATTTGATCCAGAGCTTGGCATAAGCATCATTGTTCACCATGATGGTCATATTTCTCCAATTATTCAACGCAGTTTTGATGTTGATCGTGAGCTTGTAAAAACACAGGTTTTACGTTCAGATGGAACTACTTCTGGTGGCTATTTTGTAGAGGCTATGCCAAGCACCCCATATGCGGGGCAACTGTGGCTAAAGCCATCTACAATGGAGTTAAGAGTTTTCTCTGTAAACTATGACACGCCTACAACACCACCAAACGGATCAACTGGACAGTTCTGGTTTAACCGTTCAACACGCCAGATGCATGAATGGGATAATGTTAGTAACACGTGGATTGTAAGTTCTGTCACGGTTGCTAATAGATGGTTGCCATTCAGCATTGAAACTATTCGTAATAGTCTTGTTATTGCGGTAGAGCAAAAACTATTTGAGAGTGTTCACCCATCACAAAGTGTAAGCTCATATCTGAGCAATGCAAATGTTTCGCGTTACTCAGAAATAGAACTAGCGCGGTTCGCTCTTAAGTATGGTTATGATACATACGCTCCCGATTTTAAGCAGAACGATGCCTTTACATGGAATTATTCCCACGCAATTATTCCTGGCTTCACAACAGTGCCTGCAAGATGGTATGATATTTACAAGCAGCATTTTAACAGACCTGGACAAACCGTTTCTACATGTCGTCCTAACCTTGAGCCATGGAAGCTACTAAACTTTGCTATTAAACCACCCACATGGGATGCTCTTTATGCAAGCACAGTAAGTGGAACAAATAATATTGCAACTCCTGTTCGTGTTGTTGCATGGCAAAATGTGCCTACATTGGCAGGTTTTCCAGTTATTGATGGAATACAAGTTGCTAACGGTGATCGTATTCTACTGATAGCACAGACACTACCTGAAATGAATGGAATTTACATAGCTGCTGCAAGTAGCTGGACACGTTCATCTGACATTTTAGCTGAAGGTTTAACAGTTGGTTGCCTTGAAGGTGACACTAGGGCAAATACAGTGTGGGTAATTACCACATCAGGCACTATTATTCCTAACGTTACACCTGTAACAATTGAACAGGTGCGCATGTGGAAACAACAGATGTGGGCAGATATCAAGGCTGCTAATCCATCTCTCAAGCTATGCGTTAACATTTACAATGATGCAGTTCTTCCACCATATGTTTCACCACTGGAAAGTGCTTCTTCAGAAGCTCTTTTAACTTATATACCATCAGGAATTTCTGATGTATATAGGTTTGGTGATAATGGACCTGTTGAAATAGTATGGAAGAAATCTTTAGAATACCTATACGGTCTCGCCCGCACTGCGTTTAGACTCCAACCACTTGAGTTTTTAAGTAAGTCATGGGGAGATACATTCGTTACAGCATATCCTGGTGGCGCGCGGCTCGAAAGAAACCTATCTGCTCTTCAGCCACACACTTCATTCTTAATGCATGGTGAACGATTAAACATTATCAACACTTACACCTCTGATGAAGTTCAACAAAGAATTAAAGGAACCATTAATGCTGTTAACCCTAATGATAAAACACGTGAGATAATTTTTGAAGTTAGCCATGTTGAAGATAATTTAACTATTTTTAGCTTGTTTATAAATGGACAACTAAAAGCGTATGTTGAAGAGGGTTTACCATTTAGCATTGTAACTGATGGTGTTAGTTTTAACAATGTAACCATTGATGATCTGGGAATTCCTTTTGAACTTGGTGAAAAACTTATTATCAATCTCTATGACGACGTGGTCGATGTAGATAGCCCAAATTATGTTGACCCAAGTCTAATCATTAATGATTTTTGTGAAGGATGCGTTGCAGATGGTGCAGCTGTTGTTCATCCTACACAACCGATGAAACCTGTTCCAACTAAATTTACACATGTTGCAGCTACTGTTAAAAAGTTCAAAGGACTTGGTCAGTGGTTCACAAACCTGCTGCGCTTTAGCTTTATTGACACAGAATTCTCTTCTGCCACACAAGCATACAGAAATTGGCAGCTTAAGCTTGCGCATCGCATTGGTGCTCTAATACGTCAAGATACTTTAAGCATTAATACAACTCTTGGATTACTACCAACAACATCGTATAATCTTCTATTGAAAAAGAACTCTAATAATGACAGTCTATGGATTACTGGCCTTCGTGTGCAGTTAGTATCCATGGGCTCACGAGTTATAAATCAATATGGGTATCAAGCACCAAAAACTGATGCAAGTGATTGGGTATTTAGAATTGAAAGTTATAGCAATCAAAACCCGACTATTGAAAAATACGTGTTAAACACAAGCGGTGAATACTTAACATTTAACGCACTAAGTAAGATAACAACACCCCTTGAATGGAAACGCTATACCGAAAAGTTGTCAATTGAAACAGTAACAACTCCACAGATCATTACTGGGCTGCAAAACGTTATTAATTTCATCTTTGGTTATGTTGATAGATTGCATGATCTTGGATGGAGAATTTATTCAGAGGGGATGCCAGTTACTGATGAAGAAACAGGACGCAATCTGGATTGGCAGCTTGAAATTGAGAAATTTATTGACCGTGTATACAAGGGCATGAATGCTGGGGATGCCCATATTCTTAACCCATTCATGGAAAATTTGACTCTAATCACACCATATGGTTTAATGGCGCGTTACAGTGACAGAGTATTCATTGATGCATACTCAGCACAAGGCGCTTATGATGTGACTGGTGCGCTAATTCCAGTTGATAAACTACACGTAATCAGAACAGATGAGTATGCAGTAACTTACACTAACACGCCGATCTTTTCTGCACACGTGTTTATTGATGAATATGAGCACGCTATTCTATTCAATAAGAAGTTCAGTGATGAGAATGGGGCAGCTACGCTGTTTGATCCATTTACCAGCGCGCGAATTAAAACTGCGTACTTAAACTATATTCGACAAGAAGAGCCAAATGGCAAACCGACATTTGAAGGCTTTTTCTTAAGTGGTAATAATGTTCGTAGAAACCTAATGTCATCTGTTGATGCTTCTGCATCTTATTATGATGCAGCCAAAACTTTCTATGAACCTACAACTGCAGAACACGCGCTTGCGCTTCTTGGCTATAGTAAGAAGTCCTATTTTGACAAAATCGATGTTAACAATTCTACACAGTTTAATTTTTGGCGTGGCCTAATCCAAGCCAAAGGAACTAACATGACGATTGATGCATTCGTCAATTACAAGAAGTTTAATGATGCCTCGGTGGATGAGTACTGGGCATATAAGATAGCTGAGTATGGAGATGCTCGAGAAAAGTCATCTCCTGAGCTTAAGATTGAACCAACAGATACAACTCAGAAGTATCTTAGACTTCAGTTCTATACAAATGGTGATGGTGTTGACTTAATGCCACTGTTTACCCACATAGAAAGTGGTGATGATACGCGCTGGTTTAGCATTAATGACTTGGGCAAAGGCTTGTATTTTGAAGCAGAACGAATTTCTGAGACTGTTGTTGTAGATGCGTCAAACACATTTCCAGCTTATATTCGCTTATCCAACATTTATCACAATGGTGATGGTGTTGAGCCTTCTGTCACTGGTCCGTTTAACTGTAAAGTTATAAACGCTAGCCTTATTAAAGTTGATGGTCCAGGAACATACAAAGTAACAGGCTTTACGTGGATTAATCCTACTAAGCTTTCACCAATAAAGCTAATTAACTATAAAGACTCAATTCTAATTGATGATATTTCATTATGGCATCCAGCTATCGGTATACACGCACAAGCACCGCTGGAAGTAGTTGATATTATTTCACATGCTGACCCTGCTAGATATAACTACTCAATGCAAACAACTAACAATGAAAATTATCATACTTTAAAACCATGGGCTCAACGCGAGGTTGGACGAGTTTGGTGGAATACTGCAAATCTTGGCTATATCCCGTACTATGATGCAAAAATTTTCCCAAACAGAGATGCACGATTACAGCGCTGGGGTCTGCTAGCTGATTGGGCTTCTATTGATCTATATGAATGGGTTGAAAGTCCTGTTCACCCAGCTAAATATGATGATCTTGCTGCTAAACAAGAAGGTAGTGCTGAAATTGACCCAAGATTAAAGGCATCAGGGCGTGCCGCTCTGAAAAAATACTATAAACGTGATCGCATTATCAAAAGAAAGCCTATTGCGTGGTCAAAAGCTGGTGTTGGAAATTCTAATGCGCACCCATCATTTGGGTCTACATTAATAAAAGTATTTGTTTCTGGTAATCTGTTAGTTGCTGATAAAGGTCGTTGTAAAGATCAAACACTAGTAGCTGACCGTCATTTTGGAGGTTGGAAAAATAATAAGCCAGTAGGTGAGGTCAAAATTGTTGATAATATACAATATGTTATTGGCTCAAGTGTTCTTCTTGATCAACCTATGATTGTTCCAAGTGGAACTAAACTTGCGTCAATTGAACTAGAGCCACTTAAAATCCCAGCATTTGGTTCAAAAATTGGAGCGATTAAGCTTTCTAAGAAAACTATTTCTGCTGGAGTATTTGCGCTAAGAATGTCTGATGCTCTAGGAAATTATGAAGATACACAAGTTAATGATTGGGTTTCTACTGATGCTGTAAATGATAACTTGCTTATCGTGAAATTTGAAACTTTTGGATTATCAGTTAGAATCAAAAGAGCGATATTCGGCAACACCCCACTGACTAGTGAGGAAATTATTGATTCAATAGTTAATGGTGAGCAGGACATTTATATTCGTGAAGGTATTTCATTTGAAGAGATAATTCCTCTACCAGATGATATTTTCATAAATGATAAAAATGATATTGATTATTCAGAATCTGAATATGAGTGGAAAACCTGGGAAACTCCAACTCAGAAAGAACTGGATTCTGATTTAGTGCCTCCGTTTAACATGTGGAAGCCTTATGTTGGTGACGAGCAAATAGTTTCTGCCACTTCTTCAATAATTAGTGAAATGTACAACCCCATTAATACACTAGTTTTAAGAACTGGCGAAAGTATAGCTCGTTATACTGTAAGTTGGACAGAGTGGAAGTTACTTAATGATCTGCGTCTTAATAAAATATCTAATGGTGTAGATCCTATCTTGTTTGTTCTTCCAGAAGAAATTGACAATAACCGTGTATCTGTCTACGTAAATGGAATTCAGGTTAATCCAAGCGGATATGTCATTTCGGGATATCTACTTCAGATTGTAAATACTCCACAGGAAGGTTCAAGCGTTTTAGTTCTATACCGAGCTTATGTTCCATCAAGTAAAGAACTAGAATTTGATCCTGATGTAGCTGAAGACTATACCATTCAAACACAGTACAAGTTGGATTACCAGTACACAGTAATTCAACAGCGTGATGCTGATGGTAATATTACAGCGGCTAAGTATTATTTCTGGGTACAAGATAAGACAATTCCTCAAGTAAACAAGACAATGTCGCTAGCTCAAGCACAAGATATTCTAACAGTTGGTCCAAGCACGTATACTATCTTTGTACGCGCTTTGCCTTCTAACGATAAAAAATATCCTGCTAAGTTTGATTCCTGTGCTATTGCTGGATTGAGCGCGTTTGTTACTAAGGACTCTGCGTTCAAACTGCGCTTTGTAAGAGACTTTACATTAAGGGATGACCCAGAAGAAATTAATTTAAAGAACACGCACAGTGAGTGGAAACTTATCAGAAAGAGCCAACGAAATAAAATTCCAGCTCAATTATGGGAGTTAATTACTGCTGCTGTTTCTGGAATTGATGCAGGTGGAAATCCAGTTCCATCTCAAGCACGAATTGACTATGATAATCGAAATGGTACACGTACTCGGTTTGGTTTTGGTAAAGGTCAAATTTTTGCTGATACGGAGCTAGTAAAGAAATCTATTATTAATACTATCTTGAATACACAATGTACATTGCGTGTTGGAAATAAAGTTATTACTGACTATATAACTGCACTGGACTTCTCTAAGTCTAGTGAATGGTTTGCAACACCTGAAAAAGCACGTGAAACAATGAGCATAATTTACAAAACTGCTAGAGCAAGTCAAGTTAATGAAATCTTCTTTGCAGTTCTAGATGATGCGCTTGCTAACAATTTTGAGTTTAGCGACATTTTCAAGACATCATATATTACTGTAAGTTCATCTACAACAATTGTCCAAGCAACACAAGTGGAGCAACAAGATGAACTCTACTAAAAGCCATTATCTTGTCGTAGCAAATGGGCATACTGATGCTCTGAATAATTACGTTTTAGACGTAAAACCATACCACACTAAGCTTTCAGAAATTGAAGAACGATATGAAATCAATGATGATGTAAACGTAAAAATTACAGAAAATCATCAACTTTTAGCATTTCTAGGAGCTGATCTTCTTGAATCATCATCACCATATCCAGGAGTAAGAACACGTCGTTCAAATTCCTGGTGGAAAGAACTGATATCTGATGGTAATAGAACACAATGGCAAGTACCATTTACATCTGTACATAAGTTTTTAAGCCATGTTAGTCAAGAAACATTCATTGCTGGTGAAAATGATGATTTACAGATTCCTGGAATTGAAAATCATGGCGGTAGAGCATTTAACCCACGAAGATGGGATGGTCCAAGCGTAACAAATGTTCGTAAGAATGGTGAACACCAACAAGAATCATTTGACTATTTCCTAAGTCATGGTGTTTACACGTTTGAAACACGTCCCAATCAGCGTTGGATTGAACAAAACGTTTCCAGTATACCAGCTTTTGCTGAAAGTACCGGCATTTTATTATATCAAGACGTAATTAAAGCTGCCGCATGCATTCGTAACATAGAGCGTGGTGCTTATGATGAATGGACTCTCACGTGCATAGATGATGTTAATGGTATTGTCGAGGTTAGAGGCAAATATAATGGCTTAATTGGAACATCACAATTTAGAACTACATTTAATCACCCACTGTTAAAATTCGACTTTGAACCAGCACCAGGTCAAACTGATCATCTACTTATTATTGGTGACACGTTTGTTTTAACGCCATATCATAAGATCACAGTTGCCGAAGACGCACCACAAGAAGTTTGGTCGATTATTAAAACAAACCCTATCGTTGTACAGTCTAAACCATCATTTATGCCTGGAGCAGGTTCACCATCACGGCTGTATCAACCTGCATTAGAAATTCACACCCGTTCTCTTGATAGGGTAAGTATTCCATCATCATGGTCCATTACGTTTAATGGAGATGGAACATACAATCTTTCTAAGATAGACAGCGTTAATCCTTATACTATTGAAAATATTGATCTTAAGGATGGTTGCTCATTCAAGAACGATGATATTCACTTCACTATTATTCCTACAATTGAAGGATTTTTCCAAGGTGACACATTTAACTTCACTGTTGGAGATCGTGTAGAAAACTTTCTAGTATATGGAAGCGTTTCAGGCTGGCAACCTAATGCAAAGATTGGGGAATGGTATTGGAACGGAAAGATTGGTTTTAAGATCCCCAAACTGAAATACTTCGCGAGCATCTATCGTGCTACTGTTTCGGTGTCACCAGATGGAAATGATAGGACATGGCGCCAAGTAGTTTCTAACGCGCAAATCTTAACATCTATTTCATTTAATGGTGCATTTTACGTAGCTGGTAAAGATTCTATAGTTGGTTCATCACCTGATGGGAACACGTGGTATCAAGAAGTTGTTCCACCACCTCCAGGTGAACTAATTGTTATCGTTGGCGAAAATGGGCTAATTGCTACATCATCCGACGGTGAACACTGGGTTCGTCAAGCAACTGGGGTTAATTCTACTCTGCACGCGTCTACAGTTATTCCTAATTTTCTAGTGTCAAAAACTAACAGCGGACCAATTGTTATTACGCAAACAGCGAATGACAAACTTGATAATGCTTCTATTGTGTTGAACAGTGGTAATGAACTAGACCCGTCAGGTATATCAATCTGGAAAGTTGTTGGTGGAGTTCCACAGGAAGAAACTGTTCCTTTCTGGTATGATACCAACACTGATGTAATTTATCTCTATGACCCAAATTTTCCGCCAACAGCTACTATTCCATTTACTGTTGGTGAGACTGTAATAGTGTCATATAGTTTAAGTTTAAAAAACTGTATTATAGCTGTTGGAGATGATGGAACAATCCTTACATCTACAACTGGGTTTGGGTGGGTAAAGAGATTAAGTGGTACACATGATAGCTTAAATGGTATTGCATGGTCTAATGATGCGATAATTGCTGTTGGTAATAAAGGTACGATTCTTCGTTCTAATGATAGAATTAATTGGACACCGGTTTCATTTGGTTTATCTGTGCTAGGAACACTCCAGCAACAAAGCGTAGATTTTAATGACATCATTTATGTCAAAGATCTTAACACCTTTATTATAGTTGGCAGCAATGGAGTTATTATTCGCTCAACCGATGGTGGATTAACATGGACACGTGTAGCTAATACTTGGGATAATCCAGTTGAGCGAGATACTGGAATTTTGACTTCAGTTTCATATGGTAATGGAAAATTCGTTGCCGTTGGACCAGATGGTTTTATTGCTTCATCAGAAGATGGTGGCATTTCCTGGACGCGTTATAAAGGGAATTCATATAACTCTATCGCGTATGGAAATGGTTTATTTGTAGCTGTTGGTGGTTCTGAAACAACATCATTGTTGTTCACAAAGATAAAAGATGTACATTCTATTGCTGAACCATCAGTGTATACGATTACGTTCCAACCTCCAGTTAAACCAAATACTGTTGTTAAGTATGCAACAGTTGTAAACAACATTTATGGATATAGAAAAGTTCTAACATTGAATGAAGTATGGGAAGATGAGTTCTGTTCATTCAAAATTGACTATATTCCTGGAGAGTTCGAGTATCAAGCTGGTGACACAATTAGAGTATATCTTGCACCAGAGTATACCTATGCTGCCGAAGGATGGTATGATGAGCTTAACTATGAAATTCCTCGATATGATACTGGTATAGAAGACATTACTGTTCCGTGGTTGTACAATGAGGAATATTTCCCACTGTATCACAGCTATGGTTCTGTCATTTTTAAAAATGGTGTAAATGATGGAGATCGCATCATAATTGACAAAGCGTTGTTAGATGTGATGCGCTTTAGAATTAATGATGCTGGTAAGATTTACCCAGAACTTGCTTCAGTAAATGACTGGATTCCACTTGAGTTTCGTTATTTCGATAGGCCAACTTCCCCAGCATCTCTATATGATGGGAAGACTGCTCATTTTCCTGACCTTACTACTCAAATTGAAGCATATCTTTGTTCTGATCCAACAGTCAAGGTATTTACAATCGAGCAACCTCGATATCAGTGCACTAACAGGAATGGTTCTGCAACCATTATATTTGATAAAAACTTTTTTAAGAACTACGTTCCGTTTAATACTAAATTTGCGTTCAGATTTCAACCTGATGCTTCTTATGGGCAAAATATTAGAGTAAAGGTAACAGAGAATCTGCGCGCATACGCTCGCGTACGGTTGAATTTATTTGACAACATACCTGTGTTGTTCTCATTTGAGAATATCTCAGGAATTAATGTTGTTGGTAATCTTGCTCTTGATGACACGTTGAATATCACACTAATCGAAGGTGGCGCGCTTCCTATCGTTTTTGGCTATGATGAAATGCCATATGATATATTCGATTACGATCAACGATATTCAGCAATCATTCAGCATGCCATCGAAATAGCGCCTGGGGTATACGAGTATGATGAAAATGCGCAAATAATCCTGCCACACCCAATTAATGGATCATTAGGAACATTTGTTTCTGAAGAATCTACTGAAACAACAGGTACGCAATTTTTAGAAGATTTTACACTTGTAGAAAAGCTAGCTGCACCGGTGTTCACATTTTCATGGGTTCCAGGTGATAACCCTATTTTAGTAACGCACAATCTAAATACCTTGAATGTCTCTGTTACTGTTAGAGACGGAACTAACAACATAGTTAACCCAAGTGCATATACAGTCAACTACTTGGATCCAAATCATGTTCTTATTACACCATTTTCAAGCCTTACAGGAACAATTACTGTCACAGAAAATCAAGTTAATCGTGTTAGTAAGATGTATGATTTTACAAAAGTTCCTTTGGAAGGCTTATTGATTACACAGAATGCTGATGAATATCTTATCACTCATAATGGCCCACCTGTAACACCTACTCTGATTGTTGAGTCAGTTAATAACCCAGGTGTTTATGCTTCACCTATTCCAAACATGATGCCATTTCAACAGTTTCCATCTGCTATAAGCTTACAATCATTTTCATTTACACTTCCATCAGGATTCACCGCGCCTTTTAGGCTTAGAATTACTTGATATAATAAATACCTAACAATTAAGTGCAATGAGCTAAAAATTGGAGATCCAATGACTACTGAAGCAGCTATCAAAGTAAAAGGTCACGTTCGTATTGTTGACAAGCACACTGGTGAGGTGTTGTTAGATAAGAACAATGCTGTCCATAATAAAAACATGGCAATTGCAATTGCCCGTGGGCTTTCTAATGAGCCACCAGATACTACATATAACATTGGAAAACATCAGATTTTTAAGATTAAGCTTGGTAATGGTGGTTCAACTATTAACTCATCAAATGAGATTACTTATCTTGCACCTAACGTAACTGGAGCTACAGCTGATCTTTGGTCTCCAACATATGAAGAGCAGGTTGATGAATCAATTGCATCAACACCAAGCGAGAACTCGGTCACATATCAAGAAAGTCCAGCACCAAGTGAAACAACAGTAGTAATTGTTACTGCAACTATTGCTGCTGGCGAACCATCAGGTCAAGACCTCACTGACTCTCCTGGTGACCCTGATCCAAATGCTCAATATGCATTTGATGAACTTGGGCTTTTCACGTTTGATAATTTGTTGTTGACACATATTATCTTTTCACCGATCTTAAAGACAGCAAACCGCGAGTTAGTTATTACTTACACACTAACAATTTCAGTATCATAATGTAAAGTATGAAGAACATTAGCTTTCGACAGGGTATTTTAGCTCCTACATTTTTAGCAGGGCCTCCGTTCCTGCAGAAAACTACATCAGCAGGAGATACTGTTGATCTTGTCATAAGTAACTCGTTTACCCGCCCTGTGAAAGTTACATTTGCGCATTATGATGCAAATTATCTTTTTGAAGAAAACACAACAGTTGTTTCTGCTTGGGGTGGTGGTGGGCCAAATAATGGTCCTCTAATGACGACTACTGAAGCAAAGTGGTTGTACTGGGACATTAACCTAAATACAGGAGCTAGAACATTTGGTTGGACAAATATTTCTCCAATCATAGGAGACGCTCCTACTGGATCTATCACTAATGGTGCGCACTGGTTCGATATGAGTGTCAAAACTATGAAGGTTTATGATGCAACATCTCCAGTCCCACATTGGCGCGATGTAATTCGGGTGTTTGCTGCAAAATATGAGGGTGGTAATTTCTATCCCCCATACCCACTAAATGTTTATAGCAATTCTAAGTGGGTTAATGGCTCTCAAGTAGGATTAGATGTTGGCACATATCCTGGCCTAACAATTGATGATTGCGTCTCAGGGCCAATTATGTTCTCGGCGGCAAATGGTCAACCGCTACGGCAAGGAAGAAATTCTAAATTCGTAACGACTGAAACTGTTCTGGTTGTATCTAACTATTCTGGGTTAAACGTAAAATTTGACTCGGCGATCTCTATAGCACAGGCTGAAGAATCTATTCCAGCATTTTACTTAGTCTCAATGACTGGTAACAGAAAGATTGTACTCGCATCGTGTAACAATGAGTTTAATTTTGTAAGTGGTATTGTTGTTGATAATCTCTATGCTGATGATGTTGGACACGTAATTACAAGCGGTGTAGTTCGAAATGAACAATGGAACTGGGATGATTCGCAAATTAACAAACCACTTTTCTGTGGGCCATCTGGAGAAGTAACGCTTAACCCACCAATTACAGGGGTATCTCAGCAAATAGGATTCGTATACGATCGTCAGTCCATTTACATGCATCTTTTTCCGCCTGTCAGACTTCATTCTTAAAATAATTTTTTCTTACGATTATGATGACAATTCAGCCCGTTAAACTAATTATTTTAGAAAATGATGGTATATTTGGGCACATGTTAGATGGGTCCATTATTAATGCTGGCGGTACTTCTCATGATACATGGACAGTAAATGGTCGTGGGCTATTATTTGATGATGGTGCATCAACAGCACCAAGTGGTAGCAGTAGGCTATCACTACAAAGAATTTATGACTTAACTAATGCTGTCAACGGTGAAGCCGTCATTAAGTTGACTCTTGGTAAAGATTTTGTTCTAAAGGATGATACTGATGATAATCTATTCTTTAAGGTAGATGCTGAGACAGGTAAGGTTACAATTACTGGTGATCTAGAGGTTCTTGGAAGTTCAACAATTATTGAGTCAGTTGTTCAAGACAGTGATCACTGGGTTATCTCCCCTAAAAATGGTGCACAAACAGCATTGAAGATAGAGCCAGATTTAGGCGTCACTCCTATAGTTGATTTAATTACAGTCAGAAGAACATTTGGTACTACTCCAGTTTTTCGTGTCGATAAAAATGGCAATTTAATTGCCACACAAAACTTTACACTTGGTGGATTGCTAAATGGTGTAGATGTTGCTGCACTTAAAAATGATTTTGATGCTCATATCGCAGGATCAGCACCACTTCGGCACAAAGCTACTGATATAGATATTCTTTCAATAACTTCACTTCCAGGTGCTTCCAATGTTCAAGAAGCGCTGGAAGCGCTAAATACTAAAGTTGATGCAGAATCATCTGGTTTAGCTAAAGGTTATGAACATGTTCAACTTACTCCACAAATGTCGTGGATGATTAATCACCCGCTATCATCTACACGAGCACAAGTCACGGTGTATGATGCATCATGGGAGCAGATAATCCCAGAAAGCGTTAAAATCATAGATTCATCAACTATACTTATAACATTTGTAGCAGCAACAGTAGGAAGAGCAATGATTTTAGCGTTTTAAAGTTTGTTTTATCATAAATAGTTTCGATCTCAACCCGTATTTTTAATAAGAGGATAGAAACAACATGGCAAAACGGACAATAGAAACGCAAGACATCGTGCTTGCTGCAGCTTTGAAAGTTTTAGGTTATCGTCTTGAAACCATCGAAAAAGTTGGCAACAAAGGAATATTTTTCTTTTCAAATGTTGATGATGATGTTATCAATGATTATGATCTAGGAAATATTAGAGTAGAACCTGTAGCTTTTAATTCTGCTATAAAGGCACTAACTACTGCTAGCCGCAGAACAATGTAAAGATGATAAAATGACTTAACAGGATGATTGAAATCAAACTTGCAAGGAGATTTTTATGAAAATTAACGGTAATTTAGTATTTAATTCAGACGCAACTGGTGAAATCCAGAACGCGTACATCGAGCGCCTAGCAACTGCACCAGTTTTCAACAGTGCAGAAGCTGGACGCATTTACTACAATACAACTAACGCGCTTTATTACTTCAATGACGGAACTTCATGGGTTCCATTTGCTACAGGTGGTAATGCTTCAGCTATTCAAGCAGAAGTTGATAATATTGAAGCTACACTTGGTGCTGGTATTCAGGGCAATGGCACGATAGGAACATTTAGTTCAGATGTTACAGCTATCGTTGGTTCAACTCCAACGAACTGGACAGATATAATTAATGCTTTGGCTCGAAAAGCACAAGGTACTGATACTCTTGCAGAACTTGGTGATGTTTCAATTAATGCAGCAACTGCTGGTCAGATTTTATACTATAATGGAACAAATTGGGTAAATGCTTCACCAGGAAAATCAACTGGTGTTCAACCATATGATGTTGGTCTTGCTAACCTGGCTAATATTACTGGTCCAGGTTATGTTTCTGTAAGTGCAGATGGAAATACATTTGTTGCTAGCTCTTTCCAAATGCCTTCAGAAGGTATTACAATGACCAACACTTCTGGTGGTGGTAATTCAGTTATATCTCTTGCAAATGACCTTGCAGCAGTTGAAGGCTTAACAGGAACTGGTTTAGCAGCTCGTACTGCAGCAGATACATGGGCTGTTCGTTCAATTACTGGTGGTACTACTGGTACTATCGTTGTTGATCATGGTAACGGTGTCGCCGGTGATCCAACGCTTGACCTTCAAACACTAACTATTCCAACAAACGTTGGTAACTTCCTGAAATTCACATATGATACATATGGTCGAGTAACCGGTGTAAATAACGTCGTCCAAGCAGACATCACGGGTCTAGTTGATAACGTTTATGTAAACGTTTCTGGTGATACCATGACTGGTACCTTGAACATGAATGGAAACAAGATCACTGCTCTTGGTACGCCAACGGATGCAGCTGATGCTGCTACAAAGGCATATGTTGATGCTACTGCACAAGGTCTTTCCATCAAGCCAGCTGTTATTGCAGCAACTACTGCTCCATTGACTGCGACTTACAATAATGGAGCTTCTGGTGTTGGAGCAACTTTAAACCTTGGCCCATCTGCTTCGCTGGTTATTGATGGAGTTGCTATTACTACGCTGAATGAGGGTGTCCTTGTTAAGGATCAAACTAACAAATTTGAAAATGGACGTTACTATGTTTCACAAGTTGGTAACGGCAGTACAGATTGGATTCTTACACGCTGCGCTTATTGCGATGAAGCATCTGAAATTCCTTCAATGTTCGTTTTCGTTCAAGATGGTACCTTAAACAAGGCAACTGGTTGGGCAGCATTAGTTAATAATCCAGCTTCATTTACTGTTGGAACAGATGATATTACATTCACACAGTTCTCCGGTGCAGGTACATATAGCGCCGGCGCAGGTCTTGATTTAAATGGTACTGTGTTCAGTGTTTTGGCTGGTGCAGGTCTTACCTTCCTGCCAGGAACTGAAATTGGCATTGATATTCACAATTACACCGGTTCTGCCATCGGTTTCTACAATGCTGGAATTAATGGTCGTGTATTAACTGAAGGTGGTGCAGCTTCTGGTGATAAGATAGCTCTGTTCTTAGATGGTAATACCCTTTCACAATCAGGTAATGGTCTCAAAGTTGCGGCTGGTGGTATTACTGAAATTGAAATTAACAGCTCTGCTATCGCAACAAATGCTGGTATTACTGGTGGTTCTGGTTCAAAGCTTGCACTAAATGTTGACCCGGTGCATCTCGAAGTTACAAGCAATGTTTTAACTATTCGCGATTCTGGGGTAACAACTGCAAAGATCGCTGATGGTAACGTAACTAACAGCAAATTACAATACAGTTACATCGGTTTAACTGGTGACAGTGGTACTGACAATGTTAACCTTGGTGAAAATATCACCATTGGTGGTTCTAATGGTATTGCTGTTGCTGTAACAAATAATAACATTGACATTGCTCTAGCTGCAGGCCTAAGCAACCTTAGCGATGTTCAAATTGGAACATTGAGTGCTGGACCAGGTGGTAACAGTGGTCAAGTTCTAACATATCAAGGCGCAGTTAGCGGATTTTTACCACAGCCGTTGTACTATCTGTATACTGCATCTTCTGCAGCTACTTCGCACGCTGTTAATCACAACCTTGGTCAACAGTTCTGTAACGTTACTGTAGTTGATGCTTCAAATGAAGTGGTTATTCCACAATCAATTACATTTGATAATGCTAACCAATTAACAGTAACCTTTACAACGCCATTGTCATGTAAGGTTGTTGTCATGGGCATGAGCATTAATCCAGCAACACCATTGAACATTAGTTCACAACCATCATGACACCTGTTGTCTGATGTTCACTAAATAGGCGACCATTTGGTCGCCTATTTTTATATGCAGAAGTTTAAAAATGTCAATAGACAACATAAATAACTAATATTACTGGCATAGTGTTATTAGTATATCTTACAAAGGAAATTTCAAATGAAATTCTATGGTGAAGCGCACTTACAACAAAATTATATTAAAGATGCAGTTATTCTTCTTGATACAGCCTTCCCCCAATCACCAAAAGTTGGACAGATAGTCTTTAAGGATCGTATTCTCTACATTTGCGTAGAAATTACAGGAGGACTTCCTGTATGGGTTCCACTTACAAATGAAATTACAGCTTACACACATGTTCAAGGAACAGCCGCTCCAGTATGGAATATAACCCATCCCTTGAATACATCACATGTAAGCGTTACAGTGTATAACACTTCTAATCAGGTTGTTATACCAAATGAAATTACTGTTAATGGTCCTAGCTCCATAACTATTGATTTTGGAACACCAGCACAGGGTAAAGCGGTAGTGCTATCTGGTCACTTTGATGGGCAAACTAAACCTACATACGCTTATGAGTACTATCAGACCACACCATCTGATACCTGGGTTATTTCTCATTCCTTAGGCCGTTATCCAATAATTCGTGTGTTTATTGGTAACCAAGAAGTTCAACCAGCTTCTATTACATTTGATACTCTTGATCAAGTTACTATCACGTTTACATCTCCACAAGTTGGTCAAGCTAAGCTGATATAAGGAAAATAACATGTCACTGTTTATACCTTCTACTTTTCGTTATGAACAGATCACTCCATCTTCAGTATGGACGATTGTTCATAACTTAGGAAATAATGGGAGCCAGGGGGTTCCTATTGTAGATGTCTTTGTAAACAAAGATGGAAATCTTGCAAAGATTATGCCAAGTAAAATTCTTATACAAGATAACAACACTGTTGTTATTGAATTTGACGTTGGCGCGTTTACTGGTGTTGCGCATATCATAGTTTAGGGAGATTAAATATGTCGTTTCTAACACTATCACAGGGCGGTGGAATAAAGCTTTGGCAATATAAGCAGGATACTCCGGCATCTACGTGGTCAATTTATCATGCATTTGGCAAAAAACCATTGATTGATATTTTTGTGCATGATAATGGTATTTTGACAAAAGCATTTCCATTGTCTGTGATACACATTGATGATAACAATGTTGAAATTAATTGGACATCACCACGCGCTGGCCTTGTTAGTTTTGCAACAAGTATGTTGTAATTTTAATTACATTTGAAAGAATGCTTGCTTAATACAATTAATATCTTTGAAGCTACTATCATTAATTAGCATTTAAAAAGGTATGTGATAATATTTGACACATATTTTAAAACTATTAGTTGACACAATAGGAGACATACATGAATTTTTTCTCACTTGGCACTAGTGCCGTTTCATCTTTTATTGAAAACAAAATAAAGTTTATTAGTGTTGTTATTGTTGGTACTATCATCATAACAGCTGCTATTGGATTTTGGCTTTATGTTCGTGAGCTTAAATCTACTATTCATGACTTAACTGAAACTAACAATTCTCTTGTAGCAGCAAATAAAATTCTTGAGAGCAATAATGCTGTTTTGCAAAAGAATAACAAGGATCTAGAAACAGCGAATTCTACTAATGTAGCAACTATTCGTAAGCTTAATGAGGAAAGACAAAAGGCGATTGATGCTGTTAAAGCGCTCGCTAATACCAACTTAAATAACAAGCAAACTCTTGATCGTCTGAACGCTAAAATAGAAGAATTATTAAAAGATCCAAAATCTGATGGGCCAGTAGCACCTGTTCTGCGAGAAGTCATAAGAGAAATTCAAAAAGAAAGGGACAAGCTATGATAAAGCTACTTACAATACCATTGGTGGCTGTTGCTTTAACGGCATGCGGAACAACATCTAAACTACCATCGGTTGAAACACACACTGTTGAAAAAATAGAATATGTTGTACGTGTTCCTCCTGCAGAGTTAACTGAACTTCCACCGATGCCACCTAAAATAGATGTTGAAAATGCAACTCAAGCTACTGTTGCACAATGGATAATCGACAATGAAAGATATATGTTAAAGCTACGTGAACAATTAATTCTCATTGGAAGATTTCTACGAGATGAACAAATAAAGCTCGATAAGGATGCAGCTGAAAAAAATTCAAACGCAGAAACCGTTCTAAATGAATTAAAACCTACAAAGGCAGAATAATAAATGTCATGTGGATGCCGTAAACCACAGCGTACCCCATTGTGGACTCCTATTCCACCATTTAGAGTCAGCACATCAGCTTATGGAGCACAGCCGTCACATTATCCTTTACCCGGTGAAAACATAGACTGCTTTGCTAAACGAGCACCAGAAAATGGAAAAGATGATGCACGAGAAAAAATTTCAAACCTTATTGAAAACACAGCTATAGTTGTAGATAAAAATGGAAATGTTGACACTACGTTTAAGTTAACGCCGAATTCTGATAAAGTAGTAGCTTCTTGGAGAATTTGGACAGATGATCAACCTGGAACTGGACCGACAGGGCTAAACTTTAATACCACTACTGGGCAATTAAGCGGGCAGGTACCTGAGTCAGCGAGAAACAAAAACTATAAAGTTGAAGTTAAGGCTTTTGATAGCAATGGTGACTTGATTGATTCACGACAGTACAACATGTATCCTAAATTACCAGCAAAGGGTGAAGATATTCAATTTGTATGGCCTTTAGTACCAAAGGGAGTAGTAACTTCAGGTTTTGGACCGCGAAAGTCACCGACCCCTGGCGCCAGCAGCATTCATAAAGGTGTAGATATTGCTATTCCTGGTGGTAGCCTTGGTGATATTGTAGCTGCTGCAGATGGAGTAGTTTTGCGCGCAGGTCCAGCAAGCGGTTATGGTAACGCGGTTTTCATTGAACACCGTGATGCAAATGGTAATGTTGTTGCTACAACTGTCTATGGCCACATGAGTGAAATTTATGTTACAGCTGGGCAAACAGTTTCATCTGGTCAAAAGATAGCAAAAGAAGGTAGTGTCGGGGTTGGAACTGGTCCGCATCTTCACTTTGAACTACATAAAGGTAAGCTAGGTAATCCGGTTGATCCATTGCCATATATAAATGGCGTTCATGAAATTGAAGGAGAAGATCCTATTGTAGTAAAAGATTCAGTAATGGTTGCTGGTGAGCAAAACACGGGACCATGCGGAGGTGAGCTGCCAAGTCAATTTGGTGCACCACGTATTAATGAGGATGCAGAACCTAGCTCTAAAAGATTGGGTGGGCAAGCATCTAATCAATCAAGTACTGAACCACGATCTATTCCAATGAGTTCTAATGCCTCTAAAGCCGAAGTGCAGAGACAAATTCAACGAGCATTAGATGAAGATCCTTCACTTACTCCTGAAGATAAAAAATATTTGATGTTTGTTGCCGGTATCGAGAGTAATTACAAAGCAGACGCTAAGAATCCTTATTCATCAGCGCGTGGTGTATATCAGATGCTTGATAAAACTGCAAACACTTACTACGCTAAGATTGGTTATCCAAACCCCACAGAAGAACAGCGTAATGACCCATATCTTGCAACCAAGGCGCAGATAGAATTTTACAAGAGTGAACAAAAACCTTATTATGATGAGTTTAGAACGCGTGGAACAATAGCAGGCAAACAACTTGATCCTGCTGTTGCTGCACGATATCAAAACTTAACACAAGGCGAGTTTACATATGGCTTAATTCATCATGATGGTGTTGGAAATGCAATACAAGGTAGAGATATGCAGGGAGTTGACTATTATAGAAGAAGTATAAGAGCAATTGGTTAAATGAAGAAATGCTCTTTTGAATAGATTTACATTCTAGTGTGCAATGGACACACTTCAAACACACACTTTTTAAAATTAACGCTAGATTTAAGCGAACAGCATTTAATTACTTCAATCAAATCATATGGTTCACTGTGCATGAAACGCTTGTGCCATTGAGGATGAGGAACCTGGATAAAGCGAGGATGTTTAGAAAAACCAACCATTTTAGCCCATTTGCTAGCATGATTTCCAAGAGCAATTACTGTTTTTGCTTTTATGTGTTTTGATATGTCTGCACTCATTGGATTTCCTAAGCGATCATACGCATTTATCCAAAGTAATTTTTCCTCAGGGATTTCTTCAACGTGAAGATATGCATTCAACCACCCAGAACAATGCTTCGTAGAATAGAATGGGGTGTGATGATAGTTGGGGTCTGTTGGTGCCGCCGGCCCTGGTCTATCTCCAATTAGAAGAAAATCTGTAATAACTGTTTTTTCACTAAGAAGATCAAGGTACCGCTGTTTGCGTACTTCAAGTCGATCAGCGATAGCAGCTTGATCATCAGGTTTAAGATTTTTGAATGAAATGTTCATCTGTTGTTTTTGCTAATACACCGTTGCGCTTTCAATCTATGATTAAAAATTATATACAATAATTAATTTTAAGTAAACTAGAAAATAGATTGAAGCTCAAGAATAATTTATGCTCACATGAACTCTTCTAACCAATCATTCCATTTACCGGGGAAGTTTTGTGGTTGATAAAACCAACGACCACCGTTCTTTGAATTAATGCACACATTAAGTTTGATTTGATATAAATCACCAAGGAGAATAGGTGAAATCACTGTAATAAAATGTGGTCCAGCAGGGAATAGGACAAGGGTCCCCCGCTGAGGAACTAAACTAAAGTTATATGCTGGGAATTCTATTTTGCCACCAAAAACTTCATGGCGTGGATCAAGAGGAACATTATCATTATAATCCTTTAACCATACAAAACCAACTAGGTCGACATCTTTATACATCACCCATTTCTTTCGAATGTACTTAGAGTTTTCACAACCAGGTGGTTCAGCCGGTGCCTTTGAATTTTCTGGATAGTACTGTAAAAGTGGTTTTTCTAAACCACGATATACACAATCATATCGCTCTTCTATTGTTGGGATAAGATTTCTAAATCGTTCTGCTATTTCAGCATCAAATTTAGAAATATGGTGCTCCAGCTTTTTCGGGTCACCATTCTCGTCTACATCAGGAGTAGCAACAGTATTTTCATTAATTATTCTCTCACAGGTTAAGGGAGAGAGGAAATCTTGTACAATTAAAAAAGGGCTTCTCATTTTATCTTTTATCTTATAATATAAGTTAACGAAGGGTAATTCCTTCTTTATTTGTATTTATTTGCGCCTGTAGAACACGATCCATCACATTAATATCTCTGTTAAGAGTACTAACTTCCTTAGTTAGTTCTTTATGATAACTTCTGAATTCAGGAACTGTTGTTCTTATGAACTCATCTATTTTTTCTATTTGTGATAAAACTTTATTCATTAGCTCTTGGCTGCGTGTAATGTTATCTTTAATAACAGCAAATTGTGCATCATCATGCATGTCATGCATTTTTATTTGCTGCTGAATGGAATCTATCTGTTTGTTAATCTGATCAAATGAATTTTCAAGCTCAACCTTTATGATTGAAATTGCTTTAACGTGCTCACTTAAATCACTGCTATGGTTTTGCGCTTCGCGTCGCATTTCATCGAGAACATTAATAATTCGTTTTTCTACTGCAATAAGCTCATTTTTTGATGCAGTTTCATCCAGCTTTTTTGTTAATTGCTCTATTCGTTCATCATTTAATGTACCAGCAAAAAGATCAAGTAGCCCACCAGAACTCCTAGTATTTTTAAAAATGAATTTCATGGTAAAAAATGTTCCGCTTGCTATTAAGAACAACACCACTATAAAGTCAAATGGTGATAGTGTTGATGCAAGTTGTCTAAGGAGTCCTAGTAGAAATTCTGTCATTTTTCCTCATGCGCAATTAGAAGTTCTTCTTTAACAAGAGTAATATTTAATTGTTTACACATTTCTTGTAGCTTTTCAAATGCCTCATCAAACGTGTGCTCATCTGATCCATAAAACTTTAATAAAAATTCAGTGTGCTTTGAACATTTAGCAAAAAACTTAATTCTCTCAAAACATGGTATCAACTTCAGTTCTGGTTTAGTAATATTTAAACAAAAGTCAGCTATTGATACAAATGGTTGTTTCTTGTTAGTGACACAATTGTTATTAAACTCATGCATAGCAACTAGAATGTGCTGAAGATACATGCTTGTTATGTCAACTATTTCAGCATAGATTTCTATAATTTTCTTGTCACATAATGATTCAAAGAAGTGTTTAATGATACGTGATGTGTAGTTGTGAATAATTCTAACGTATGCATCAATACCGTTCTTAAAAATATCACCATGACTTTCAATTACGGTTTGTGTGATTCGCTGCTCATCAATAAATGATGCTATAAGAGCTCGTATAAGTGTAGGTGTATCATATTTGTTTGAAGTCGCAGTCAAACATATGCGTTCTACCCGATAAATCCATTGGGAAAATCTGTCATACGTAATTAGAACGACTTCTCGCGCACTAGTATCAAAGTCAAGTTCTTTTCGATTTAGTTGGCCAAGTGAATGAGCTTGAATACTTTTGAACTTACTGATAGCTGCAGCTGATGTTATTCTAAATAAGATATTATTTGGTTGATATAGAACCATTTATCACCTCTATATCTGTTGATGGTATCTCATGTTCAAGATCATTTCCTATTACAACGCGTTCTTCCCCATCATCACATTTCACACTTAAAAGACAACGAAAAATAGCTCCATCAGCGATAGAAAGCGAAACACATACTGATGATGGTGTAATAATTGCATCTTTATTACAGCACGGATCACTTGAAACTGCACGAGGAACCTTGTGCATCATGCCAGCATAAGTAAACATAACATAATCACCAACTACTTCACACTGCTTAACACAAAGATAACTTATTTTGCTAAGTGGATCATGCACACACGGAACTTGTGTGTTTGAAGACAAATCCCATAGCTTGCACATTGATTGAAATGGTGCAACTGATGAAGTAGGTGATGGTTGAAGTTCCGTCTCTGAAGATATTTCAGCTGATAGATCTTGCGATACTTCAGCCGGTTCAATAACAGGTTCTGGTAATGGTTCATCAGTGGTCACATTATCTTGTCCATTATCATCAAATGATTGTTCTGAGGCATCACGCTGTTTAGCATTAATAAAATGCACGGTGAAATCACCAACTGATTCTACTTGCGATTCACAATTATTATTAGCCAGATACTGGATAATAGTATCAACTAATTTGTTTTCTAATTCTGTATTATCACATTGCACTATGAATGTTTTCATATGAAGTTTCCTTTATGTGGTATACCCGCAAGCTCACGAAGGCGTTTTGATTCTGTTGATGGTTTAAGAAGAACGGCTGTTTTTTTATCTATTTGTTCTTCTTTAATAAAAATTGGAAAACCAATTTTTTGTTCAAAATCATTTATGAACTTTTCTATCTCTGATGGACTCGGTGTTTTATCTTTAGCAAATTGCCAAATATAATCATGAAGTTCTTCAGCAAACACACGTTTATTTGTTCTACTCATATGAAGCCTTTATAGTTGAAGATTAGCATAGAATTCATTTACTCTCTCAATAAGAGGTTCAATGTATTCTAAAAGATTTACATTAAACTCTTGTGGAAAACCATTATCAGATGACATAAGTATTACACCATCATAAATTTCAGTTCCGAACATCTCATTGTGCATTATGGCATATGCTGTAAGCTGAAGACGATAATCTTCAATATCTTCATCCCGCTTAATACGTCCAGACGTTTTAAAGTCGATAATACATGGTTTACCTTTGTATACTGCAATACAATCACATCGACCTGCAACGTGAATAATGTCAGAATAAAGGGCAACTTCTTGCCCCCATACCTCTTCAACCTTTTTTAGCTTCAATTTAAGTCCATTAAAAGAGCTAATGGAATTAGTATCAAATTTTTCTCCAGGTTTAATAAGCTCTTCACCTTTAAGGAACCGCTCTGCAAGTAAATGCACTGCGGTTCCCTTATCGGTAGCCTCTTTAGATTTTTTATCAGCCAAAGGACCCAGAGAAAGCTGCCATTTCTTCAATGCATCAGCCTTTTCCTTAGGCATAGTCTTGCCTAAAATAGTAGTGATTGAAGGATAAAAGTTTCCCTCAGGAGTTTCGTAAAGGCGTAAACCCTGAACTGATGTCGCCTGAAGATCTGGGTAAGCAAATTTCATTTTATTTTACACTAAGATCAAATCTCAATTTATTTGCTTCTTCAACATTAAAGCTTAATTTACATTTCTTGTTCAATAATAGCAATATCATTTGAAGCTATTAAAGCAAGTATTACATTTCACTTAACAAATATTTCAAAATAGTATCATCTTTGAATATTATCATTCATAGTCTGTGGAGATGAAAATGAAGATGGAGATTGTGTATGATCAGCGATTTTGTTTTTAATCATGTTAGTGATCATAGTCAAACGCTTCAATAATGTTGGGTTAGCTGCAAGTTTAAAAAAGGCTTTACGCGCGTTAACTCGTTGTGCCTGCATAGCTATTGACGAATTACGAGTAGTATCAAAACCAAGTGTGGTAAGTAGATCAGTTAGCACAGCAATCGCTTCTTCTACATTGTTATGTTCTAAAACAGTTTCTTCTTTGACGTATTCCGAAGGTTCAGAATCATTTTCAACTTTATCATTTATCCCAAGTTGTTCAGCAACAGACATAAGATACAAGCGTGCACGACTATCGTCCATAATCAGTTCGGCTGTTGAACGAATACCCTTTTTAAGGGCACGTGCTGCAGTAATTTCAATTGATTCTGGTAAACCAAGCGCTTTAAGAATATAGTAAATGACGCGCTGATACTTATTAGAAAGCATACTTTCAAAATGACTATCTTCAAGAACAGCTTCTTCATTCATTGAAGATGAATTTGACGAAATAGCAGACATAAGCTTATGAACCCAGGTTCTAAATGCGCTGTTCTTGCGATACTTTTCTGCAACAGGTTCAATATTTTCGCGAAGATCAGTTTTATGAATCTTCATCGCGTTCGCTGGTGCGCCGAGTGTAAGCATTAAAGTGATTATTGCTTTTTGGCTCGCCGTTGGAAATGATTTTATAAGATCATCAACTTGCTTCTTATTCTTTGCACGAGAAGCAATAACAATAGGGTCTTCTTGTTGTTCAAGATCATTCTTTTCCCTATAATTTTTGTTTCTATCTTTCTTTTGATTTTCTTCAGAAAGAATTTTTTCCTTAAATCGTTGACCGTATGTTAACATAACTGACTCCTTTTTTATGTCTTTTGCTTTTTTACTTTTTGGTTTTTCTTTACCAATTATATTGGACTTAGTTTCCTTTTTAGAAGAAATTTCTTCCTCATCTTCATCCTTATCAGATTTTGTTCCAAGAAAAACGTCTTCATCTTCATTCTCTTCATCTTCATTCTCTTCATCTTCATTCTCTTCATCTTCATTCTCTTCATCTTCATCTTCATCTTCATTCTCTTCGTCTTCATCTTCATTCTCTTCATCTTCATTCTCTTCATCTTCATCTTCATCTTCATTCTCTTCATCTTCATCTTCATCTTCATTCTCTTCATCTTCATTCTCTTCATCCTTATCAGATTCTGTTCCAAGATAAATGTCATCATTTTCAGAGGCGTCTTCAGTATTATCTTCAGGACTCAATTCTTTATTTGAATCAAAATTATCATCATCTTTTATATCACTATTATCCTGTGAATAATTATCTAAAGATTTATCAGTAGAGTCTTCTGTTCCATGTTGCATGCTTTCTGGCCATTCAACATCAACGATATCAAACTTATCAGCTAACATATTAATGACTTTTTCTACATCATCTTCTTGACCAAGTAATTTAGCTAGAGCTGCTTCAAAGTTATCTGCCTCTTGCGCATTTACCCATACCTTTACAATACTACCATCATCTGTTTCCATGCCAAAGACTATACTGTCAACTTCATTATTTAGTTCATGTGCTTTGTCTAAATAACGGTCAACGTCCATCGCTGAAACGTTATCACTTATATTAAGGTTATTTCTTAACCGTGAAAATTCAACATCAGATTTAGCTAATGCAGAATCATCAACATCAGTTGCAAATTTCATGTCTTTTACATGTGACCAGTCTTCACTGATAGTCTTAATCAGTGAAAAATCCCCACCTTCACTGGTCGGCTTAAACTCTGAACGTGATTGCGGTGTGGGGAACTTTTTAGGTCGAGTGAAATTTCTCTTTCTGCGTTGAACAATCTTCGAGCCTTTAAGAAGCTTGAATGGCACAGATGCAATAGCACCTGTTTGAACAGATGATATATACCCGGCAGGATTAGAAAGTTGAGCTTCTGTTCCATTGTTTGCAGCTCCTGAATCTACACTACCACTATCACCTTCTTCTTGTAAAGATTTTATTAAGTTGAATGATTCTTTCACTTCGGTTTTATCTCCATTAAAGAGTGATTCGATTGTTCTACCATACAAAGCCAGTATAAGTTCTATTGGAGTACTACTTTTTTGCACTAATTTGTTAAGTCTATTGATATCAGCTTTAGTTTCCGCAAATGCGGTAAGCGTGCGGTTCATAACTTCAGGACTTATACCGATTTCTTTTCCAGTTTTTAGTTTAAGTTTAAGCTTTCCAGCTTCTTGTTTGAAATCATTCAATATTTCATCAATATCTTGAAGTGTGCTCTTGAGAATAGCTGATATCTTTGTTTTAATTGATGAAAGATTTGTAATCTTTAGACTTTTAGCTAAAGCATCAGCTGTTGATATTGGATCATTCTGCTTAAATTTACTGATAAAGCGTTTAGCAGACGAAGATGCTGCCAGCTCTTTAACACCTAGAAGATTAGCAATACGAATTTTTGCTTGTCCGAACACTCCGCCTCGTGCTTCAATAGGTGCATCTTGATCTGTTGTTCTTACAAGACCAGAAATAATATTGCGAACTTCATTATTGAAGGAGTTGATGGCTGTAAACACGTCTTTATCAACAATCTTTATCTGTGAACCAGAAACAGGATCACGAACAACAACACCTTCTACACCAATTTCCTCAGATGAGTCAAGATCTTTTGCTTGTAAGAATGGTTTAATTTTACGAACAAGGTTGTTGAGCAATAGCTCTTTTATTGGACCTTTGAAATTGGTCATAATGTAGGCATTGACTCTTTCACGTTCTTTTTTAGCTTCTTCTCTTTGATCTTTAGGTACTGATGATAATTTGAGCTCAGCAACTTGCGCATTCGTCATTTCTGGAAGAACGTTGTTCTTCTGCTTTAGATACATCTTAAGTTCACTAAGAAGCTTCATTGCTTCCTTAGTATTAACCTGTTTGGTATTGATAGGAGTTGTTTTAGTGAACTCCCACTTCATTTTTACATCTTCTTGTTGAAGTTGTTCACCATCTGGTGAAGATATTACTGTTGATTTTACAGTAACTACCTTATTTTGTAAAGCATTTGCAAGTTTCTGAATCCGCTCATCTGGTGTGTCATTAACTGCCCTTAGAATAACAATGAAATTCTTGTCATTAACTCCATAAGGTACTGTGTTTGGTTGACGACCAAACAGAACTTCAATTTCAGCAGTATCACCCTGTTGAAAATACTTTCGAATGATTGGTTCGACTGCCTCAAGGGCTAAATGGGCTGCTCTAAATCCATTATATGCCGCCACCATGGCATAATCACTAACACTATAGAATCGAGAATTCTTTGGTGTTTTACCTTCTCTAGATGTAAATAGCCCGTTCTCATCTAGACCAAACCAAAGGTTTGCTCCATCTAACTTTTCAGTAATTATCTTATCTTTTAGTGTTTCAACCGTGCGAATAAACTCATCGAGTGGTAAATCCTCAAGATGAGTTATGCCTTCAAATAAGACGACATTTTTTAGAAGATGTGCCATGAAATAATAATGATATAGTAGAAGGTTAAGAGTCAACAATGTATTTATAGATAATGTATTTTCATGCACAACAGGGGCCTTAAGGCCCCTGATTTTAATAAAAAGTTATGCTTTTATGATGCTATTTCAGCATCATTTGCTGCACCATTCTTTTCTGAGAGTTCAGCACTAACTAGTTGTGCAAGTTCAGCATCAAGAGCTCTGATAGCGGCTTCAGTTTTTGTAAGTGCTAAACGCTCTTTTTGTGCTTCATTCTGCCATTCAGTGCGAATTGCAACCAAATTTTTAACCTTGTCACTAAAGTCAGCGACAGCGTAGTCTTTACCATCAATTGTTAGATTAGTTGGTGTTTCAATTTTCATATGTTTTCTCCTTGTTACGTGTTCATCAAACTAAAAATGCCTTCATCTTTCTTTGTAGCATCTTCTCGTTCAAAAAGTGTACTACTAGAATTCAAAATTGCCGGTTTTGATTTGCGGTTAAGTTGTAATTGATTCTCTTTTTTCTGAAGAGAGATAATGTTCAGGGAAATTGGATCCCATCCTAAAAGTTTTCGTACCCCAGTTCCAGCTGAATTTCGGGTCTTTAACCCTTCAAAGTAGATTTCACCAGAGGCTCTCATCAAATCATCTTGCTTAATACCGATGGTATAATCAGATGTATTTATCTTTGAAATTCCACCTTGAATGTGTGCCTGACTTAGTTTTTCTGCATCAATTGCTCCACGCCCAAGCTGTGAAGCACTTATCATGATACAATCAAAATCATATCCTAAGCTTCTAACTTCTTCAGTAACGTATTTGTCCTTGATGAATAAGTTATCCATTGAAATGCTCATGGTAGTTCCCATGATGTCAATGTAATCAATAATGATGAAATCGGGGCGAAACCCTGTTGCTTGTTCTAGTTGAAGCAAGTACGAACGAATCGTATTGATATTAGTTCTGTTTTCAGGCATCCGCTTGATGATGAACTTACCCATCTTACCGCTAGCTTTCTCAATGATAGAAGCTACCTTTTGCATTTCCTTGAGAAGATTATCCTGCCCAATCATTGAAATCATTGAGTCAAGACGTTTAGAAACTACTGACTCTGACATTTCAAGAGAGATATAAACACCATTCAATCCCTGCGCAAGAAGGTTTTTTCCTAAGTTCAGCATTGTCATTGACTTACCACCACCAGAGTTAGCAGCAAACATGATAAGTTCCTGTCTACTAAGACCCCCACCTGTAAGATCATCTAGTTCAGCCCAACCAGTTGATATTCTAGCTTGTGTAACAAGGGTGTTCTTTAAACGCTCTTCTGGATTAGAGAAATAATCCATTCCTAGGTCTTTAACTAGCCCTACTGAAATGGCATCTTTAAGAACATTCAGGATTTTGCCAAAGTCACCTTTTTGAATAAGTTCTGGACCAGCAAGAATTGCTTCTGTCATGGCCCTATTACGGCAGAATGTCTCAATCTCCTCAGAGACGAACTTCATTTCAGCTTTGTTAATCTCTCCAACATCATCCAGGATAATACCTGTTTCAGCTCGTATTACTTGAGCACGAGGTACATCCTTATATTTCTCAAAGTATTCTTTCAAGAAGCGAACTGACTTCTTGAGAGATGGATCAAAGTATGATGGTTTGATAATACTAGAACACAGCGCCATAAGATCGCGATTACTAGCGAGAGCGCTAACTAGCAGTTTTTGTTTTTCAAGTTCCATTATAGATCATACCATGCAACAAGTTTTTCAATTTCAGCGCGAGTTACATTTTCATTCTCAAGCGCCCGCTCATAGATTGTTTCAAGTGTACCAACAACAAAATCAGAGCACCGTGAAGAGAAAACACATTTGTAAAGCACCTCAAGAACTTGTACTGCCTTTGGCATTGGTCGGTTCCACTTCTCAATCAAAGAACGTACTGATGGATCAAGTTGATCTTCAGGTGCTACCAATAAAAGTTCAATAAGATTTGTATAGTCGTATTTGTTGTTCATTTGCAGTTTATGTTGATTGCTAATTGTGCTTCACTTGTTGTTTTGGGAATGCTCTTAAAGAGCTGCTGAATTGTCCAAATTTTTCCAAAGCGCTGAGCAGCATTGTTGATGTCACTTGCACCATCTGGTGCAAATGCAATCTCCCATCCTCTTGAAAGAACGTCTTCAGCTAATTGCTTACCATTCTTATCTTTATCTATCACAAAAACTAATCGTCGATTAGTCTTAGAAAACAGTTCAATTTTTGCATCATTTAGCTTACTTCCAAGAATCGCGACACCATTTACGATCATCGCATCAAATACCCCTTCAGTAACAAATAATGGTCCAGGAGAATATGTGTAAAGCTGATCAAAGTTGAAAATAACAGCATTACGAGAAACTGGCGAATTATCATACCGTTTCTTTTCAGACTCGTCTATTGAGCGTGCCTGCCAATAAATCAAATGCCCATTTCGATAGAAAGGAATTATAACACGATTAATAAATCGAGTTTCCATTGAAAAATAAAATGGATATTTAATCAAATCAATTTTTCGATTGATTAAGTAAGATACTAACTTTTCTTGATAATCAGTAAATTCATCTGACCCTATACGATAAGATTTTGGTGGAAGTTTAACAGTAGGAGTATTAGTGTTTATTTTTGAAATAGAGCTTAGAGTAATAACTTCTGCCTTTTGTATTGGCTTGAAAAATGTTGAGTTAACTACATCACTAATCTCAGTATCGTCAAATCCATACGCATTTAGGATGCGTCGCATGTTCTTTGAAATATGCCCACTACCTTCCTCATAACGAGAAGTAGTGCCACAGTTCCAACAATTATAAACAACATAGTTATTTTCAAATTTAAAGCCAGCACGATCCTTATAATCATTGCAAACCTGACACTTTCCAACATCCCAACCAGTACGGGAACGTCTAAGATGTAGACGTTCCTTAATCAAACTCTCAAGTGTTACTGACTTTAACATGAAACACGCTCTAACGATGATAGATGATAAACTATTCTTTACTCACTTACTGACAACATTAAGCTTTTGAATATACTTCATAACCCCATTCGAATAGTGATGTGTATCTGAATCAAATCGTTTAGCACCAGCAGGTCCTTGATTATATGCCAGAGCTAATTGTTTTATTGTATCATATCCATGATCACGCAAAATCAATAGATACTTACTCGCTACTGTAAGATTAAATCTATCATCTTCAATCAGCTTCGCGATAATTTCTTCATCCATCTCCGTATTGAAATTAAATTTATCTTTCAGCTGCGGATAACGCTTAAGAACATCCTTTGCAACTGAAAGTTTAATTTGCCCAACGCCATAGTATCGTTCATTGGTTTTAAGGCCAAATTCTTGCCCAGCTACCTTGTAATGACGAAGTTCACCAGCATGAGTTTCTTGAAGAATAATTCCCTGCAAAATTTGCGGGTATCGATGCCCATCTTCCTTAGCTATTTGATATGCCATGGAAAGAAGTTTTGCTTGCCGGTCAGATAAATTTTCTGGAAGTTTTAATGTAATGTTATCACCTGCAAAAGTTCCGTCTCTTTCTTCTTTGGGTATGCTAATAACTGTTGTCGGGTTAGTACTAATAATATGTGTTGTTGCAAATACAGCTGCTGAAGTTACAACGACAGCGACCAAAGAGAGCATATAGTTGCTCAGTTTCATGAGTGATCTCCTTCCTTGTTTAAGGGTTGGTAGGTCTACTTTCTGAATAGAGAGCAGAGCTTTTATAAAAACAGAATGAACTGTATTTATGTTATTATAAACTATGAATATCTAAAAAGAAACTGGGACCTGAACAGGTCCCAGTTTCTACAAGAAAAACAGCTTATGAACTAAAATTCTTAGTAGCGGGATCTAAGGTTGCTTCAGCTGGGTTTACGAAATCAGAACCAATCATCTTATCAGTACCATATGCAGGTACTGTTTCTAGACTACCAGAAGAAGCACGAGCTCCCTTTGGACGCTTAACTTTTACATTGTTGCTGTGGAAAAAATCTAGGGCATTCATTCCATTAGATAGCTTACTTTGTGACATCAGTTCCCACAACTCATACTTATCCGCATGTTGAGATGTAACAATTTTCTTAATACGGCTCTTATCAATTGCATGAAGTGAGTCGATTTCAATATAGTAAATGGAACCGTCGCTAAAGCGCTTTACAAGCGCAATTTCCTTAAGCAAACCTGAATCATCAACGTCGCAAAGAAAAATATGTGGAAGGCTGGTAGGCTGTAGTTCAATAGTATCTTTTACTGCCATGGTGGATCTCCTTTTTAATCTGTAGGGATAACGTGCTTACGTTTTAAAAACCCCGAAAATAAAACACTTACGTCTAAATGACGCTAAGTATTTATAGAAGATAGCAGTAAACCTATCACATTACGTTTTATATCACATCATAAGGAATCACAAAAATCTACTTAGTACTCCAGCAATGTAGCAGAATTTTTCTTACGTCCACCTTCACGATTCGGCGACCGTTGTCCCGTAACGCTAAACATATTCACGAAATTAGTTGAATTTTCTGAAATTTGCTTTAGTCCAAACTGACCACAGAATCGTTGAAAATGAAAGAATGAGAACTTACCATGATGCTCAAGCTCATAATCTAAAGTTTCGTTAATGATAGCCTTGATATAATCAGGCTGCGCTTCAAGATTCATAAGCAACATGTTCTCTTCAAACAAATCACCAACGCGAAAAGTCTTTTCTTCACCGGTATCAGGATCTTTAAACTGCCACGTTTCATTCATGATCTTCACACGTTCGTACTCATCTGTGTATGCTTTCAACAATCGCTTTTTCAGAACACGCGGGTATGCTGGGAAAACGTTATCACCTTTATCACCGCGAAAGGCTTTTTCAAACATAAAAAAATCAGCATCATCAATGCCACAAACATCTTCAACCTTTCGGGGTTTACCTTTGTCAGGGTCAATCAAGATGAAATTTTTATGACGCAGGAGTTGCACAAAGTCCTTATCGCCAGAAATACCAATTACTTCATCACCTACCGCATCAAAACGCTGAACATATCCCGCAAACAAGTCATCACCTTCCAACTCTTGGTGTGAAAGGCATACTATAGATGTGTGCTTACGTACCAACTCTTCGAACGATGCAATCAGCTCAAAGAATGGAATCATAGACGGGTCTTTGACGCGGTTTGACTTATATACCTTACCAGACAAGCATTGGGGTGATTGAGTATACTTTTTACGCCAGTTATTCCGACCCTCAAAAGTTAAAGCAAGCTGGTCTGGCTGGTATTTTTTATAGTACTTGTTTAGAGTATTAAGCGCCATGTGCATGGCCAACCCTGCTTTTTCTTCCGGTGTTCCAGATGTATTGTATTTTCCGTGCGCAGCTGCCACTCGAAATAGCAGGTTAGCCGTGTCAACGATCATTCGACGCATTAGGTTTTTCCTTATAAGTTATCACTTAGCTTTTATATCAGCGTGTCAGTCTCACCATACTTTAAAAACACTGCTGAATCAAAAGAATTTTCAATATAATTTAAATTATATCCTATTATGAACAACTAATAAACTTAACTAACAAACTTATTAGCTTCACTAGTTAGATTAGGCATTGCCTCAGGATTAATAGTGTCCTCACCAATTAAACCATCTGCGATTCGGCTAGACATATACATAAAAAACAGTTGAAGGGTCTCATGATCATTAGCGCCTTGAATTCCTAGTGTGTGAAGGTGTTTAACGAAGGCTTCATTCCAATGCATTGCTACGCCAAGACCATTTTCAGTAATTCCTTCAGTCTCAAAGCATGCCCAAGGTTTTTTTGAGCGGCTTTCAAGCAGCTCCTTCATGTTAATTAGAGTGCTCTTTTTCATACCGTTCTTTTTGCAATGCTTGCCGTGTTCTCAAGTACCCTTCTAGCGCCTGGCGCGAGTTCTTCAAAAATTTGTTTTTTCAAGAGAACCTCATAAAACTGCTCCGCGACTTCACGAATGAGCGTGTCCATATCATTTGCGTAATGGAGGATATCCTCTTTTGTGAGAGTGCGAATAACACCACCCCCACCAAATGGCTTAAGTGCTTTAATTTTTACCTCGAGCGTTGTTGGATCGGTTTCAAAAGAAAACTCCAATTTCCATTTTGCTAGTTGCTCATAACACTCTTTAAGCTTATCACCTTGTGCTTTAATCATTGTTAGAGCTTCAGTGATGGTCATATTTTCTGCTGCCATTATTCTTCCTCTCCGTCGTCACCCACTTGCGGGAGTAGCACGACATTATGTTGATTGATCTTTGCCGTCATAGTTCCACGTTCACCGACATGAACCACCGCGGTGTCAAGAGACATAAGCTCTTTAACAACTGGCGAGAACACCTCTGTTACATAGTAATTTACAACGGTATCTTCATCTTCAGTAATTCGCTCTGCAGGGGTAGAAAGAATTACTGTAAAATTGTCATTAGATGCATCACTAACTGTAAAACTTACCGTGCGATCATTTTTGATAGCAACAGTAATTCGCTTGCTGTTCATAACACGTACTGCATCAAGAATCATTTTCATCTCGTCTTTATTGATGAACAGCTTATACGCAGGGTTGAATGCGTCAGGAACATTCTTAGGAATGCTATCTGCCAGCATCATAGTGGATTGACAACGATATTGAACCTTATTACGCCCAGAAGAAATTTCAAGTGATGTAATCTCGCCGCGCTCTGATTCTTTTGCATCAATAACGACATCAGATTTATCTGCAAAAACATTGATGCGTGATTGAAGATCCTTTAAGCGACCAAGACCGATCTTCTGAGGAAATTTTGGAAGATTATCACTTGATACTAAAAAACATGTTTTTGCTGGGTTGATACCACGGGCCTTATCATCAATTATAATGATGCTCTCAATACCGCAAATACTTGCTGTATTGAGCAGAGACGTAAGTTTAGCAGTATTCTCTGTCGATAATTTCATTCTTTGTCTCCATTGTGAATGTGCCCATGTTGTAGCATGTGAATTGCACGCTCAGCTTGTTGTCGTGTCCTACCTGTTGTCATAAGTAGATGAATCATTTCCATTTCTAAAAGCTCATATTCATTGAATGTTTACCATGCATTTCCATCAAACACATTTACTGTGCGGGTCATTTTGCCAATGTAAGCATCCCCAACCACGGGATCATTTGGTTCTTCAGCGTGTAGAATCATTTTCATCTTCCTTCATCTAATAGTATATTATACTATGTAGTATTACAGTTTTATACATTTTTATGTTTTAATTGTTAAAATTCCAACAAACTATTAGTTAAGACAGATTGTGGTGTTGGAACTTCTTTATTAAACGCTGCGGCAAACATACCGCTAAGCTTGCTGTCAAACATGCGTTCCTCGGTTTTCTTAATGTCAACTTGAAAGTTTTCGGTAAACCAATCTGGAAAGCGCGTAAATTCTGCAGGAAAAGCAATCGACTTAAAATCTCTATCGTTCTTTTTTAGGTAATAAACTAGAACTTTGTCACCGCTTTTGATAGGTTTTGCACCTTTGTCAAATTCTTCAAGTAAAGCATTGTAGTTGCAAGCAGCACGAGCATGTCCTGGAATAGTTAGCTTGCCACCATTTTTTGATCTAAAAGTACCAGGTGCGCGATACTCAGCCATGTACTTTTCAAGATTATTTACTTGCTTTGCAACACCCAAAGAAAATACGTTTACCTTCTTTTTCAGAATTTCACGTCTCTGACCATTCACATACTCTGCTAGTTCATCATATGATTTACCATCCAGGATCATGTCAACTGTTGTCTTCAGAAAATCCTGAATGATCTTAGGAGTGTCGGCCTTCTTTATTTCAGATCCCATCGACTTTAGCTTGTCAACGGGTAAACCTTCAGCGTCAATAACCTTGATAATGTACTTTTTCTTAGCTTGAAATAACCCTCGTGATCCAACAATTTCACGACCTGCTTTAATAAGTGTGTCAAATTCTGGTTGACAATTAAATGCTTCTCGCATGAAAGCGGGGAATGAATCGTTCACCCCTTCAGCTGTTAAGTCAGCAATTTCAATAGCTGACGCTTTGTCAGTAGCCCCAATGCATTTGTAATAACAAGAATTATGAACGAGCACGCCATTTGCAAAAAACCATGGCGTGCTATCATCAGCCATGATTACGTCATACACGTATTCATTATCAAAAGCTTCTAATTCTTCAATTGCGCGTATTTTTACTAGCTCATAATTCGCAACATCACCGTTATTAGTCACATTCATGTCATCTACAGAGATGCACAGATCTGTGTTTGTGTTTATATCTTTAGGTTTAATCTCAGTCAAAACCCCATCACGAATGACCATCACAGAATGATCTTCTGTTACTATTACGCTTTTTTCATTTTCTAGCGTAATCTTGTATTTCTTCTTTGATACCTTGTGACGGTAAATTGCCAAAATAGGGCGCTGCACAATTCTTTTATTGACGTAACATGGTGTGGTTACTTTTACGCTGCTAAAAGCAAATTCCTTATTTTCGTAATTTTTCCTTTTAATATCAAATGTGTCGAACAAAGATTCAATGCTTTTCTTACCAAGTGACGTATCAATTACGCTATCTTTGTCAACGGAATCAGTATCACCGTAGATGATAGCAGGTGAATCACACGTGTAAATGTTAATGTACTTGCCTTCTTCCTCATCGAACTCAGTATGCTTTTTAAGAGGAGAACGTTCACCAGTTAACAAGAACGCAATCGTTTCCATCATATGTGTAGTAATCTGTCGACCTGTTGCAGTGACAGATGCACCCATGCGTTCATCTGAGAATCGCATAGAAGGATTCAAGAGCGCGCCGTACAGGCTGTTCATCGAAATTTTCTTGGTTAGCTGCAAAAGATCATAGTGTTCTTCAAGCTTCTTATATTCAGCTTTCTTGACTGGATCTTTTTCTTCCTTGGCAAGCGCTGTGTACTTTTTCTTTTCAGCCTGAAGACGCTTTCGTTCTGCATACCAGAAACCAAGGATGTCAGCAACAACACCCCGCCCATTAGATTGATCAAATACTGTGCCATACGCTGATACAGCCCAGTGACGATCAACAAGAATAGTTTTCCACTCTTTTGCTGTTAGAATTTCTTGCTTACCAGATTCGTACTGAAAACAAAGGCGGTCGTCTGTGTTGTTCTTAATTGCTAGCCACGCTTCTTCTTTTTGTGTAAACTGCCCAATAATTTTTTCAGGTGAAATGTTCAATGAACGAATTGTGTTTGGATATAGTGAGTTGATGTCAACAGAACCAACCCATTCATGTAGACCAATCTTAGGATTCAAAACGATAGCGCCTTCAACCTTATCGTGTTCTTTAATGTTCTTGTCATGCACAACTTTGTTTAGAACATAGTGAGCGTGATTGGTGATGCCTGTTTCAACATAAGAAACAGTTCCTAAAACCGCATCAAAACTCACAGTATTTTCATGCGCCATTTGATTCGCGAGAGCGATGAATTTAAACTTAGCGTCTAACTGTACGATTCCATCAACGTCACGGAAGTTGTAGGCCACGAACTTAGGAAAGTTGTTGTGGTATAAGTCTTCAAGAGAACCTTCGAACTCGATTTTACCAACACCAACTTCTTCTTGAAGAATGTTTCCAAGAGAATATGATACACGGCCTTCAAAAGTAAACTTTTGAAACAATCGCATGTAGTCAAGGTGAGAACGCCCAGAGAACTTGATAACTGGTTCCTCAGACCCAAACTTGTTCACCATCACCTTACGTGGTGGGCGACATCCCACGTGTTCTAGTTTTGCAACAAGTGATTCACCACCAAGCCGCATTAACCGCTCGTAGATGTATGGCATATCAAAGAATTCTGAGTTCCAGCCAGAGATGATGTCAGATTCTTGAATAAGCTGAAGCATAATGTTAACAAGCTCACGCTCATCATCACACAAGATGATCTCAGGAATAATACCCTCACGTAGTTGTTTTTGCTTAATAAGCTCATTGATTTCTGCGTACAGATCATCGATTGTTCCAGTAAATTCCTTAGGTGGTATTGCTAGAGTGAAGAATTTTTGTGTCCATGATTGATACACTGTTACAGCATTTATTACAGCATACGGATTTGATGGAGATGGAAATCCGATCTTACGTGTGTAGTCAGCTTCAATATCAATAAACACAAAATTGACAGGCGGTGATGGTCTGTTGTAATACATATCCATCAGCACGCGCTTAAGTGGCTGAATATCTGTTTCAAATAGGTAAGGGCAACGACCTTCCTCTTCAAAATTACGTGGATTGCGGAAAAACTTAAGTGCCTCGTCATATTCGTGTTTAGTTTTAAATTCTGCCCGCGTAACTTTATGCCCAAAGATTGACTCACGTTCACCTTCTGGATCTTCAACAAAAAAGTAAAATGGGGAATTGTGACGAACCTTTAAAACTTTACCATCTTGGTCTCGCTCTAGCACCATAATTTCCCCATCACGGTTTCTAGAGTAATCAACCCATGCAGCGACGTAGTTTGTAAATTTAGTTGTCATTCTTTTTTAGTTGTGTCTACGATACTGATTGTTATAGTATCTTGAGAAATACCTAATGTTCAAAGATATTTAGCTAGTTCAGGATTACACAAGTTGTGAATCATCACTGAAGAACATGTGTTCTACGTGCATTTTCTAAATCTTTACCATCTCATATGAGCACTGGTAAAATTTACTTCTTTGACATTATTCATTGGTTTCGGTTTGCATAAGAGCGTTAATTGCTGCTTCTAGTCGTTCTAGTTCAGCGCGTTTTTGCTCAAAGTTGTTGTTAAAAAACAAGCTCACAAGTTGAGTAAACATCTTTGGTTCAATGTTAAGCTCTTCAACCGCAGCATCACGAAGCGCTTTGATTGACTCTTGTTCATCAAGAATCTTTGTCTTACAGCGAATAACTTCATCAATGTAGTTCTGTAGTTTGGATCGCTGTGCTGGATCCTTAATCAGCGTCGTAACTTCAATGTATTGTTTTTTCCCAGTGGGTGCGAGTGCGTATTTAGACTTAGACATCTAAAATCTCCTATGATGAACAGATAAAAATTAAATTATAATTTTAACAAAAAGTGATCTTTTTGAAAACTATCACTCAATAAATTAAGATTGATCAAAATTAACTAAATTGTCAATTCCTGAACTCATTATAATTGCTCCAATTATTGTGTAGCGCAGCTCAGATTTCTTTAGTGCATCGGCATTAGCAACATATGCTTTAATTAATGTAAGATCATCCCATGTCTCACCTTCAATAGATTTAGTCTCTCCAGTTTTATCCAATGAAGGATTAATTCGAGATACAATGACATAATTTTTCTTGCTTGTTGTTGATGATGCTGTCGTTAGTGCGTCTAGAAGACTCAACAGCTTTTCATAGCACTCGTCATAGTTGTTAAATGGTTTTGAAGTAATGACCATTTCTCTAGCGCTAGGAAACAAATTTTTGATAGTTTCACTAGCAAAAAATGGTGACCCATCAATAATTTTAACTGCGTAAGTAAACGATGTGTTCATTAGTGAACCATTAGTGTGTTAAGTTCATTACGATGAATTGTCTCATGTCGCTTGACTTGTTCTAATCCCTTATACATCACGTACTTTGTTGGGTTTGCGGCGACACGCCCAGTTATCTTAAAATTTTCCCCCGAAACAGTCCATCTTGATTGAATAAAATCGCCAAGTGAATCAAATGTATTAGTTAAAAAGATAGGAACTTGTCCATTTTCAATCATTTCATTTGACATGACATCAGAGATAGCTTGTGCTTCTTCAAGCTCTTCTTCAATATCCTCAGGAAGTTCAAACTTTAATGTTGGGAAAAATTCAGGATTAAATTCTATTTCCTTTTTAAGCTTTGATGGATCTTCTGCTACGCTATCAGCGATTGCATGTATCGCTTGTTGAAGGGCACTTGTGGCATGCAAGTCAGAATTGTAATCATCTGACCCAACTGCTATTCTGTCAATGTTAAAATCTCCAGGCACCACAACCTGCGCTGCAGCCCCTTCTAATTCTAAAAGATAGAAGCTAGGAATAATTTTATCAGCAATCATATCGGTCCATTAGTGTATTTGTCTGTTAACATCATCGGTGTGTTTTGAGCTGTTGAATTTTTAGCAACAGGAATAATATCTTCACTTGTTAATGATTTTTGCTGTTCTGTATATCCACGCTTTATTTTCAGTGGTGGGTAAATGCTTTTAGCTCTGGTTTTTTCAATCATGAAATCACGTGTTATTTTACTACTAGTCAAGATATTGAAATCTTCAACGCACTCAGTCATTGGCACGACTAATCCCAAATACCGATCAACATGTGAATACGGTGGAGATGCAAGCAAGAACATGATATTTTCAAATGAAATTTCCGTTGTTTCTGCCAATACTTGTGTTACCTTAATTCGTGCCGATGGCTGCAGTCCTGCTATTGATGTGCATGTATATAACCACCATCGTTCCTCATTTGGACCGGGGATGGCTGGGTTTATCTTGTCTATCCAACGAACATTACCCCAAGCACCACTTAAATCACTAACAGGAATTGTTCTATTAGTAACAAACTCTAATTCCTTGTCTTCAACTTCTCTTTCATTAAACACGATAATGTCAACGGCGCTTTGTAATGGAAGAACTGATGAGAACACTACAGAAGAGGAGTTAATAGATGAATTAACAGTGTAATCAGTTCTAATAACACCATTGACTCTAACGCGTAATCGGCCTTCTGTCACCGCAGTACTATCTATTCGCAGGTTCTTTCCTTGGGAATCACGCCCAGAAATCGTTGTCATACCATTAGTAAGAACATAATAAGTGAACTGGTTGAATGAAATTTCTTCAACACGACGTTGTTCCAACGTGACAACTACTGAAGAAACCGCATTTGCTTGATCTTCAGTCATTCTGATAGCCAACACTAAAGCACCTGTTGATGAACCAGACATATTAACATATTCAATCGTTTTAACAGGTTCAGAATCGCTCGGGTGTGTCCCACGTGGGTACCAATCTGTTACACCAACAACAGGGGCTGTCTGCTCGGCAATATCTCTTTCACCAACCTTAAGCAATGTTCCTGAACACCCCTTGGTAATTGTACACCCCGTCGGGATAACATGTGTATCATTTCGTGGTATATCCTTAGTTCTTCTGCAGACCGTGCATTGATAGATAAAATAGCGGTTCATTCTTGTTTAGTCGTTCTATATTTTCGGAGAATTACATCTACATCATTGCATGTGAAAGCATCTCCATTTTTGTAATTAGAGACCACCGTGCATTGCCCATCTTTTGACATGTGCACCATTGGTAGTTGCAAATATTCTTGCACAGCTGTATTTATCGTGATAAGTGCCGCAGAAATAACGCCAACGATTATAGCCATAACAAACAGCTGAAATCCTGAAATTTGATAGTACTTAATTGTTTTCATTGTTTTCCTTGTTTTCCTCAACAACATAAAGTGAATTTTCATCAACCCATTTTTTCCATCCGACATCATCCCCAACTGGGGTAATTTCAATCAAGGTAACGAATCTTTTTCCTCTTAACGTAGGAGATTCTTTTGATGCGGTTCGGCCGGTTTTTCTAACTTCAATACCATCATACACATATGTTGTCATAGACCCACACTTTCCATACCGATTTTAGTTAATTCACGAAGAATAGCGCAAGTCATCACTGTCTGGCGTGCATCTTCAAGCGCATTATGTTTATCACGTTCTGCAAATCCCATCTTTTCAAAAAGCAAATCAGATTTATAAATGCCAGTTGTAATAAATCCTGCAGCTGAGGTATCGAGTACCACATGATGTAACTGAATCCAGCTAGTAAAATCAGTTTTCTTCTCAACAGAGAACTCAATCTCAATCTGGTTCATAAGTTGATTTGTAAAACGAATATCAAATTCTGGATTATGTCCAAGAAACATCACCTTATTTTCTGGACCCCAGTACTTAAGAATCAGCTCTGCGAGTGCGATAGCAGCATCTTCCTGTGACACACCATTTTGCTCAAGATACTCTTGAGTTAGACCATGAATTTTTTCAGCATCTTCAGACCACTCCCATTTAGAACCGTTAAACTTAATCTCTTGATACATTTCTTCTACAATTGTAAAGTCCTCAGTCTTAAAGACTACTGCTCCAAAAGACAGTCCTTGATAATGTTGTGAACTATCCTTACCGAAGTCAGCCCCACTAGTTTCCCAGTCAATGCACAAACCAAACTGATGCATTTGTTGAACAACTTTCTTTTTCATGTTTTTTCCATTTTTATTAGAGTGAGAAGAGCGGCAATTTCTGCACTTCGTTCTTCTCGACTAATCGTTTTCATTTCATTATATGGTAAACCACCACGTTTTAAAAAATCACGAATTATATTGTCAACATATTGACGACTTTCATAATCAGCTCGATGTGGATCCTCAACAAAAGGAATTTCTGCAACTTGTGGAACAATAATGAAGCGAGTGTAAAAGGTTGACATGCGCTGCATTCGGTGTTTGTAATCCACAGCCCATGGATTTATAGAAATAGACACATTGTTTCTTTTACACCAAACACATGTGTATGCCCACACATCAGCTGGGGTTCGTTCAACTAATACAACCTCATCACTGTCCAGATACTTAATATCACGGTCGTACATGACATTAGCTATCTCATTTTGAAGCAACATCATGTTTTCAACAGATTCTTCAGCACGTGATAGTTTATCCCATCCAAGATTTGCCTGCACTGTACGAGACACCTGGGTACAGTCTACCTTAAATCCTGCTGCTTCAGCAGCTTGCAAAATAGTGGATTTACCTGTCCCTTGTGTTCCACAAAGTCCTACAATCATATAAATCTTATTTCTGATAAGTTTTAATTAGCTTGATAAGGTCAAAACGAGGTTGACCTTTCATAAATGCGTATCGTTTTTCATCTTTATCCACGTATTCAAAATATTCAATTACATTATTTGCGTGGTGTTTCTTGTTTGCCGAAAAAATACAGTCTGGCAAAATAACAGCAACACCCATTTGGTGTTGATTACCATCTTCTTTATCTTCTCTGATAATTACCCATGGAAAATCAGACTTTGAGATAATGCTCGTTGCTTTTGCAAGCTCAAGAATACACACAGCATTAACCACCGTAAAAAGATTTTTACTACTTGCCCACAGTTTAACTAGATCAGTGTGCTCTTTAACAATACTCACATTAAAAGGATTATCTTTTGCAGTGTACTTTTCAACAAGATTAAGTGCTGCACGCCCAGCTTGTATATTTTGTTGTGTTGAATTTAGCTGATAGTTAATGAAAACATAAAGGCGAAGTTCCATACAATCTCCTTAGAGATAATTATATCACATCCGCCATCAACAATGTAATCTTGAATTAGGTTCTTCCAATAATCATAAACCTGTTGTACTGATTGAATTTTCTAGTTCCCTCATACAAAACTTCTGAGAGATTTAACTTATTTCTAAGCTGATTTGAGCTGCTAACTATAGAGACATGCCCGTCGCCATCTTCATAATCAGTATTTTGCACAATGACAATTTTTTTTGAAGGAATAGTTGCCCGCCATGCTGGAATATCAGGAATGTGTTCTGATGATGTGTTGATAATAATGTCAAACTCAGCGTAGTTAGTGTTATACATATCATTATGTACAGCTTTAAAATCAAATCCCCAATTCATTTTCTCTGCAATCATATTAGCTCGATGATCAATGTCAATACTAATCACAGATACAGGAAATTCCCATGTGAATAACATGAGCGATAGTAGCCCAATCCAACCCCCCAGCACTACAACATGGTATTTTTCTTTCTTTTCAATTTTACCGCTTTCAATCAGTTTGGATAATTCCTCCACTAGCCATGTTTTGCTGTACATTTGACCGTCAGAAAGAGCATCTCGCAATTCATTTAATGAGAGATTTTCTTCAATAAACTTATCATAAAGAACACCAGCAATTCGTGTAGTAAAGAAAAATTCGTGCTTCATAGGATGATTTTCATTAAGTTGTGGCTCGATATTTGGATCAATTTCTGGGTGCGCAGTCATTAACATTCTAAACATTAGATCATGATCATTGATAAATGATAGATCATCACCTCTCTGTTTTGCTTGCTCTATACCATCCCGTGCACCTAAAGCAATGATTTCTTGGTAATCACAATCCTGAACAGGATTAAGCCATCTATCTAACCTATTTCTAGCTTCAATTCGTTGATTTTCTGGTTTGCTTTCATCATTGATGATAGTGTATAACTTTACAGATTCTCTAAACGCACCCCGGAACGCTCTAACAGCATCAGAATTAAAGCGGGTAATGCATGCAATTTTATCTATAATTTTCACATCTTTAGTAAGCGTGGTAGAGAAATCTAGCGCGTTCTTTACGTTGCGGAAATGCTTCTTATTAAAGAGCTTTACACCTCCATACCCATAATCTTGCCCTGTTGCCGGATTTAGAGCATGCCAGATGTGAACATACTCTGAATCATATTCAGGAGGTTTGTAATCAAACTTAAATGAATCTAAAATCTCAGCATCAGCATCTACTACGTAGAAAAACTGTGTGTTTGCCTTTTTGCATGCAGCCATGTGCGCGTTCGCGATGCCTTTTACACCATGAACGCGCTTTGCATATGGAAATCTAGCTTTTAGATTTTTCCAGTTTTTATCAGCATTTGGCTCATCGTATGAGATGAAGATAATATCTAGCACTTTAATCTATCATGTATGGTTGTTATAAGAAGATAGACTTATTTACTTCAATTTTTAATCACGTTTTCAAGTAAATTCTCATGTCTAGAAAAATATTTCAGTCCTTTTCTTTTGCGAGAAATTCATTGTTAATTGCTTTAAAACTGAAGTTACCGTCATCCCGCTTGAAAACAAGACCTTCACGCACAGGATGAACTAGGCTCTTGCCAGCCGCGAACTGCAAAAGTTGTTCAATGTTTGTAATTCCAAGTGTATCACGCAAGTTTGCCGCTTCAGCAATGACAGGCACATGAGAAACCAATTCAGCGTTCAACTGAGGAAGTAGCACATTGACAAAATTCTTACGTTCAACAGGAGTCATGTAACGACTCTCATCAATCAAGTACACGTCAAAAATGAAGAATTTTGCTGTCTTCAATTTTTCACGGTTTCCCTGAATCCCAGGGCCCATAATTTCACCTTGCACTGCAATGTTACCAAACTTAGGTAAAGCAGTCTGCAATCCACTTTCAATTAGGATTCTAACATAAGTGTTTGTAGCATTTTCATCGCAAATCTTCATCTCAAAATTCCGACTACATGCTCCAGTGTAACCGTCATGATGGTAGAAAGTAGCGCTAGTTCCATCTAGCTTAATGGTGACTTCATACTTTGAATCGGCATTGTCAATAAAGATCTCATCAATAAGATTTTGACACCGTTCCTGATCTGTCTTACGAATAAAACTCGGGAATACCCCCTTAATTTGACCAGCTAGCTCAGCAGGTAGTTGTGGTTCCCATTTTTTAATTCCCAACAGTGCACTGAAGTCAGCCTCGTATGGATTATTTTCGTCAAAATGGTGATCCCGCAAATACTGCCAGATTTCCGGAAACATCGTGTTATTAGCTTGACCTAATGGCAAAGCCAAACCTTGACTAATTTGACCGCGAAGTTTTACCGTGCGCAGCTTGTGCCCACGAATCCCTTCGAACTCCCGAACACCACTTTTCATAATGAACGCGTAGCGCGGATCAGATTCAGGAAGGAAGCTATCAATTTCAAAATACACACAGGGATCTCCGACTTTGAACTCTCCCTTCTTAACTACAACTTTCCACCCATCAATAGATGCAACTTCAATGTTATCAGCACCCAAAATGGGGGACAAATCATTGATTTTTCTGATTGTAACTAATTTTCTCATATTTGACTTATGCTATTTTAGAAAGAATTAATGCTATGCTTTTTGTTTTTCATTCTCACTTCACGCTCCGGATAACTTCTTGCGCGAGCGTCAAGTCAAGATCTTCTTCATCAAGTGTAGCAGCGATGATCATTTCATAAACAACTTCTGCCTCAACACCATATGTTTCAATGATTGATTGAACTTCGTCATACGATTCAGCAGCCCAAAGCATATCAGCAATTTCGCACTGCCATTTTTCAGGAAAGACAATTTGAATCATTTGACCAACCGTTTCCAAATAAATTTAAGAGTAATTCCATCAATGAAGCCCCGCTTGAATTCAGAATCAGGGCCCCACATGATGTAACCGACAATTAACCCCTGAAACCATGCAAAAAGCATAATTCCAATAATAGCAAGCTCACTCATTTATTCACCATAAATTTTTCATTAATGTCATCTCGAATTTGTGCTAGAGCATCATATGTCCATTCAAACGCCATTTCCCCAGCTGGGCTGTTGCCTACTGGAATTTCATACGTTTCAATGGACTTAATACACTCACTCACGATAAGCATCGCAAATTTTTCCAAGTCGAATTCATTAGCCATAGACGTCCCAGAATTGCTGTGTTGGACAACGCATAGTTCAGCTAACGCTTTCACGTTGTTGTTTTGAATTTTTTCAATGTTGAACATTTAGCACCCTAGATTATGGTTACAGACAAATGGCTTGAACAACGCTGGTATCACTTGTTTGTTCTTTCTATTATTGTGTTTAGTTCCGTTAGATTTTGATTTCAAATCATTTTTCATAGTTCTTTCATTAGATGAAAGATTCATCAGCAATCTTGGTACTACGTTTTGAGTGTTTTTCATAGCAGCCTGTCCAGTCATAGTATGATTATACTCTTTTTCGACAAAAATGTACATCTTGAGTTTATGCATGCTCCTTAAGTGCTTGACCTGAAATGTAGAAAACTGGAAGTTATTTAGCTTCAGTTAGTTAATCACCTTCAGCAACTGAAGGAACAAGAACTAACTGACGCAGACTGTAGTTGTTCTTCAACACATTGCGCGCGAAGTAGTCCTTAAACGAAGGCTCTTTACCACTGTACTTTGCCATCAGCATACCAAAGTACTTGTGTGAGCTGTGCTTGATCGCAAAATCTTTTCGTGGCAAGTCCTTATCTTCACTATAGATCATGTCAACAGTCAACGCAATTTCGCGTAGGTCATGAAGAACACGCTCTTCAATCTCAAGAATTTCATTAATGTTGACGCCTTCTGAAACCAGCAGCGACTTCATGTCATCCAAGCTTTCGTCCAAAACTAGTTGCGCGATATCTCGTTCACGAAGAAATGTCATTGCATGGTGGCGTTTTAGGTACCAATCGGTCTTTACCTTGACCATGTCACCATTCTCGAACTGGACAACCCAGCCTTCAATACCCTCGCGAGTCTTCGCTGCTTCCAACATCTTGCGATGATTGAATGTGGTCTGACTACCTTGGGCTTCAAAGAATTCATCAACTTCATCAACAACATTCACGTTAAATTTTTCAGCCCATTCTTTTAAGATGTTCCCAGCAACATAATCGCCAGTTTCATTATGACGAATATGCAACAATCGTAGTTCAGCTTCTGGATAGAACAGCACAATGCGAGCATCCGGCGCCGTCCATTCAAAGATAGCTGTTAAATTTTGAGCAGTGACAAAGTTAGCAAAAGATAGGACGTGCTGACCCGGCTGTTCACGCATCCATTTTTCAGCAGCTAGCGCAACGGCTGAGCTAAATGTCTTCTTAGATTTTAACCTAACACCATGAGCCGTCTGCACCGTATGAATTAGTGATCCATCACGCTTATCCATAACACGCACAACCTTTGACCAATCAAGATTTTCAGGAAGCGTGGATTCTCGTTCACCAACGTTAAAAAATTTGTGCAATGGTCGACCACTCACACGACCAGAAACTTTATCAAAAACAATGCCACGACACTCGAGTGCCCACGCATCATCAAACGTTTTTTCAGCAGCGACCATGTAGCAGAAAGAAATGGAATCAAAACCGATATCCATTTCACGGATTTCTTCCTTGTGCGCTACATGGGAACGAAATTCATCGATGTTAGAGATGTGCAGCATTTTAATCTCACTTTAAGTTTAGAAGCTATTGTATCATCTGTGAATTAAAAATTCACGTCGAGTTACATTATTTTACTTCAGATTCGATAAAACTAAACAACAGAGAGCGAATGTTTTCCGCGCCAACTGGGTTTTGGCTGTGCACATAATAATTGATTGGAAATGTTGTGATCTTTTTGTCCAAGTACGCGTTAATCAACCACCAGATAAACTTGATGGAAGTATCATCACCGCCAAGATCATGATCGTAGCTGATATATTCTGGCACACCCAGACACTCAACCGCTGTGATAGCATCAGCAGAAGACCGAGCTATCACCCATGTCGTTCCATCATCAATAGGCCAGCGTTCATCATCAATGAAAAGCTTGTAGGACATAACAGCACATTAGTGAGTGATGTGTAATTATACACCACCTAGAACCAGCTGTGAACTGTTAAAGTGTAACAGATAATGTTAAATTGTAACAAGAGTTATCAAAAAACCTTAACATTGTAACAATTCTGCCATCTAACAGCATCTTCCCACGTGTTCACTAATGGTTCTCCTTTTATGTTTAGAGAAGTGTTTAGTAAAACCGGGCAACCAGTTTTTACATACCATGCCTCGAGAATTTGATTAAGTGTAGTGGCTTCATCAGAAACAACTTGTACCCTAGCAGTTCCATCAGCATGTGTGATTGCTGGTAGATTATCAACAATTACTGGTACAGCATATTGCATGTACTTAGCATCTTTGCTAGTATCGTCAAGATAAAAGTACTCGTTAGCGAACCTAGATAAAACAGCAGGGGCAAAAGGTCTAAATTTTTGACGTCTCTTAATGCTGTTTACTTTATCCTTGATATCCGGTCTGCGTGGATCTGCAAGAAGTGATCTGTTACCAAATGCGCGCGGGCCAAACTCGGCTCTTCCGTGTGCGACGCCACAAATACCAGTAGTTAGTAATTCTTCTACTATAGCATCAACATCAAGTGCTTTTTTAATTTCATAACCTAAGAAAGGTCCATTCCACTTAAGTGGTTTTCTAAGGTAGTTTGCTATGGCTCCAAGCGAATTTCCGGCATCACCAGGATTAGGCAAAATCCAAACGTTTTTATAATTATGCTGTATTTTTTCATTTGCTACACAGTTTAGCGCAACTCCACCAGAATACACCAGATTTTCAGAGTCCACAAAATCCTCTGTCATATCAACAAGTCGTTGAACGCACATTTCAACAATTTCTTGTGCCATTCCAGCAAGATCATATTTTCCTTGCTCTGTAGAAGCAACATATTGAAGAAAACTATCACCTCTTACACCACGATGAAAATTGAATCTTTGCTTTAGACATAGGTCATCTTTAAAGAACGTGTTAAGCACATAATCAGTTAGAATATAGTTGTGCTTTGAGTACGCGGCCATTCCCATAAGAATGTATTCTTCTTCATTTGGCTTCAAACCTACTAGATCTGTTATGGCGCTGTAAAACAACCCAACTGAATGGGGATAATTTAAAGACCATTTTTTAGTAAGTTTTTCCCCACGCGCGTGCCAAATAGATGCAGTTGACATTTCTCCTATAGCATCAACAACAAGAATGGCAGCATCATTAAACCCTGATGTGTAAAAACCACCAGCAGCATGTGAAGCATGGTGATTTGAATACTTTACCGGTGCGTCAATTCCATATGCTTTAAGATACTTTTGCGGAGATTCCCATGTAAAAAAAGATTCAAAATCTCCACTTAGAAGGTTACGTATCTTTCTTCCATATGGGTTTTCGTACCAAACTATAATATCAGGTTTACCAACCTGACATGCGTCAGCTATCAACCCTTCATTTAAGTTTGGATCATTTTTTATTCTACTATAACGTTCTGCGTGTCCCGCAAAAAGGATAGATCCAGTATCAGAATCCACGACGCTTATTGAAGCATCGTGATTCATTGCATTTATGCCCCAAATATTCATATTAATAAATGAATGGATCCTTCTTTTTCATTTCTGCCAAGCGCTTTTTTCTAGCTTTCTTATATTTCCATTGAGATATAAGTTCTTTAATTTTATCTAATAGGTTTTTCATAGTTTTGAAGACAAGTTGAAAATTTTATTTATGAGAGTTATATTAAGTTTTTCTGATTTTACCGCGATTGTATAAATCAACAAGCTCTGGAAACGTCTCAAAAAAATTCGTTCCTTTACGTTTATCATATTCATCTACAAACGCTGCAAAATTTTCAATCTCTATCTGTTGGCCATTCTCTACAGAGTTAATGAAGTCAATGAGACGATGAATCATATCAATTTCTTCTATATAAAAGCGCTGCAACTGTGGGCGAGAATTAGTCTCGTCAATAACTGCTTGTAGTCTTCTAGCAAAATCAGCCTTTTCTTCTGAAGATAGAAGTGTCAAAGATAAGAACTGAGGCCAACGAAGATAAGCTACAGAAAAGCCTACTCGGCTATATGCAACGTCCTTGTTGAACTTGCCACGTAAATCAGAAATCCACAGCAAGAACTTATCAAATGTTGAAAATGAAAATAGGTTAACAGTTGTCATGAACTGAAGCCGAACGCTTTCTGGTGTTTGTTCAAGAAATTTTTCGCAGTTAGCTACAAACACATCCCATTCCATGCCAAAACGTGAATATTCCTGTTGTTTTCCTGTTCCTTCTGCTGAGGTAAAAATGTCAATCTCATGTATTTTAGATTCAAGTTCGTTAATACTTTTAATTAAGCGGTCGATCAGCTTAGCAGGCACGTTCATGTTCGTGTTGATAGCAAGCTTAAAGTCTTTACGTGGGTTAGCGATCACGTAGTCAATGATCTTCCAGGTGTTTTCACTGAGCAATGGTTCACCACCTGTAATACGAAAGGTGTACAAATTTTGGTATAGTTCAGGCCACCACTTCCAAAATGCCTCAATATATGGGTTATATTCTTTATGATGAATAGGAAATTGTCCTGTTTGTTTCAGCCAATCCAAGTGGTGATGAGTATGATGAGGTAATTGGTATGGACCATGGGCTTGCACTTCTTCCATCCAACGAGAACTTACGGCTGGAGAACAGTATGCGCACTTAAAATTACATGTATTTTCAAAAGCAATTTCCATGTATGCCGGGTCAATATTTTCTCCAAGGCCTGATGCTTTTACCTCTTCAAGAGTTTGCCAGATACCCATGTTTTCAGACGCGCTTTTGTAATGCCTATCAGAAAAATGTTGTTGCCCTAGATTTTCAATATTCCAGCAATAGTCACATTCTTTTGTTTGAATGCCATTTAACATGTCTTGACGGGCAGCAATTTTGATAGGTGTATTATGTAAGCCACGTGGGTTATTCTTGATATCCTCAACTTGAATTTTATGCGGTGAGGGATGGTGACATGAATGTGTCATGCCGTTGTACAACGTTGTTGTTGTTTGTTTCCATTTTGCTAAGCAAAATGTTGGGCTGACAGCATTAATCTGCTCGATTTTTTCTTTAAGTTTTGTGATTCTTTGCTGATTGCTCATAATATAGATATGTGTTTTATTCTTGATGATTAGTATGAATTATTTATGTTTGGATATACATTCACTCTAATCTATTTTTCTCTATTCGTTTTTCAACAGCAGCTTTTACTAATGGGTACATTAGATGAGCAAAAGCTTCATTATGAGCTGGTCCTGGATGCATACCATCCAAAGCATATTTGCTTGTTTTTCCTATAATTTTTACTGGCCAAGTTATATCAGGGTCCATCCAAAAAGGAGTAAACAAATGACTATAATCATCACCTACATGTTTAAATAGCTCTTTATAATTTTGCCATGAAGACAATATCATTTCGCAACCAGTTATTTCTCTATACATGTCAAACATAGCTAAATTTTTTGACAGACGATATGCGTCTAAGAAAGGATCACCGAGAAAAAACTCTTCATACTTACGTAATGTTTCTTTTGCAGCCTCAGATGAATTTGCAAGACGAAATAACTTCTGCAAATTTGCTGATTGATACACAAGATCTTTAATCTCTCCTGGATCACAAAACAATTCTATTCGCCATCTCGGCGGAAGCAAACCAACCACTACATCTGGATTATAGTGTTTTCTAAATGCCAAAATGGCACGAACCATTGAATCTATAGATGCACCAGGCTTTGCTATATTAAAATACTTAATATTTGGATCTACTTCTTCACGTAATCTTTTTACTACACGGTATGCCCATACATCTTCTAGTGGAACGCCAGAGCCAAATGTATATGAGCAGCCAACAAAAACTATTACGGGGGCATCTGTCTCTTCAAATTCATCACATCTATATCCATGACTATTTGACTTATAGATTACATCAGCGGGACTATAAGCTGTTCTGTTCTTTTTAAGAGCTTCTTCAATAGTGGGTATTAAATTAACATTAAGAATAGGTGTAGTTATGTTAGGCACTAAAGGACGAACATAATATTGCGTTTTTAGATCACCTGCAAATATCATTTGATGTTCAGCCATTTTAGTCCTTTTCTTTTGTATGTTTAATCAATTTCGAGACATCATCATAAAATGAATGATATATTTACTGATATTCGTTTTTGAATTTAATTCGATACAGTTATTCTAATTCTTCTAAAGAACTAGTTTTTCTGTTAATTATTTTCTTTTCAACAGCTGCTTTCACCAGTGGGTACATTAGATGAGCAAAAGCTTCATTATGTGCTGGTCCAGGATGTCCACCATCTAAAGCGTATTTGCTTGTTTTTCCTATAATTTTTACTGGCCAAGTTATATCAGGGTCCATCCAAAAAGGAGTAAACAAATGACTATAATCATCACCTATATGTTCAAATAATTCATCATATTTTTGCCATGATGACAAAATCATTTCACAACCAGTTATTTCTCGATACATGTCAAACATAGCTAAATTTTTTGACAGACGATATGCATCTAAGAAAGGATCACCAAGAAATAGCTCTTCGTATTTGAGTAGTGTTTCTTTTTCAGTTTCAGATGAAATATCAAAACTAAATAACTTACGTAAATTTACTGATTGATGTACTAAGTCTTTAATCTCTCCTGGATCACAAAACAATTCTATTCGCCATCTCGGCGGAAGCAAACCAACGACAACATCTGGATTATAGTGTTTTCTAAATGTCAAAAGAGCGCGAATCATAGCATCTATAGATGAACCTGCTTTTGCTATATTAAAATACTTAATATTTGGATCTACTTCTTCACGTAATCTTTTTATGATACGGTATGCCCATACATCTTCTAGTGGAACACAGAGACCAAATGTATATGAACAACCGGTAAAAACTATTACCGGTGAATTCGTTTCTTCAAATTCATCACATCTAAATCCATGACTATTTGACTTATATATTACATCAGCAGGACTATAAGCTGTTCTATTTTCCTTGATTGCATTATCACAAATAGGTATAGAATTAACACCACAAATAGGTGTAGTTATGCTAGGCATCATAGGACAAATATTATGCTGCTCTTTTAGATTACCTGTGAATAACTTTTTTTTATATTTAGACATTCTATTTTTCTATCTTTAATTTCTTTAAAGACAATATAAAAACATCTAGACAAATTATTTTCTATTAGCTATTTTCTTTTCAACAGCTGCTTTCACCAGTGGGTACATTAGATGAGCAAAAGCTTCATTATGTGCTGGTCCCGGATGCATACCATCCAAAGCATATTTGCTTGTCTTTCCTATAATTTTTAACGGCCATGTAATATCACAATTATAAAAGAAAGGAGTAAACAAATGACTATAATCATCACCTATATGTTCAAATAATTCATCATATTTTTGCCATGATGACAAAATCATTTCACAACCAGTTATTTCTCGATACATGTCAAACATAGCTAAATTTTTTGACAGACGATATGCATCTAAGAAAGGATCACCGAAAAATAGCTCTTCATAGTTTTTCACATTTTGCAATGCATGATTAGGTAGGTCAACATAATCAATTGAAGATCGTATGTTTTCTGACGCATAAAAAACTTCTTTAACTACGCCCGGATCACAAAACATTTCTAAACGTATCATCTGAGGAAGCAAACCAACCACTACATCTGGATTATAGTGTTTTCTAAATGCCAAAATGGCACGAACCATTGAATCTATAGATGCACCAGGCTTTGCTATATTAAAATACTTAATATTTGGATCTACTTCTTCACGTAATCTTTTTACTACACGGTATGCCCATACATCTTCTAACGGTAAGCTACTACCAAACGTAAATGAGCAGCCAGTAAAAACTATTACCGGTGAATTCGTTTCTTCAAATTCATCACATCTAAATCCATGACTATTAAATTTATAATTTACATCAGCCGGACTATAAGTTGTTCTGTTTTCTTTAAGGGCTTTTTCTGTATCATTTATATCTCTGTTGCCATTAATAAAAAGCATAACAGAATTTGGTTTAAATCGTGTTATCTGTTGTTGTTGTGTTAAATCACCACTAAATAATTTAGTTTTTCTCATTTTTCATTAACCATTGACTCAAGATTTACACACAATAGGTTTTATTCAACTTTCCTCAGTAGCCTTTTTTTTTTAGTTTTTATAGAATTTTTGTCAACAAATTACTATCACATTATCAAATATTTCAAAGTTTATTTTCATTTTTATGAAACTATTCTTCAAGTTTGTCAACACTTTTATTTATAATATCCTTTGGAAGAACAGTATTGTTTGAAATGATGAAAAGTGCAAAATATTAGATGATAGAAATAATTCTTGAGAGGATATTTAACTCTTAATATTATTACCTCACATGAGCTTACATGAATGCAGTAAAATTTAAATATAGCCCCACATTGATAGTCATCACACGCTGTGTTTGAACAAAATTCCTATTCTTATTTAGGATGTTAAAAAATGTTTGAACATAGTATTTCTCAAATTTAATCCATTGTAAGAATATACTCTACACGAGTTTACTAAATTCATTAGATGAATACATTAAATCTAAATTTATTTTGAATATGTGTCTATTAAAATTAGTTTTTAAAAATTACTTTACAATTTAGGCGTTCTGTTCCATGTCTAAATCAGCTTTCAATCATTAAAGGATTAACGTTTCTAACTGGTGGCTCATATACAGTTTTGAAAAATAGTGATTGTTCTGGAGTCATGTCAGTAATATTCATGCCAAGTTTCTTTTGCAACGGAGCTAACAGTTCTCTACTTTTTTCAATCAGCAAGTTCTTATCCCATCGCTGCCCAGTTCGTGAACACTTATCTGTCTTATTACCTTCTAGCATAGGTGCAATCTCATTGTAGAAGTAATTCTTAAACCAGTCATAATCTGAAATTTGAGCGATATCAAATGATGCCTCAATGTTTGCCATGTAGATACCAAGGCGTGTTCCATAAATTGCCCACAGTCCATTTTCTACATCAGCGCCAATAGATGCCCAGATAAGCAAGCGACGATAATTTTTTTCATGAACGTATCGTGATACTGATCCTTCACCAGCCTTCATTCCTCTGTCAAGCGTCATCTTTACTCCTTCTCTAAATCCAGCTCTAAATGCCTGGAATGGAGAGCCATTAGGACACGTATCAGAATAAATGTTGTTGAGTTGTACGTACTTAGCATCCCAGCAGAAATCTACTTTCTCTTCATCACGTGTCGCATTTTCATGTGTGCGCATATTGAGAACAAATTCTTTTGTCCAAAGTTTTAATCCACCGTTTCCATACGCAAGCCCATTAATTATGTTACGACCCGCCCAGCTAAGAGTTGCGTCCTTTAAATTATCAGGAATATCTAGCTCTAGCTCAAAGAACTCTGGATAAACGATATTATCGCCATCAATTGTGATAAAACGATCAGTTTCAGATTGCACAGCACACGCCTTGTGCGCTGAATCAAATCCCTTAACACCATCAACTCGTTTGGCCCATGGAGCTAGTTCTTGAATTTTAGCCCAAAATTCTTCTTTTTGTGGTTCATCGTATGAGAGATAGAAGACATCAAACTCGGTAATTGAATGCTTGCTCATTTTTCCTCCAGCACTATAATTTCTAGATCTGATTTAATTGTATAAATTGATAAATCGTCAGCTCCAAATGGAATTTTGAACGTAAGTGGGTTGGGCCATTTATCAAGATTGTTTATTTTCAAGACATTGTCAAGTGTGTTCTTATCTAATTTAAGGACACATTTTAAATGCGATGGATCGTCTTCTCTAGTGAAGTAAAAGCGAAGAATTTTTTCTTTAGTTAAAATTATATCACCATTGTAAATGAATGATGCGGTGCCTGCATCCCTGTTAATCTTGATAATAAGATCAAAAATGCTATCATAATTATCTTCAGTAACTTGTTCAGCTCGTTGCACTAACATATGATCATGCCAATAATCATTTGGCATGAAGTTTGGACGGGATGCTCTTGATATAAGTGATTCAATTTTTTTGCGCTTTATAGCAAGCGCATCATTTAGTGCTTGTTTTCGTTTCTTTGCGGCTTCTGCTTCATCGTCATATTCTTCAGTTGACTTAAAATCAAGTTTAATGATAGGATTTAGTTCAACACGATTAATGAAAAAACTGTCAACAGAATCAATTCGCTCAAGTGTTGGCTTATCATTTTTTACGCCAACAATCCATTTGCTTAAATCTTCCTTTCCAGAAAGAAGTTTTTGTGCTATTTCATAATCAAGCTCAATACTACCAAGATTTTCTATGCTTGATTTACCATTAATTGAGATGATCTTTAGTGAAGTTGGATCAAAATGTGCATAAAACTTTGGATTATTCTTAAATGCCTGAAAAGCAACAACGTTCGGATTAATTTGCTTAATGAGATTTTGTAGCGCGCTCATAGTCCTAACTTCCTTTCCATAGTGTGAAGCATCTTGTCCGTTAAAAAGGTCTTCACGTGATAATGAATAGGTAAGTGCTGAGCGTAATTACCAATTTTCAATGTACAATCTCTGTTGAAATAATAAGGAATCATTTTTGTCCAATCCTCAACCATAAATTGGTCAACAGGCCAATCTTGCAGTCGGCTTTTCATATGAACAAAGGTTGGAATATCTGCTAATGGTGTTTTATTCAATGACGTGTAATCCAAAATCTTTGCAGCGATGGCAAACACAACATCTGTAGAGACAAACTTAGGACGATTGTCTGGTTTTAAGAATTCGTAAAAGCAGCGTTCCCAGTTGTTAAAGATGAACTCAGCCAGCTTGAACAGTTCAAAGTTTATATCATTTTTCTTGAAGTAAAACATCGCAGTATATACATTTGGTAAATCACTTTCTGTAAACGTCTTGCGATAAAAATCACTAGTAATGATATCACCACGATATGTCTTTGGAGATGTAGCAAAAACCCCATCGCTTAGAGATAAAAGTTCCCACCAATAACTAATATCAGTCGGAAATAGCATATCAGCATCTAGCTTGATCGTCTCATCATATGGTGTCATATAGATGGCTTTCCATTCATTCTCTAGCTTCCATGTGCTGTTCTTCGCATGGTCTTCCCATGGAATTTCGATAACTTCATCAAAAACTTCAAGGTATTTTGGATCAATGCTAGATTTTTCTTCTTTAGTTACCCCTATTGACAATTTAGACAAATGTTCTGGTTGTGATAGCTTAAGAGATAGAGCTAGTCCATACGCAAGGCGTTGATATTCTTTTCCCTGTGCTATAGTAAAAAACCCATGAGAGCTCATTGTAAGACCTCCATGATACTGTCCATATTATTCAACAAGGATAGTTTGTTCATACAATGAACATTTAGGCCCTTAATACGGGTGGCATAGAACTTCCATGTTTCTTTGATGTCATTCACAAAGAATGTCATATCAGACGGAGATCTAATTTTATAGAACTGATCTGTATCGAGAGCAGTAAAGATACTATTATCTGGTAGTGGTGCTACAACCTCACTGCTTTCAACAAATCCATTTAGAATGTGAATTGCAATGGAAAAAGCATAGTCATTTCTGTACAGATGACCTGGGAAATCATACGTGAGCTTGTAAAAATCCCAATTTTCTTTGATGTGCTCTACAAGATTAAAGAGAAGTTTTGCGCGCTTACTTTTCTTAAAGTAAATGACTGTTGCCCAATGCATTTTAATTCCAAACGGGTTAAGCCTAAACTCAGCCCCTTCAAGCTTATTATGCATCAAACCAATTGCATTAGTGTTAATCATTACATCTTCACTTGACCCCCAAACAGCGCTCAATGAATTATTGCAAACTAAATAATCACTATCAATTAAAAGTGTCTCATCATATGGAGTAAGCTCATAAATTAAGCTTCTTGATTCATTACGAAATGGTGCATCAATACCATAATAGCGTGTATCTTTATATTTTCGTTTATTACTAAAATTCTCTTTGAAATGTGGTGGAATCATCACTACATTATCAAAGAAATCTGAAAGTGGCCATTTCCCTTTAGATTCTTGCGCGTAGTAGCTTGACTCATCTGTAATGAGTGCTACACGGGTGCCTGGCATGTTATTCTTTACAAAAGCAGAGGCCATGACACATAGCTGTACATAGTCTATCATAGTGTTGTTTACACCAAATAATACGACTCCTCGTGTCATATTATTCCCCAATCAATGCTTTTGTTGTGCGTGATTTTTGGAGTGATTTGAATTCATATAAGAAATCATTCATGCACTCATAGTACTGAGCCACGATTGCTTCTTGGAAATCCAGTAAATCAGAAATTTCAATTGGATTCTTGTTTATATCAAGAAGAATCGCGTCTTCCTTACCCATGCTGATGAGCGATTGAATAAATGAAATCAGTTCAGGAGAAATGTTGAACATGCCACCATTTTTGGCATAGATTAAATCTTTCTGAAGCTTTAGTCGCGCGTTTTGTTTTTGATTATTAAGAGTAAGACGATAGTTTGCCGCTGCAATTGCGTCATTAAGACGTGCATCAAGTGCTGCCTGGAGATCAGGATGTAGTTCTGTCATTTTGATATTCCTTATTTCTTATTTCTTATTTAGAAGTAAAAATATCCCTGTCATTAGACAGGGATATTTATTAGATACTAGAATCAACAAAAATTTACTGGATTGTAGTATCAGATCCCACAGTAGTTGGAAATGCAATCACTGGGCTGTTTATATTGTTAGCTGAAGCCTTGTATCCAGTAATAGTTGATGTAAGGTTACCTGTGATAAAACCAGATCCATATATGTTCTGTGAGTTATCTTCAATAAAACGAACAACAAATTCTAGAACGTGATGACCTGAACTATTGTATCGACGTGCATCAATTTGAAGACCACTGTCAATAATATTATCATACACAGAATATACAGAAGAATTATATCCTGAACCAGTATGCGCGATATCACGTCTTCTAGAAAATATCGTCATCATTGTTGATGTTAAATCACAGAACCCAACGATCTGCCCGCTACTCGTAACATAGTAATTACCATCGTTAAGCTTAATTCCCTTAAGATCAAAGTGTAATCCAGAGATCAAAGCTAACCATTGGGACCAGTTAGTGCTAATAAGATCAGACCCAGGTGATGCTAGATCCATATTAAACTGTAATGAACCCCCAGTGTTAAAGTATGCTTTAGCTGCGTTTTCGTCTTGGAACGTTAACCGTACCGTGTGCGAAATTGTAGAATCCCATGCGGTTGTTCTAGTAGCTGTTACCAAAACATGTGTTTCTGTAGATTGAGGAGGACGAGCTAAACGATTATTTTTAAGATCAGATATTGCATTAAGTGTTGCTGCATAATAAAGTTGCAATGTCAAATAACCAACACCACCCCATCCTGCTGTATAGTCTGGTAGTGATGTTTGAGCTGGATTATCATTATAATTATTTGCTAGATGGCTACCATTTGGTGGAGTTGGGCGACCATCATCAATAAAACCTACTGGAGAAACTGTACTTTCATCTAAACCAACATGGCGCATCGCTTTTCTCAAACGAGAAAGAAGAATAACCCATGCTGTATTATCAAATTGTTGAGGATAAATGTTTGGATCAAATCCTGCTTTAAGTTTGTTTACACTATCATATTCTGGAACTAAATCAGTCTGACCCCATCCATATTGGATAGTTTCACAATTTGTTGACGAACCTTCTGTTGAAGGCGTGCCAATAATCTTGTTTATCATCGCTGCCATTGGTGCATATTCAGTCAAAGATGCGAAGGTTGTTCTACTTGGCCAAATTTGCACCCATGCTGCTGGGCTTTGCGGGAAATAGCGTGGTTGAAGCTCACCTACAGTGTCTGGGTCAACTCGCAAGTACAAAATGCTTTCAGCAGCATTATACCAAAGTTGACCAATAGTTGGATGTGGTGGTGGGGATGCAGAAGCAAAATTCTCCATCAAACGGATGAAGTTTTCTTGTTGAATCTCACCGTAGTTTGCAACTCCACGACCAGTTAGAGTCAGTGATGTAGACGTTGAGTTATTTGTTTTTTGTGGTAAGATAATGTCTTCTTTACCAGGAATTCCTTCATTACCACCACTTTGCCATTTAATATCGTAAGATGTTGTCATTGTTTCTCCTAGCGCCGGCTCACTATTGGCACGACTAGGATTATCCGGTACACCATGTCGTGCAATTTAGACATGGTATTTATAAAAACACTGGGGACCGCCCTCCTTTTTAAATCGGTCCCCAGGTCTATTAAAGACACGCCTTAAGATCGGTGTAGTGCGGCGCCCGTAGACCCGTCTATGACTTTTCTCTTGGCTCCATACACGTGTGTCCGTTTACATGATCATAGAAATCATGTCTCTGTTTTGGCTCTGGTGAGTCAAGAAGAGTTAGAATTCGTTGGACCATTTGAGAACGAACAACATCTCTGTTAAAGAATTCAATATAGCTGATCTTCGAGTCCCTCCCTTTAAGTTTACGAATAATGAACTGGAGTCCATTTTCCCAATCAGACCCAGCGCCCTTTGGTTTTTGCAAATCAGACTGTGAAATGTCACCATTAATCGCGAAGATACTGTCATATCCCATGCGGGTTACAAACATCTTAATTTGTTCTACCGTCGCATTTTGTGCTTCATCGAGGATAACGAAACAATTGTTAAACGTGCGACCTCGCATAAATGCTAGCGGGGCAATTTCAATCTTACCACTTTCTAAAAGTTTCTTTGCCATAGTAGGACCAATATGATCTTCAATGGCATCTATTAGGGGAAGAAGATAAGGATCAAGCTTTTCCTCAAGAGTTCCTGGAAGAAATCCTAGATGTTCTCCAGCTTCAACAACAGGTCGTGTGATAACAATCCGATCAACTTCATTGTTGAGCAGTTTTTCAATAGCGACTAATGTTACAAGGTATGTTTTTCCAGAACCAGCGGGACCACTACAGATAGTAAGTGGCTGCTCTCTTAGAGACTCTAGATACAGCTCTTGAGCTATATTCTTTGGTTTAGTTTGGTGGCGAATTTTTACAGGTTGCCCAGCAGATTCAGCAGGAACTTGTTGAGGGTATTTTTGTTTTCGGGAGTTACGTGCCATTTATTTTTGGTTCCCTCATAGGTAAAGTAGTTGAAGAAAAAACTTACCATTCACCAGATGATATTCATCAGTGTAAAATTAACACTCCTTTCATAAAGAAAAATTGTTTTTGAAAAGAAAAGTTTAGTCTTGTTTTTTTAGAACCCATTTTATCCAGTCTACAGTGTCAATAGAAGATGGGCAAACATAAGGATTAGATTCAAAGGACGCAGGTGTTTGAAGCTTATCAAGTAGCCAAGATGCCAGTTCAACAGCTTCTAAATCTGACAATGTCTTTAGTGCATCAATTATTTCTGAGCTAGTAGTCATTGAGTATGGGTTTAGATCTCTTGGCCAACGATAAGGACCACCATCCTTAAACATGCTTATAAGACCACCCATAATGAAGTACTGAACATTATTAGTAATACCACCATCTGAAATAACTTGCTCAAGTGTCATCGTAAGATGATAAGGAATAACACCTTCAAGAAGATTATATTCTTTACTAATTGCTGTTTTTATTTCGTTGAGCTTCATTGTTGATTTTTTCCATGTTTGTGTTTATTCACCTAATATTTATAATGATGCAACAGAAAACACTGTGTCATTAAATATAATAAAAAGGAGATCAATATGGAAAATAATAAAAAACTACCACCTAAAACCGAATGGAAAAATTTAACTATCAGTCAATTACTTGATCTAAAGAATGACATGTACGACATTTATTTTGGCTTACGCGGTGCCAACGCATCATTTGCAAATCAATACCTTGGATTTATTAATGAGCTCGATGCTTTGATTTCGAGGAAACAGATAGAGGCTGAGATGGGAACAAATCAAGATTAAATTCAAAGCATAAAACAGCAAAAGCCGTTTTAAGTGTTAAAAACAGATGTTTAAAAATTTATTTTTCTATTAGATTTAGAAATGACAAGCACACATAAACACCATATAATTGAACTATATTCATAATCCATTTTGAGTGTGTAAATGTATAATGAATTACTAGTCGAAGAATATCAATCACAAAAATATATGGAATAAGAAAAGCTTGACCCAAATTTTCAATACTATTTTTATATAGGATTGTATATAACGTTATCCCTTCATATGTTCTAACATTATCTGGATAGAACATTACTTCAAGAAGTAATCCTAATAGGGAAGAAACAAGTAAAACAAGAATAACATAACCAGCTTTAAGCAAATTTGCGACAGTCTGCCTAAAACCAAATTGCCACAAGATGACAATTGGAAAAATAAAAAACATCAAAAATTGTACCATAATCCACCTCACTTTCGGTGAGATTATTATACATCACGACAACATATGTGTAAACTGATACTACAACTATCTAGGTCAGATTATTACAATCTTTGATCGCTTTATTTCAAAAACACACGGTGTTCTTGGAACAGTTGGTTTTTGTGTTTCAATAACTTTTTCTGTCGTGCGCTCAATTTGTGGTTCGATGGACTTAAGTAGATTATTTGGTTTTATGTCTTCTTGGACTTGTTTTGCTTGTAAGGATGTTTGTTTTGTAACTTTGTGAGTTGTAGTTTTATGTTGTTTATCTTTCGCTATCTTTGAAACTGGCATGTTTGCAGATTCAAGCGTTTTAAGAATGCTTTCTATTGATTTGACGGGCAAAGTTTGTGTTAGTTCATCATATTGTTTTGTAACTGCAACAGCATCCGGTTCATCTTTAGGTTCAATTTCTTGTTTAGTAGTTATTAAATCAACCACTTCTGGTTCTGGTTGTAATGCCGCAGAGTTGTTTAGCCTATCACTAAAAATCTCTGCAGTTGTTTTAACTGGGATAAATAGCCTGCTATTAACGACAACATGCACTGCCACTTGAATAATGCCATCGCCAAAAATCATACCAGGCCGTTCAACAACAGCAACCCATGTGTCATCACGCTTTTGAGCAGTAAAACTAAGAGCGGTTTCTCCATTAGTTAGAACAATTGACACCGCTTGTGGCAAAGCACTTGTACCAGCAATGCTAACTTTGAAAGAAATTTCAATTGATTTTTGAGAGGGAAATCTTAGTTCCATTAAAGCACCTTAATTTTCAAATCAGAGATATTTACATTTGTGGAATCAATTTCACTGACGTTTAAATCAATGATACGTACATTTGGTGTTTCTACATCTCTTGCAACAATGTTACTTATTGTAACAAGCGAAATTATTTCATCCCTATCAAGTGTTTGCATCTGAGTTTCACCATTTATTTCGACAGATACTGTTATGTATGGCAGTTCAACAGGAGCAAAATCGGTATCTTCTTCAACTTGTCTTCTAAAGATGCTAAGAGGAACTAAAGTATCAAGATGAACTTTCTGCTGGTGTCCTTTTTCTTCTTGACGTGGAACAAGATCAAGCAGGCTATTAATGATAGCCTGCCTTTTACTGCTACACAAAGAGTTCATTGTGTGCTCATTTAATGAGCACGCGTTAATAGACATTTAGAACTTTCTAATCATGTAATAAATGTGAAAATCTTCACAATCAACAATCATTTCTGGTGTAATTTCCTTCTTTGTTTGAATCATTTTTTCTAAATTTGCAAAACGGGTATCATAGTCTGGCAAAGCTTTAAGAGCAATACGAATTAACTCAACACAGTTTACCTCTAAATCATTCTTTAGATCAAATAGTGTATCATATGGCTTACCAAGTTCTTTCTTAGCAGCATCAAGGCATTCTGTCCATTCAGTTAACGTCATGGAGTGCGGTTTTAGGAGAGCAACTCCATCAACATCTTCAAATGCTTGGTCAAATGTTGTGTATTCTGTTCCTAATGTAGTTGCTTCAATGAACCTAAAATCTGAATCATCTTTAACATCATTTTCAAGGTTCATAAAAACGTGTGTAAAATATCCCCAACGTCCTGTTAAAAGAAAGTTACCAAAATCAATGAAGAACGCTGTGAGATAATTGCTTCTGCGAATAGCAATGATAAAGTAATCCTTTGAAAGCACGTCTCGAAGGAAAGCTCTATCATCATCAGTTAAAGGATTTTTCTGCTTCCATTTAATAGGTGAAATTTTCTTTATAAACCATTCCTGAACGCGCTGGAAAAGAGATTTATTCATATCACTCTCCAAAAATTGGTGGCCACTGCGGAGCAGTATTTCTAAAATCATAATTCAATGGGTCATCTGAAAGTAACATCTGTTGACGATGCTGTTCAGCAATCGCAAAATTAGTCATATCGCTTGCTGCTGATGCTTGGAAAATTTGCTGGGCAAGTTCTGGAGTCATTTGCACAAACGTACCATCCATGGTCTTCCACATTAAGTTAGATGGCATATTTTGCCCCATCATAACCAACCCAAGCTGTTGAATACGTGATGTGCTATCGCTGTGAAACCATTTTCCAGCAACAAACACTCCACCAGTACTTACTCGTTCATCGCGAAATGCTTGAATTTGTCTCCACATTTCTTTTTGGTTATTTTCTTTTTGAATAGCCGCATACTCTTCACGCGTTGGTGTTTTTATGATGTTGCCGTCAAATGACCAATATTCTTGACCTATTTCATTAGCAAATTCTTTATCTTCAAACACAGGATCAATTATCCAATTCGAATCTAATTCTTCTGGCGTTGATGTTGATTTCCACTCTCTAGTTACTTTGTTATATGCTATAGTCATTTATGTTCTCCTCAAAGTAACTCAACTAGATAGAATCTACGAGTTGTAGTTGTTCCAGTACCACTTGGTTGAATAGTTACACGAAGTGTTTGATCTACACTGCTATCTACAGCGCTTGTTGCATCAATAATAGCATTAGATAAGATTGTACTTGTTGACAAATCACCTGTAATACCAGTAGTAACAGCCCCAGCTGATCCAATCATTATGAAACCATTTAATGTTTGGGCAGATGAAGAACTATTTGCTGTTAAGTACAGATTTCCTGTTAACCCTACTGTGGTGCCAGTTGCTTGGTTTGCAGTAGTATCAGCATATACAATAGTGGAACCATACCTAACCCTAATAATATATGCTCTGTATGCACCTGACACGTTATTAATGGATGCATTAATGCTAATTTTGATTATGCCATCTGCTCCAAGTGTTCCTCCTGGAATTGTCAGGCTCATTAAATCACTTTCAGCAGTACTTGTTATTTTTATATTTGTGACATTCTTTTCAATTATACCGCTACTTTTAACCCAAACACTTGGCTGATAATACTCAATACGTCGAAGGTCGGTATTATATCTGATCTTGCCTACTGTAGGAACAGCTGGTCTTGATGACGTAGAACCAGATGGAAGCACAATTCCTTCACTTCCAGGAAAAATGGCATTACTTGCAAGAGAAATATTCAAAGGATCAGTTCCAGAAACATTTATCTGATTAGCTGTTCCTAAAATAGATGAAGAAGTAATACTAATAGAATCCCAAGAGGTTCCATTATCTCTAAGAATTTTAAGCGCTGTAGTATCAATGTAGATACGACCTACAATTCCAGATGAAGGAAGATTGGTTGTAGGACCTGAAGCAAATGAAGGAACACCGCCCGCGTTGAGCAAAACATCATTCCCATTTACATCTGGAACCTCTAAAAATGATAGCTTACCGAGAACTTCTGTAGTCATTGAACTGGCCTCAAGTTAGAATTTGCAAGAGTATTTATGTACGTATATGTTGCTGGAGCGCCGGGGGTTCCTACAGATACATTTGTTAAATTTACTCCATTTTTAGTAAGATCAACAACATTTGTAACAGAAGTTCCCTGTGCTTGCTCATCAAATTCATGCCAAACTAGCAACCCATATGTTATTGCGTGACGTGATCCTCTTGCAGATGAGATAGTAAGTATCTCATCATCTCTTAACGCACGGTTATAGAGCATGTATGCATCAACTTGATGAGTTGAAGTTTCATTTGTTGTAGCTCCAGGATATCCATTTATGTAAATCTGTTTTAAAAAACCAGCTGTATTTGACCCTACTGTTGATGTAACTAGTTTACCATTTACATAGCCTCGATGCGTAGTACCATCATACGTGTAAGTCACATGACACCACTTATTGTTAAACGCGTTCATCACGCCAGTTGATGTTGCTGTTAATGTGGTACCACCCCATGTCCAAAATACTAAATTACCTTGCCCAGTCTTTGTTCCAATTTGTAAAGCGGTAACTGGAGTAGCTGTTGGTGAATCATTTGAATTTGTCGGACCATATATTCCAACAAATGAGTAGGTATTACCATCTGTCCAGGAGGCATTTAACCAAACGGCTATAGAAAAAGGTGCAGTGCTTGATATGTTCAAAAAAGAACTTGTGCTTCTAAGATGATAGTCGGCAGCTGTGCACTGAATTGCCATTAGAAGAACTCCAGAGTCATTTCAGCTAGTAAAAAGTTGGCTGCAAGATTAGTTCCTGAAACACCTGATACTTTACGAGTGACTTCAATTTGAAACATTCTGTCTGCAACCATCCCAATCGTGCTTAGAGGTCCGATAACTTCAAAGTACTGAAAGTTAGCATTAGTTGGAACACTAAAACTAGACAAGTCGGTCGCGCTTGACCATGTGCCGACAGTACTATTTGGAGGAAGCTGTCGTGTATACACACGGAACTGAACTACAGATGCAGTGCCTGGAGCTGTCTGTGGTCTACCTCTAATTTTTAGTTTGAATTGTGTTGTACCGGGAGGAACAGACACTAACGCGCCAACACCCTGTTCAACAGTATCACTGAATGAACGGACGTTCAGTGAAGCATATGATGGGTCCGTGGTAAGTGCTGCGTTGGCATTAACTGCCCAATCAGAACTGTTAGGGCTGTCGAGAGATGCCGAGAAGAACGTAAAGCGTGAACCGATAGTAATATTTGCGGTTCCACCACCAGAATTAGCAACATTAACTGCTTGTCCAACAAAGTTCAAACGTGTTGCGCCGCTTAGAATATCCACCCCATCCTTAGCAGCAATAACGCTTGAAGGAGTTGATCCACCAGCAACTATTGATTGCCCATTGGCAACAACAACCACTCTTAAAGTTGCCGTGTTACCATTTACTTCAATTCTAACTGTATTGGCATCTAGTGCTGTTATACGAGCTGGAATAACCACATCGTTGTTGCTTGTATTCCAGACATTTACAACTACGTTTGAGGTTCCTAGATTGTGAACAAAATCAGCTCTATATCTAGTTCCAGATATAAGTGTCCAGTTAGCCGGTGATGATTGCCCAGCACCAACCAAACCAGTAGCATTTGCACCAACAGCACCCGTATTTACCCACTGTGAACCATTGTACGCAAGAACTTGGAAAGCTGATGGTGAAGTAAGAGATACATCTGATAAAAGGTTAAGCGAGTAATCACCTTCTTGCGCTAAAACAACTCCAGTTCTTCCAAACGCTGAAGTAACACCAGTGTTTGTAATAACTGGGTCACCATCTGCTCCAGTTCCGTTGGAAATGGAAATACCAGTACCAGCTGTAAGTGTTCTGTTTGCCCATGTGTCAGTACCTGTTCTAACAGCAAAACCTGTTCCTGAAAGTCCTTCAAGCGCGGCAAGATCATTTGCGAGAGCAAATGTAATAGTTCCACTGTTGTTTATTGGACCACCAGTAATTGTTAAACCTGAAGTTGGTTGAACTAAGTTAATAGTTACATCGCCATTTTTAAGAACTCTAGACCAATTTATGTTAAGCGTGCCAGTTTTAAGATAGGCGTCTCCAGATGATCTTAAAAAGAACGAACCTACAGGGGCCGAAACCCCTGTAGATGGATCATCAGCACCAGAAAAGATTGCAATGTCAGTCTCAGAGAATACTAGCCCATTTTCGAACTGAAACGCTAAGTTAAGATCTGTCATTTACAATCTCTTCAAAGTTACATTAATTAAAACGCTGCAATAGCAGACAGACGTTGTGCCTTAACATCAACGGCTACTGTAGACTGAACGTTAAGAACAAGGCTACCACCACTAAGAGTGACAGTGGCATGGAATCCCGAAATCGCACCACCACTTGACAGAGTCGCGAAAATAGTGCTGTCAACGTCAGTACCATTATGCATTGCAAACACCTTGAATACACGAACGTTGGTAGGTGTGTCAGACTGTCGAATATAAACATTCCATTCAGCAGCAACACCAGTAACGGTGTCAACAGCAGTAATAGATGTTACATTGGTTACTGTACATGTAAGGCTGGTAGATGCAATTGCTGCATCAAGCTTACCAACTGCAGTTGTTAGACTATCATTAGTTGCAACAAAACTTGTAGAAGAATAATTTGGAGTGCTATTACCAGCAGTCTTACCAAGATATGTGTCGATATGGCCAACTTCACCATCAAGAGCAGTGATGTTTGCATTTGCTGTATTGGATGCTTGAATGACCGTTCCATTAACGACTGCCGGGCCAATCTCAGCATCTAGTTTACCAATAGCTGTTTCAAGATTATCGCCATTAGCAACAACGTTTACTGAGCTGTAGTTTGGAAGTACATTACCAACACCAGTTTTACCTATGAACGCATTAGCATATCCTGCTTCTGCATCAAGCTTACCAGCTGCAGTTTCAAGACTGTCATTGTTGCTGATAACGTGCGTGCTAGTGTATAATGGTAGCTCATTTCCAGCAGCATCCTTGCCAATAAATGCGCGAATAAATGCATCTTCAGTGTTTGCTTGACCTAAGATCCATGTCCAATTAGTGCCATCATACTGGAAGGTCTTGCCAGCATCATCGCCACCAATAACATAAACAGCATCGCCAGCAGATTCTAGATTTAAATCTTCGGTCAGAGTCCAGTTGCCTGCAGTTCCGCTTACAACAAAAATATTCTTGTTGCCAGTAACATTAGCACCAAGGATGCGCATCCCAGCTGTAACTGGAACACCTTGGATAAAATTATCAGCATCAAGGTCTGCTTTAAGTGTAGTTACATCGGTAGCAGTTGTATCAATTACAGCAACTGGTTCACGCCACGATATACCGGTAGAAGTCACGGTTGAAACATAGTCTTCAGTAGCTACGCGCTTCCACTTATCAGTACCAACACCTTGCGCCACCTTAATGTAAAAGTCGCCAGTTGCTGTATCTGTAAAGTATGAACCGCGTGGAGCGGTAGAAGTATCATCAGCAGCTCCTGGAGCACCGATACCGGTTAGAAATTGTGCGGCTTCATCAAGCTCTAAGCCGCGGTAAATGCGAAAGAAATCAGTTGACATCGTGTCTCCTCTTTTTCAAAGATTGGTTTCAACCTATTGGTTGTTTAATATTTATCATGCGTAGTGCTGTAATCGCATTACGTCTACTTTTGTAAAGTTAAATGTATCTGTATTTGATATGCTAAGAATCATCTGAGTTGTAGCATCAAGTACATCAAACGCTACACTTATATTATCGCCAACCTTTGAGTAGCGATTCCAAATAGGATTACCTGGCTTATACACTGCTAGAATTTCTATCATGCAAATTCTGTTATCAGCAGTTTCAATAGTAACAATCCACTTGCATGTTTTATTTAACCTAGTAATGTCAAGAGAGTTAGCATTTTCAGTATTGCCAACTTCTACTGTAAGACCTAGAGTAGTATCCCCGAAATTTGATGTTGTACTTCGTTGAAAACATCGAAGCGAACCTGCGGTAATACGATGGTCAACTAGAGTTTCGTTTGCTGCCCAAGCTCTTGGTGTGGTAGCTTCCCATCCTCTGCCTGCTGGATCAACGATAAGAACATCTCCTGTTCTACCAATGATCTTAATGATCTCATGTTGAAAAGGTGCAGAAGTGGTTTCTAATGTAATTAGAAACCACTCACCAGCATTAGTTGGTTGCGGGAAAAATTTCCCAAGCCCAGGTTGAACTTGAATAACTAAATCAGTTGGCGAGACATCGTTTTGAAGTAACGCAACCGCATTGTTAGAAAAAAGTTGTAGAGAGCAATCACTCATTCAGCACGGCCCCCAAATTTTTTAGCTAACGCTAAAAATGATGTTCGTGTTTTTGGTTTAGCTTTTAAAGCGGCGGCTTCAAATGCATCAGCATTCTCAAGTGGAATGAGAACCTTACCAGTCTCAAAGCCTATTTTTGCTTCAAACAACTGGTATTTCTTCTTAGGAGATTTTATCTCATCTTCAAGATTAGCGAAAAAATCAAGCTTTGACATAGCGTTTCCATATTATATGGGTATATTTAGTGCTTATAGTACAGTTAACGCGACGGTAATGATAGATATTAACATAGCAGCAATAGTTAAAATCTTATATCTGTTTAAGTTTTTCTTTAGCTCTTCAATTTCTTGTTTTTGAAAAATAATCATGTCATTATGTGCCGCAGTGTGCGCTTTTAAAGGATTAAATTTTTCCTGAAGAAAAGTATTAAATTCTTCGTGTGTATAAATTTCTTGACCAAGCATCTTCATATTTAGACTCCCGCATAATCCTTATACATTGCCATAAAAACGTCTCTGTCAAAGTTATTTCCACCTAAAGCACGCTCAATATCTAAAATTTGTTTTAGACGATAGTAATTTCCTTGATCGTCTTTAATAAGCAACCCTTTATTTACACCAAGTAATTTTGATTTTAGCTTTAGTGATTCTACCTTAGCGCTTGATTTCTGATCTTCATCAGAAATACTATTCTTAAGGACAATAATGGTATCATCAGGCTGAGGAAGATGCTGTTCTCTAAAAATTTTTCCAAAAGCTCTGAACACTTTTGAACTGCGCTCGTATTCTACTTTTGTCCCATTTATCTCTGCGATGTCGAAGAAGTAAACAAGAATAACTTCTTTTGCAGGAGACTTTGCGTAAACTGCCGGTCCACCCTCTTTATAGTTGGTGTACTCTATAACGCGTAATTTATTGCCATCTTTTGTAAGAATGGTATCTTTGTGAATAGGAACTACTAACATTAGTCTTCCTTAACGTAGTTTCGTATAAACCTAAGAACCGTGTCTGAATCAAATTCTGCTGCAGAAGCTTTAGTGGCATATTCTTGAAGTTCTGAGTCATTCATTTCATCTGGGTAATATCCTCCAGACCATCTAACAAAATCCTCGATAATTTGTTTCTCGTGTTCTGGTGTTAAATCAACAATCTCACCAGGTTTATAAACGGGCTCAATATACATTTCATCCATAGTTTCTTGCTCACGTATTTGAAGCAAGTATGGCTTAAAGCTTATTTTTGCCGGTCTATTTTCATCAAAATCTTCAGAAACTCGTTGCTTACTTTTATTTTTGTAATTACGAGGAACATGATGTTCGTATTCGTGTCTTGACATTACTCCTGTCCTTAGTGTTTATTATTAATGAGAAAATATTTATTTAGTTTTTTCAAGCTGAATGATCGTAGGTTTAAGGCACTTTGGATCATTCTTATTTCTTAATCTAACTCTATAACTACCATTAGTAAACTTCAAATATACTTCAACAGATTTCCGTTCTTCAGAAGGGTAAAGAATTTTAACTATCTCAAGATCTTTTAAAAGATTTTGCGCTAAGTATTCTTTGTCTATCTTCATTGCTTCCCACCCATTTCTTTTCTCACGAAGATAGATATATCCTGTGCCCCACATATTTTCAAGAAGTGCGTACGCTGCAGAATTGGGTGTAAGCTTCTTGTTAATAGTTTCTTCTGTAGTAAATGATGGTTTTTGTTTTGTTTGGTAAGATTTTAAACCAGCTGTAATCTTCTTTGAATCCAAATTAAAAGGGGCTAACCATTTATTCCATAGCGGGTTAGATGTATTAGCATTCAAATTATCATCAAAGATGCTCGCGATACCAAATTGCGCGATGTTTGTGCCATTCAGGTTTTTCAATGAGATATAGTGTTCATTACCATTCTTCATTCTGATAATAAGATCAGCAATAATCTTACCAATCTCATCTGAATCATTTATGTTAGCACGTCGAGTTTTTCCTTGACGCTTTGAAATAATATCAATTTGGTCAGGAGTAATAGAAGGTTCAACTGATTGAATAGCTTCAAGTGCTTTTTTGGCTTCTACATTATCATCTATACCAGCGATGAAATTATTGAGATTAAACAAGATTTCATTTTCAAATGATTCACCTTTATTTGCTCCTGCAGCAATTACTACATCATACGTGATATTGTCGACATCAAACTGAATGCTTGAAAATTTTTGCGAGTGAAGTGATTTCGCATTTACTTTAACGTTTTTTATTTCAAGCTGTTGTTCTTTAATAGATTTTATTTGCGACAATGTTTCATTTAGTAGATTGTTAGTATTTTTTGAATCTACAGGCATAATACGAATTTGATACGCACCAGTATTTTTAAACCCCTCACCACGGCGCTTCCCATCACGGATTGGAAGCCTATTTGCAAGAAATTCAAAAATTATTTGTGAAACTTTACGTGGAGTTTTTTCTAATGAAAGGTTACCAATATTCATCTCCATTTCCCTTAAGGGCTTTTTCAGCAGTCTGAATAATATCAATCATGACGTAATTTCGATACGCCTTCTTTAAGAGATTAAGAACACGTGTTACATTTTCTTTATAATCATTTGAAGGTTCAAGTCCAAGTTTTTCTAGAAACTTAAAGAATACTTCATTTAAAAAAGATTGCTGTTTAGCAACGCTAAGCATGTGAAAATGTGTACTTGGCAGCTTAAGACCTGCAGCTGATGCAAGAAAATCAATAGTTTTAATGTTTGACTTTTCAACTATTCTGCCTTTAACAAGTAAGTCAGTTTCTAAAGGTTTAAGATCAGCAGGATTGATTGTTGATCTAAATTCTTCAGCTGTAAGCTCATGAATTTTACCTTTTGATTTTGATGTATCAGAATTAGCAAATTTTGAATGACGAACATCACGTCTCAATATATTGAGAAATTTCTTTAGTGAATCGGCTCTTTTCTTAACATCTTGATTACTAATTAAATTGTCAGCACTAAGATCATCATTCTCTAGATTATGTAAATTTTTCTTATAAAAATCAAGTAACTTATCAAATTCATGAATAACTTGTGTCGTAGTACTGTCTAAAACAAGTTTTCTAAACTTTGGTATATCTTGGGCAATTTGTGCCGCACGAATGATTTTAAAGTTAGAATCATTAATTTTAGTGAGATCACCAAGATCAGAAGGAACTTTCATAGTTTTCACAAAATCATCTGCAGCTTCAATCGCTTTGTTCAGTTCTTCATTATCATGTGATTCAACTGCTTCCGGGTCAACCTCACCTTTAACAGTATACTTTTTAACAATACGTGCTGTATATGTGCCCGGTTTCAGAATAATTTCACCTTCATCACCATGTTTTAAAGCTATGCCATTTGCCGATAATCTGCGCATATCAATCAGAATATCTTCTGGCCTAGCAAAAGTAGAGATGACAAATCCAAGAGCGCCATCAATGGCTTGTTGTTTCATAGAACGATCTAGCCATTGAAGTGTGGCATCAAAACTGCTTGATGCTGGCCCATACATAGCAAATCGCTCTGCTATGTTTTTATCAACCGTCCAGCTAGAAGGTCTATTCCATGTTAGATCAACTTCACGCCCGCCATTTTTAATAGATTTTAGGAATTTAATTCCATTACCTTCTTCCAACGTACCATCATATGATTTTTCTGACTTTAAATCATGTTCCTTAAACAAGATACCACGATACACTAGCACTCGCTTGTTTGGGCGAAGATTAGGAATCGACATAAGTTCCTTTTGAGCCCATGGAGATAGAACATGGCGGCTGGTGTTAGAATTTAGCCAGTCCTCAAGCTCGCGTTTCAACTTAGACGACATTGATCCACGCTCTACATAAGCGTATTCCTTGAAAAGCAGTTGTACAAATTCGCTCAACCACTCAATGTTTTCATCCGTTAATTCATTTGCTCTTAAAGTTCGCCATCTTTTGAACTCAGAAACACCAATGTCACGAATGTTGTTGCGTGTTTCAACGAAATTGCGCACATTTTCATTATTGAAAATATAGTATTTCAACGTCGCAAGAAATGTTTCTGGGTTCTGAATGTCAGAAAGCTTTAAGTCCTTTTTTAGAACTTGAGATACACGTTTATCTTTTTGAATAGCTTTTTTTACCTCAGAAATACTAAGGCTAGATGCTTCTTGTAAGAGTAGTAGTTTTAGTAACATAATGTGAATTTTAAAGTTTTCCAATACCCTTATTTACTGAAATCATGGCAAAAGGTGATTTGCATTTAGTACAGTGGGTGTAATTTGAGCTTCATTCCATTATCCAAAGATAATGATCTAGATAAGGATACTTAGCAAACACGGTTTCGATGATATCAGAAATGATAGTCCAATCACCACCGCCAAATCCTGCACCAATTTGTGGATAATGAATTCCAAGTGATCCATTGAAGTTAGAAGCAATTTCCGCAATGGTTTTGAACACCATATCAATTGCTTGATAGCTTACGTACTTTTTTCCATCTTTTCCAAAATCAAGCTGCGTGATAGCATTCGCGATTATGATATGATTATCACTATCAGCATATGGAATAACCTTACCAAGCAATTCTGGATTACCGGCGCCTTTCATCTTTACGTAAGCGCTGTATTCATCAAAAGCTCCAGGCCATTTGTTTCGAATAGCCATGGCTACTCCAGAACCCATTACACCATGAGCATTGCAACCATGAACAATAATGTTGTTTTCATGTGTGTGAGCAGTTGTGATATCACCAAAAATGATCTTTTTCATAGATGATCATCTTTATAAATTTGTATTGCTTTATGATACGACTTAGCTTTTTCTTTTCTAGCCTCAGCAGCCCAGTGCGTCATCATTATGTCAAAAGCCATTTTAGATATTTCTGTTGATAATTTTTCTTCTGACATAACAGACTTTAAAAGCTGAATAATAATTGGGTCATCATTTAATGAAATTTCACCCCATGGCTCAACCTGACGTTTAGTTCGGTCTCTTAAGTTGTGCACCGCAACCTTAGCTGAGAATGGAGCATTCATTGGACAAATATACACCCAATAAGAATAAACACCCTTTGCTTTTGGTAATAGCATAAACGAAATACCGCCATCTCTTTGTGGCACAATAGTAAATGACTTTGAATCAAATCTTACTGGCCTTAAATGACGAAAAATTTCATTTATCTGCGCTTTTGAGGATTGGAATTTCTGTTGCATTTAAACTGATGTAATGTTCTTGGAGTTTTTCAAGCTCATCATAGATAGACTTCTCAACACTCACAAAAAAATCAAGGTTGTCAACAATGTTCTCAAATGCTGGATCAGACCCAGCAATCCATGATGGATTGTTATGAGATCCTGACCACCTTACAGTAATATCTCTGGAAAGCACTGTGACCCAGCTCTTATCAGTGTCAACTCTCCATTCTAGATCACCAAATTTACCTTTATTAATTTGGTCATGATCTATATTTTCCATCCAAGTAACGAACTTACGTGGAATGCTTTTAAGCAGCTGTTTTGAAATAGAATCTTTAGGAACGAAATTTAACATATTAAACCGCCATTGGTGCTTTAATAGCTGGGTGAGATTCGTAGTTCTTTAACATGATATCGTTCATCGTGAACTGGTTAATATCCATTATGTTAGGGTTCAGAACTAAGGAAGGCGCCTTGAAGGGTGTCCGTGTAAGCTGTTCTTTTACCTGTTCAATGTGATTAAGGTAAATGTGTGCATCGCCAATTGTGATGATTAAATCTCCAACCGTCTTACCAGTTACCTGTGCTAACATATGTGTTAGCAACGCATAACTGGCAATGTTGAATGGCAGTCCAAGAAACAAATCATTTGAACGAATGTACACCTGACAACTAAGACGTCCCTTTTCACTGCAATGAAACTGCGCGAACATATGACATGGTGGAAGTGCCATCTGATCAAGCTCGCCAGCGTTAAACGCACTCAAGATCATTCGACGGTCTGCCGGATTTGACTTAAGTGAATGAATGATATTAGCAAGTTGATCAACTTCCCAGCGCTGAACTTTTGCATTAAAAAACGTGATAGTCTTATTTGGATCATCGTGTTGTACAGCATGACCTGCTGAATCTAGCTTAAATCCTCGCCATTTTCTCCATTGGACTCCATAAATGCGTCCGACATCGCCATCAAATTTTGCTTTGTGTTTCCAGTAATCGGCTTGCGCGTTCGCAGTCCAAATGGTGATTGCGCTTGCATCTCTAGTACCATGTTGGATTTCAGCAAGCCGGCGCTCATCTCCGCTTCCTTCAATGAACCACAGTAGTTCTGCAACCAACGGTTTCCAAAACAATTTCTTTGTTGTAATGGCTGGGAAACCGTCATTTAAATCACAGCGAATCTGTCGACCGAAAACTGAGCGAGTGCCAACACCAGTACGATCCATACGATCTTCTCCATTGAGAAGAACATCATTAAGCAGTTGAAGATATTGTTGTTCCATTTTTATATCGATATGATGCTGTCAATGTCAATGTCAATTTCATTACCTGTAGATTCAACAAAAACTACATTCCAACTATCGTACTTCTTTGGAATGTAGGCCTTGAAATACAAGGGGGCGTGAATTACAATGTCTCTGCCATTGTGAGTAATTATCAAGTCAGCATTTTTTTCATCCAAGAGTGGATTAAGAACAACTAGTTCTTTAGCAAGCTTTGTAATTACATCGTCAAGAGCGGCAAGAATAGCAGCATCGATAGGTGATGAAGACATTTTGATATAGTATGAGTTTAATTAAATTTTATTTATTCAATGATGATTTCATTGAACATCATTAACAAGATCTAATATGTTTAATCCGGCTTTTGTTCAGAAATCTCTTTATATTTTTCCATGAGCATTTTAATGTCACTGGCAGGATAATCACTAAGCTTCATAATGTTAGGTGTAACCCTTAGAAAACAGTCACCACGGTGGGAACACTTTTCATTTTTCCAATAGCCACGTTCCTTAATCTTCAGCAACTTACCTGCGCCTAGACCCTCAGGAATCCGAACTTGTACTACATCGCCGTCAATGCACGTATATTCAACAAAACCTCCGCAGATCATTTTGAACGGAGAAACGCCTATGTTAACGTAGATATTTCCTTTACGACTCAGATCATGACGCCCATCATCATAGTCATAGTTTGGATCATTTTTTAGATTTGCAAGAACATGATAAACAACACCATTCGGCACGGTAAAAGATCCAACGCGTTGGTCTTGTTGAATTCCTGGTGGAATATCTAGCGTAACAGATTGACCAAACTGATGAAGGTGTATGATCTTTTGCGCACCATGATACGCGTCATGCAGATTAATATCAACCATTGCAGTTCGGATATTAGAAAACCCCTCATATTGGGTAAACATCGTTCCACGTAAAAAATCTTCAAAGAATGAGGTGTATTTGTTACCTGGGCTTTTTGCATCATACACCCGTCGCTTGGCAGAATCGCTTAGTGTTTCATATGCTTCATTGATGTCTTTAAATTTGCTTTCATCGCCACCTTCACGATCTGGATGGTACTTCATCGCTAACTTACGATAAGCAGACTTAATTTCTTCTTCAGTGGCATCTTTAGCTAGGCCTAGAATAGCGTAGTAATCTTTCATTTTTTTACAAACTATGTTATTGTTTTACTGCTTTACGAATTGACCATAGCATAGCCATGCTAGCCATAAGAATAATGATAAGAAAAACAAGAATTGAGGCTACCGCATATGCTTTAATGTATAGCAAATACGCTAGCGCTAAAAAGTTGTACAATGTGCTAACAAACACTTTCCATGGCTTTGGCATTGTCACTTCAGCTGATTTCATCATCTCAACATCATCCATATTACGCAATACCGTAAAAATACCAATCAAAAAGAAGATGATGGTAAAAATCAACAACGCGCTGTAGATGTATAAAAATACGTTGTACTGAGTGACAGCATGCAATGCTAGCAGCATTGGCATAAATGAAAATGCAAGTGTTTTATAGAAAAAATTTTCCATTTGTTGAATTAGGTGCTAAGTTAGTAAACGTACTTGAATTCTTTCAATTCACGCTTGTACATCGCCTGCGCTGTGTCAGCTTCCAGGCCAGCAAGATGTTTCTTTTCCTCATCAATTTGTTTCTTTAGCTCATCAATCTTGTCCTTGGTAAGGTTCCACATTGCCATCTGAAGAAGACGGTCGTAATCCTCGAACTTGTTCTCTAAAAGCATTTTGACGAGATCTTCTTTTTTCTTGTTCTTAAAAGCATCAACGTTCGATAGGTAAAAGAGAATGAAACGAAGCTTCTCATTCATCCAACGAATCGATTCGGTGGTTTCAGCAATCAGCTTCTGTCGACGATCTTCATAGCGAGCAACTCGCCACGCCACGAACCGCTCAATGATATCCTCGACGGTTTCAAAACGCTCAAGAATTCCATTTTCATTCCACAGTGTTAGGTTTTCAGTATCGCGGCTGATTAGTTTGAACTTCTTGAGGAGCTCTTCATGATCAAGAGCTGTTGTGCTGCGGGGGCACGTTACCACAAACTCAAAACCTTCCTCAGTTGAACGGTCTTCAAAATCTTTGATGAAACCCGCATCTTCTAGCTTCGTCAAATGTTCTTTGTAAGTGTCAAGATACACACCAATGGGGATTTCGGTGATCTTGATAGTAGTACTATTCACTACTTCAAGCTTGCCTGTAATAATGACTTGACCTGTTTCAGCACTGCGAACGATCGTACCAGAAAAACCACGATACCATGGTGTCAACATTCCTTTAGTAAGCTTCTTACCGTCCAAAACTTTCATGCACGCGTCCCGAACTTGTTCAGGATGATAGTTCATGATCAAGCAAGCATGACCTGTTCCAGTACCTTGCGCTCCATTGATGAGCATCATCGGTAGCAAAGGAATGTAGAACTTAGGTTCGATCTTTTCGCCATCAACCATGTTGTTCTCAAGAATGGAGTCATCCTCCTTCTTGAAGAGCTGACGAAAGTACGGAGAGAATTTTGTGAAAATGTATCGACCTGCGGCAGCTTCTTTAGTCAAGCGAGAACCGAACTGTCCATTTGGCATGAAAAGGTTCATGTTGTTGGCGCCAGCATAGTTAGTCGCCATACCAATAATGGTACCTTCCATTGAGCCTGTGCCGTGGTGGTAGTCAGTAGCTGCGGCAACTTGGGCTGCAAGGCGTTCCACCTGAATTTCAGGAGCATTCTCACCACGAAGTTGCACGCCATATACTGCTTTTCGCTGTGATGGTTTCATGCCATCAAACAGAATAGGAATTGACCGCACATTGTCATACAACGAGAACTCCTTAAACGCAGAGTTCATAAAGTGCTTAACACGAATTCGACGACCAGCAGCGTGTTTTGTCATGTTTGAAATAGATTTATTTGCCATGTGTAATTATAATTAGGTTAATGTATCGTGTAAACTTATTTTGATTTTATCGATTATTTTTAGATGTTGTCAATAATCTTCATATCATTTTTTACTATCATTTTTATTAGTAAATGGATCAACAATCCAATCGCCTACATGATCAATCATAATGAACATCACCAACAAGAATACAACTGTGATTAAACCGATAATACTAGCACCAAACTCAGTCATTCCAACAACCAGTCCATAAAGCATCACAGCTTTCTGCACGAACGCAAAAATAATGATTGTTAAAATGATGAGCGCTACAGCAATCAGAAATTTAATAACTTTCATACAGCTTCCATGATAAAATCCTCAAAATTTGCCGCGCCAGTTTCTAGCCATTTCTTGCGATCATCAGCGCGCTGGCTGTTGAATGCTAGATCAATAGCATCTTTGTCTTCCTTGTCAGCCATCTCAATCTTGAACAGATAGTTATCCATGTTTTCAAAATAGTTCTTGAACTCGGCGGCAGTGCTCGTACCAAGTCCTTTGTAGTACTTATGGGTCCAACCTTTTAGCTTCTGCCCATCCGTCTTTTCCCATTCCTTGAACTCGCGCTCCGTGAAAAATTCCAGAACCGTCTTGTCTTTTAGAATTACTTTTACCAAAGGAGTGCGAAATACGCAAATGACACCAAGATCAAACAACTCCGGCCAAAAATGGTCAAATAGATTCATTAGCAACCCAGAGATATGTGCTCCATCAACGTCTGCATCTGTCGTGAAAGCAATGCGACCAAATCGAAGCTGAGCGATAGAGGTAACCTTCTCACCAAGCTTCAAACCGATGATTGTTAGAATCTTCTTGATTTCCTCGTTTTCTAAAATTCGCTTTGTGTCTTTTTCTCGAACGTTCAACGGCTTACCACGCAATGGGAAGCTTGCAATATATGGATTCTTACCACGCCCAGCTTGGACAGATTTTGCAGCGGAATCTCCTTCTGTCAGAAAGATGACGCACTTATGACGTTCTTTTTTCTCAAAGGCGTCAGAAAACTTTTCAACACGGCGGGGATCAGCTTTATCAGTTTCCTTATTAAGCTTGCGTAGCTCTCTCATTTCTTCCTGGTATTGCTTTGCAGCTGCCCAGTCAAGAATGTTCTGTATGATCGTTGACTTGACGATCTTATTAATCATCTTGTCAGGCGCTGTCCAGCTTGTTTTATAGTCCTTGACCTCGGTGATAAGATCGTCTTTTGTTTGGCTTGAATAGCGTGGATTCACGATCGAGCAATCAATGAACAGCGTCATGTGCTGACGCAGCTCAGATGGCTTAATGTCCACCTTGTGCTTCTTTTTGATGTATTCGCGGATGCGTTCCCAAATCTGCATGCCCACGTACAAAACATGAGTACCACCGATCTTCGTGTGCGTACCATTTACGAAGGAGATGTGCTGAAATCCATCCTCAGAACTTGCTACACCTACCTTCCAGTGCTCAGTTTCATCGTACGCGTATTCACCATCTTTGCCGACAAACATCTCAATGTAGTCCTTGAACGAGCGCGTCATCACACGAGTCCCGTTGAAGTAAACCTTTAGGTGTGTGTTTACAGCGGCAACTTGATAGACACGAGCGATGAGCATGTCTAGGTTGTCTTGGTCAATACCAGTCATTCCCAGCTTCTCGAAGTCGGGAATGTATGTGATCCGCGTGAATCCTTTGACACCTGCTGCAGATTCAACCTTTGCGGGCTTGCGATTTTGAGAGTTGTCCTCAAAGATCATCTTGAACTTGTTCTTGCCATCACAGGTTTCGACCACGAACTTGCGGGAGAAGATGTTCGTCAGAGCAGCACCCTCACCGTTTTGTCCGGTAAGCATTGCTTGATCGTCATCGTCGAAGTTAGAGCCAGCGCGAAGTTCAAAGATCATCTCAGGAACCCACTGGTTGTACTCAGCGTGCTTGACAACCGGGATACCGCCGTTGTCGAAGATGCTGATCTCGCCCTTAGATTGATCAACTTCAACGCGGATCGTATCGAGATGCTTGCCCTCAGGCCGCTTTGAGTGGTCAGCAGAGTTGGAGATGACTTCATCGAAGAGTTTCAGGAAGCCAGGGTTGTAGGTGACTTCACGGCGAACCATCGAAACGTCGGTTGCCGACTTGACAACAGGAATGTATTCCTGTGAAGTGTGAGGCGTGATTGAACCGATGTAGCGTCCAGGCCTCAATAGGCAATGTTCAATCTCCGATAGCTTACGAAATTTCTGTTCAATCGTCTTGTCTTTTGTCATGAGGTCTCGTTGTTAGTTAGATGTAGATTATTTTATTACGCAGGATGTCCTGTGTAAACTGATGTCAGTAAGAATCAGGACCATTCAGGTCGCAGTATCTTTCTTTTTCATTTCGCGATTGTAGTTCTGGTATCCAGTAGCTCGGGCTGTGCTGTGATCTAGATACCAGACAATATATTTTTATTTCTAGTATTGAAAATGATTTTATCGGTACCATCACTAAAATATATTGAAAAACAAGTTTAGCGATTCATACACATGACTAAAGATCGTGTATTTTTCTCACTTTACTACTTTTATAAATAAAAATTATACTATGAATCTGAAAATGTAAACATCAAAAATTGTGTAACCATTTGTGAAATTATAATATGAAAGTAGCAGAACTGTTTGAAGCATGGTTTGATCCAGCACAAGGACAACATGATGTGCTCAAACCCGAATCTAAGAAAATTGATGACACGAAGGATGATGAACATCTCGTTCAAATCATCACTGAGAACTGTGGCGAGATGCTAAAGGCCTATCAACAGACTGGCCTAGTTCTGTACCGTGGAATCCGCGATGAAACTGTTGTCATCAAGTCAAAGATTCATCAAGACCGCAAACCAGTTGAAATGGAAGAGAAGTCGCATCAGAAGCTGCACCAGGCATTTCTTGCGGCTGGTCTCAAGGCTACTCGCATGAATTCCATTTTCTGCACAACAAATATTGACAAGACTAGAGCCTGGGGATCAGTCTATGTCATCTTCGTGAAGGACGGTTGGACTGGCACAGTGTTTGAATCCGTGAAAGATGGCTACACGTTCTTCAAGATGCGGGAAATTGGAAGTGGTGATGACATAGAGCGCATGAAGGAGGAAATCCTCAAGATGCGTCCAAAATCATTTAGCTCTACATCAGAGCTAGCAGAAGTTCTTAAGGGTAGGTATGATGATGTGCTTATCACTGGTGATAGTTACATTGCTGTCAGAAACTACTACTTTAAAGACAAGTTAGCTGAAAAACTAGAGATTAAACTGAAATGAGTGTAGCAGAACTTCTTGAAGAGCACAAGGAAGCTGCTTAAGCTCACCAAAGATGACTTCAAACGTCTTCAAGGAACGACTTGCAACGAGTTTACTCACTTGTCAAGAACTACATGTTTTATCTACAACACATATCTCATCACGATAGGTTCAGTGGCTTGGGATATGGTCAATCCAAAGATGGTAAAAATTGGCACAGATGATGAATCTTAAACTGAGGGGATGATAAGATCCTAACGGATTTCTTCATGACACTCATACAAAACAATCTATACATCGTCATTGGAATTCGAGATGAAGAAGAGTCAATCAAGATCTTCTAGGCCTACCTTTATAGGATAAAGGTAGGCCTAGAATTATGTGCTCTACTGCACGATTTAAATTACTGCTGCAACGGCTGCAACAATATCAGCTTGAGACGCCTTGTTATCAACAGATACCCCAAAGTGGGCTGCGGTATCTAGAAGTTTCGGCATGTTTGCTGGCGAGAGAGCAATGCCTTTACCTTCCTTGATTGAAGACATCCACACAGGTCCAAACCTGAAGCCTCGAGGACCTTTTTCATGTACTTTCACAGTCCTCATTGACTTGGCAATCTTCAATTTAGCACCCTTACTCTTTTCCGTGAATTCAGCAATAGCTTCTTCAGCCTTGACTTCAGTAATAGCTACTTCAGTTTCAGCTTTATCTTCAGTGATAGTTGCTTTGGTTTTAGCCTCTACTTCAGCAATAGCTGCTTCAGCTTTAGCTTTGTTTTCAAACCACTTTCGTGTAGGAAGCCCAGCAACAGTAGCAAGAGCGTTGTACTTGGCGATCAGTTCATTCAGCGTCATTTTAATTTCCTTTCATCAAAAGAATTGTGTTTGCGTGTTAGTTCACGGTTTGGTCGACACGAATCTAAATTGTTGCGGTATTCGACCTACTATACCACAACAATATCAAAATGTGTTTTTATAGCGTTTTGGAAATTTCTGCACAAAGAGCACTTGCTTCCATCGTTTCTGGGTTAGCAATACCAACCAGCAAAGCTTGATGATTGAGCTTTGCGCGGTTTGCAGGAGCAACCGCAATACCTTTGCCTTTTTTAACAGATTCATTCCAAATAGGGCCAAATGAAAAACGAATGCCATTTGCCGCTGCAATCTTAACACGAGCACCCTTAGGGCTCGACTTGATCTTTAGCATTTTTTCAACAGGCTCTGCCGTCATTTGCTTGACCAAAGAAACGATTGCCATTTGACCTTCTTGATCAACTTGAGCTTCGGCTTCCAAGACAGCTTGCTCAAAACCATCAGACTCTTCAGTCATGCCATTTGGAAGCTTTGCAACGATGCGTTGCAAGATGGTCTGAGAAACCAGATCATTTTCGATGTAGGGAATATTGATGATGTTTGCGATTTGTTTCAGCATTTGGACGTTACTCCTGTGGTTTAATCGATAATTGAATTATAACACAACCTGAGCAAAATTGTGCAGATAAATTGTAACCAATTGAAAACTGTATCACAAAATGTAACAATTACTGATCAGGTTAAGTTACTGGTATCGTGTCTGGAACCTGAACCTTGTCATGGTAACGAGGTTCTTGACAGTCAAATTAGTATCTACACAAGGAAAATGAACACAGACGTATTCATACAACAGTGTTATATCGGGCTGCGAACGCAGCCCGATATAACACTTGTAACAAATGCTTGGATGAATATTTCAGGGGATACTAAAAAAATAGTCTGGGAATATTCCATCCATTGGTGCCACACCAACTACACCATTACGTGTAATGGTGCCCCACCATGGAATCCATTGCCCGACTTCATTCAACAATACAGAACTAGTACCAGTTGTTTCGTTGTATGCTTGCAAAACTCGTGTTTTGTAAAAACCAATGGGATTCGTCGAGTCTGATGTTCTACCAACGTAAACTACGTTTTGACCATTCCTATGCACGACGTTAAAGCTTAATACAACGCCCTGCCCAGGGACTGCTGGGATCACTTTTTTAGTATTCCCGAAATTTCCAGTTGCATCCCCGTAAAAAATAGCAGTTTCGGCAGTGCATCCTACATAGTCAGTGCAATCTGGAGTTGCCTCATGACCGCCAGCAATAAGGTCAAGAATACCATCACCATTTACATCGACCAGTTCGACCGAGAAAAATGGACCCGGGGTCACATTTTTTATTCTCGTCTCATCCTTTGTAAACGTACCATCTTTGTTGTTTAATAATACAAAGAGAGGGTGGGTTAGATTAAAATTATTTGTCACCACTATGTCTACCCAACCATCGCCGTTCACATCAGCAGCGGTAGCTCCATGGTAAAATCCTGCTTCGTCAGTTGCATCGGTTACAGTAAATCCACCTTTGCCATCACTAAGCAGCAATTTACTTTTCTCGCCAAGCCATATCCCATTGACAGGAGCATCATATCCGTGACATGCGACAAATACATCAGGCCAACCATCGTTGTTAAAATCTGCAACAACAGCTTTACGCGGATGCAAGCAACCTTTGTATGTAGGGCCAACTTGGGTTAGCGTTCCTGTTGCTGGATCCCGTCGCCAAAACTGAAAATCACTTTGATACTTGACATCAAGCGTTACGACACTATACGGAATACTGGTGTTGTAATTCTGCTTTGCCGTAAAGATATCAATGTTTCCTGTCTTAAAGAAATCAGCAGTGCCCCACGCTACTTGACCAATACCAATTTGTACTGTCGCAGGAAAGTTAATATGCGACATGCCATAGCCATTCGCGTTCTCATAACTCGTCTTAAATGCAGGAATTGGTGTTGTGACAACTGGTGTTGTTGTGACAACTGGTGTTGTTGTGACAACTGGTGTTGTTGTGAAATCTCCGCCACCACCGCACGCTGTCAATACAGCGATAATACCAATCATCATCAAATTTCTCATTTTCACTGTTAACATTTTAAACCTCCAAAAACAATATGAAGCTGATATAATGCATCAGTTATTACAAACACTAATTACTCTAATTACAGACTCTCATCAGTGTAATGAGTTTCATCAATATTCTGGTCGAATCAATAATCAATAATCAATAATGTATGTTGTCAGTTCCAGAGCATGAAGAAATCTAGTTCAACCCATCCTAAAAAATTTTTCCTAATATTATTATACCATAAATATTGCACAGATATAAAAAGATATTGTGTTTTTAAAGAGACACAGGATTATAAGTTTCTACATTATCTTTCGCGACACTAATAACAATGTTCCAACTACTTTCATTTGCAGAATCATTTAACTCTATGCTGTTAGAAGACAGAGTAGAGTATATCACTAATAAACAAGGTGATAATCTTTGGGATGCGTACATGCTGGACAGAGGTGCTGGTAAACCAAAATTAAAGAACGCAGCTGAGGTAGTAAAATATCTGGCTAACAACATCTCGGAAAAACATCTTCAGAAAATTGCTAATTGGTACCAACAGGGTGATTTCTCTCTTGAAGATGCAAGCAAGATCAAGAACTCTATTGAAAAATTCGAGAAACTTAGAAATAAGCTTGAAAAGAAGGATCTGAATAAGTATGCATCATCCGCTGAGCTTGATGATGCGCTCGCGCCATTTAACACTGATGATGAAAAATCTAACAAGCAGTTAAATCGTGAGTACATAGAAAAGCTCTTCAAGGAAAAACAGGCGGAATTATTTTATGAAGGCGGTGGCGTTAAAGTTATCATACCGCATACGGAAGAAGCAAGCAAGTGTTTTGGTAAAGGTACGCGGTGGTGTACTGCTGCTAATAAAGATAATCTGTTTAACTATTACAGCAAACCTTGGGCTCCATTGTACATTGTGATTACCGATGATGGTAAGAAATACCAGTTCCATTTTGCAACAGACCAATTCATGAATGCGGCAGATCAACCAGTTGATCTAAGTGAGCTTGCACACAAATACCCAGTTCTCTACAAGATTTTTGACGAAGAAGCTAAAAAATGGGGTGTTATTGAGCTGATTGACCCTAAGAAGCTTACAAATGATTTGTTAGCTAAAATCTTTGAAAATGTTCGTAAAGCATTCGCTAAACATCCAATTAAAATTGTTGATTGGATTAATAGAAGCTTTGCTAAATCAAACATAAAGCTTAACGATACCATTAAGAATGGTTTGATTGAACTGTTTGATTATTTTAATAACCCTAAACACGTTACATATGTTTCATTATTGAAAGAATGCAAAAAAGTATTTCTTAAGTTTGAACCAATGGAATTGATAGAATTAGCTAAAAAGAGCTATGGTTATTCTAATGACCAAGTGCTTTTTATCATTACACATGATCGTGAATACGTTGAACACATCTATAAAGATAAGAAAGCATTCCAAGAATTAATAAACTTTATTGTTTACCAAATTAAACATCATGAAGAAGATGACATTTACTATGAACACATGCTATCAACCATACGGGTCATTTTAGGTTATGATTTTGATCTTAAAAAATGGTTACCTGATGGTTTTAAGATATTTTGAATTTTGTCCACACATCTTAACGGCGTGTAGTATAATGAACTAAACACTGCTCAGTCAAAAGTAAGATTATTACCTGATAAGGTATGAACCTTCTGCAAGATCACAAATAAGAAAGTAGAGAGAATTTTTTTCGTACTGATGATCTTGCAGTAGAAACCAAAAGGTGCTCCAGAAGCTACAAATAGCACATGTGTCTTTGGTTTCTGCGATGTTAGCATATCGATCAGCTTCCATAAGCTGCTGCGCGAGATAAGGAAAATACTCCTCATCAAAGATCTGTCTTAGTACCTGACGATGAAGTCTAACTGCATCATGAGCGTTCATTTTGAAACCTTCATTACTAGTATCTTTGTGTCTCCTTTGTACATGACTCTTGTCTCGTCTATTTTAGAGTACCCTGCCTTTTTAATGTAGTCAAAGACAAGCACATGCCGAATAGAGCCAGCACAACTCGCTACTTGCTTTTCTCCGTGAGCATCAATCCTCATAGTCACATCAGAGTTATCTGTGACACGCTCACCTGTTACATCCTCAAATTGTTTGCGGCATTTGTCCCAGAATTTCTGCTCATCTTCTTTAAGTCGACGCGAGTTAAAAATCTCAGTAAAGAAAATTGTCGTTCGTGGTGCTACTTCACATGCCCCTTCGATATATGGATACTTGGCGCATGTCATGATAGCAGTACTCGACGATGTTGGCCTTACGACTGATAACGATTCTTTCAGATTGCCATCTGAGCACATGGTAGAACCAAGAACGAATCCTGCAAATCCTGCTTTCGCACTCAACGAAAGCATCATAAGCGTCGCAAAAAAGATCTTTTTCATTTTATAGTTTCCTTACTGGGGAGCCAATTGAGGTAACGATCTGGTATCCTTTGATGATGTCATCATCAAGTAAACGGTCACCAAGCTCATTGAGCAGATAAACGTTTTCCTCTGTAGAGATGACGATCTTGTTGTCAGCGCCCTTTGCAATGGCAACATCACCATCGAGGTGCTCGATAAGTAGCATGAAAATCTTGTTCATTTTGCAAACCCATGCTTACAAATTTGTTCTCGAATGTGATTGATCCCATAAAGTGACTCATTCACAACCACCTCACCACGCTTCGTTCCCCGAACTCCAGCAACGCGGCGCCATACACGGTATCTACCAACATGCGCTACATTTTTAGCCTCGAACTCCCCAAAAACTGGATGTTTTAAGATAAAATGACCATTTCCAATTTTTGTTACTTCTACTTGTTTCAGAGCTTCTTGATGGCGACGATCAAGCTCTTCATCAATCATTGACAGGTTTTTGATAAGCTCTTCACGACGGGTGCGAAGGTAAACATCAGAGCAATTCATAATTTTTTCCATATTCATTTCTGGAACTCCTTAAACAGATGTCAACAGATATTCTGCCCGACGTTTCCAATCGCCACCACGAGCAGCAACCTTAATAGTGGAGATGAGTGTGCGAAGATTCAATTCCTTAGCAGAATCTCTCATCTCATTAAGGAACTTCAGCGCTGCTTCCTTGATTTCAAGGTCATAATCTTGCATGAAATCATCGGATTTGATGATGGCATTCATGCGCTCGATCTTCTGATCTGCGGTCATTGAGAGATCAACGCAGATAGCGCGAGAGCGGATAGCTTGATCAACCTTATAGATTGGCAGGTTAGAGATGAAGATAACACCACCTTTGAACTCGAACGAGCGTGGCAGATCATCATCACCAAACGTTTCAGCATTCCACGAGATGATACGTCGATCATAAGAGTCAAGAGCGCCTTTGAGAAGGTTCAAGGCGACTGGATCTTTGAGAACAGAGTCACAGTCATCAAACACGATGATGCGATTCCGATTCTCATAAAGAGTGCGGTACAAACCTTTTGCCGTAGAGTAACCTTTCACTACGCTATAGAGCTTGCGAGATTGCTCCTCAAAGAGATCGCTGTCAGAGCCAAAACCTACCATGTCTGCTGAATTCTTGAGACCAGCATCATTCAGCGCTTTGTTCACGGTGAAGGTTTTGCCAAGCCCCCCTTCTCCAGTTACTACCAAAGAGGGACAAGTACGATCTGCGATCATACTGACAAAATCTGTGAGGAAATCAAAGCGCTCGTTGATTCCAAAACGATCTATTTTTTCAGTTTTGCCTGTTGCTGTGTTCACATTAGTTTCACCAACCTCACGAACATCAGTAACATTGAAAGCTTTGGCTTTTGTACAGCGCCCGGCCCTAATGTTATTGACTACATATTCTTTGTTAGAGGAAGCTGCCAAAATCTTCCCAGCGTAGGACGCCATCCATTTACCAGTACGTGATTCAAAAGAAAGAACTGCAACATTAGTCATCTAAAGGTTCCTAAGTTTGTTTAACCGATAGATGTATTATACCATACCTGCAGAAATATGCTCAGTTTTTTGGGCAGAAAAGTGTAACAGAAATTTTCAGTTTCCAAGCTTTATAACACCTCATGTTTTACATCTTAACTCTTACAACAGGTTTGTCACTCATGTCAGATCCGAAAGACATGTTCTGAAAAATCACATCAACAAGACCTTTCCGATACAATGAGGTAATTGCCACAAGATCACAGAAATATGCCACGTTGCTTACAAGCTGTTTAGCGTCAGCAGATATATCTTCTCCTTCTGCCATTGCTAGCATTTCTGTTAGAACTATCAAATCTTCTTGACACCGCTCATCTGTTTCAAACATATCAACCATAAGATTAAGAACCGTCAAATCATTATTAGTCAAGCTTTTGAAAAAATCCCCAAGAGACATGTACGAGCTTTTCATCAACTTCTGTGCTGTCATCTTCACGATCGAACTGTATGGAGCTTCATCAGAGGCAATCTTCTTGAGAACAATTCCCATAATTTCATTTTGCATTTTAACACCTATAATTTTTGCGATGGTATAGTTTTCGAAAAGTGATCTATCACAGTCTTTCATAATGCTTGACGATATCCTCGCGAAATGCTTTGTCATACGCAGATAGATATCCACTTCGAACGAAACCAAGCGGTTGCAAGAACTGAATGACGCTAAAATTGATGTTAGCATTTGGATCATACACCATTTCACGCATCATCATCTTGGTTGCTTCTTTGCCATGCTCACCACCTAGCATGTTACCAAAGAGAAGAACGTTTACCATGAATTCCAGGCGTCGATGGTAAAGCACGGTTCGAACTGCATCAACTCCGTCCAGTGTAATATCGACGTATGGAGATGGACGAAGCATCTCATACAGTGCAACAAAGAACACAATTCCTGTTTCAATTCGAACAAAGTTAGCTTTAGCCATAGTGAATGCCTCTTTAACAGAGGGAACCTTGGGCTCTTCCCACAACATTTCTTCTGCTTGCAGTTCATTACTAAGAGCTTCAGATAGTCCATTTAGCGCAAATGGTGCCTGACAGATTTTAGAAACCATAGCACGCTTCATGGACTTACGAACTGCCTCAATGACTAGGGGGATGGTTGCAGGCAAATCAAATACCCGTCGTTTGAACATCTTAGGAGTGTGCTCAGCATATCGGAAGAGCATTGCGTTAACGCTATTTTGCAACAGGTGTGTTGCAGCTAGTTGGGATGACGATTCATTTCGATTATCAACGCACTGCACAATAAATTTCACCATATCTTGGATTACGCGATAGCGTTCTTCCTTAATTTCTGTAGGGAAAAATTCAGACAAAAATTGGTAGTCATGGGTATCCATCAAAATTCTCCTTGCTTACGGTTACGCATTTCAACACGATCACGAGGCTTTCCTTGTTTGCGCCTTTCATCATTATCAACATCCTTGAAATGACCGCTTTTGCGCTTCATCAGCTTTTGAATATATTTCAAATCTTGGTAAGATTCGAGGTCTTCAAGATCAAAATTACGAAGTTTCATCTCAACTGCCTTTATAAAAATCAAAATTGTTTATCAAGATGACCCTGCTCACGACCATCTTGAAATAGTTTCTCCACTGCTTTACGAGCTTTATCAATAGAAACGCCAGCTTCTACTAGCTTTGCATAGATAAACACGGCATTCGCACGAATTTCAGCATTTTTAGCTGAGGAGTTACCACTGTATAGTGCAAGTTGAAGACCATTATTCATTTTAAATTTAGAATGTGTTGAGTTTGAAATCACCGGATTTACGTAATTCATTTTCCATCGCGTGTGCTGCTGCTTTACCACGAACAAAGTCAAAAATTATAGGAACAAAAACTTCAGGACCATATTCCCGAATTGATTTACACAGAGCCCAGTCCTTGTTCTGGTTAAAGGCACGACCGACATGACGTGAGAACCTAGCTGCAAGTGTTTCCTTGCCTGATCGATCAATGCATGCTGTAATACCAACATAATGCTCACCTGTAATGGTATTAATCAGCACGTAAACAATGTGCATACGATCTGAACGGCGCTTACGTTTCTGAGTGTTTTTTTCGTTCATGAAGAAATTATACCATGAACCTGTTAAAAATGATCAGTCCAATTGTAACTAAGTGTAACGCTGTTTTTCTAAAGATTATTATTCTATCTCTAGAATAGAATAATATAAATGGCTAAAGCCCGCGCATAAAATTACCCTCATCTTAGATGAGGGTAATTATTATTGTCTAATCTATACTTAGCAGTAAAGCGTGACCAATTTTTCCCAGTTAGGTGCGCCTGAAGCAGCGAGGTTGAGAGCACGCACAAGCTTTCTAAGAGACACTTCACCCTTGCGTTTTGAGGATTTTACAACATCGAGCACTTTGTATCTCTCTTCTTTAGAAAGTGTCAGCCCTTCTTCAAGCTTAATATCAAACAGAATTTTCTCCATGTATTCGAACATTTCTTCATCTGTTGGATTAATGTTGATGATAAACGCACGAGTTCTAAGCGCGCCGTCAGGGTCTAACTTGTCTAAAGATAGGTTAGAGATAAAGATAATGCGCCCATAAAAATCAAAGTACTTTGGTGCCATCGTTGGATCATCTTCATAATCTTCTGGATCCTCTTTGTCTGGATCAAAGATAAATGATGATTTCTTGTTCCAAACTAACTTGCGCTTCTTCTTAGTATCAGTAGCTGCCTTAATGATGTTTCTAGCATCTTGATCTGCTAAAGCTCCATCCGAATCATCAAAGAGAATAATGCTATCGCGGTGATGGTAAAGTAGAGCATATATACCGGCTGCCGACGCAGAACCAGTGTTCTTGAAATATCCTTGACCATCAGTTAAACCATGTGATTCTAAAACTCTTTCAACTGTTTGTGTTTTTCCTGTTCCACCTCTTCCTGTAACAAACAAAGCATTGAATGCGCCTTTGACAATACCAGTTACTAGTCCTTCAAGGTGCTCAATTGAGTCTGAGTATGATACATGTTCATGGCGCTGAGCAGCTTCTTGCGCCTGTATTTCAGCACGAGTTTGCTCATACGCTTCATTAGATCCACCTTTAGTGATAACTAAAACACCTGCTTTACCAAGAATTTCTTTCTTTAGATCATTTACATTAACATTACCACCTAGGCCAACTCTTTTTCCAGATATTTCAAATTTATCCTTGAAATCACGAACGATGGTGTCAAAAATACCAACATTTATAATGTGATAACGCCCAATAAAATCAGAGCGTGTTAATGTATTACCTTTAATGAGCTGTGACAAAAAGTCAGAGAGCGCTTCTTCTGCTGTAAAGTCATCACGCTTTGCTTCACGAAGTACTTGTTCAGTAAGAGCCTCAGAAGCATCTACAGGAAAAACTGTTCTTTTTCCAACTGTTGGTGATTCAAGCGCTGCTACAAGTGCCGGTAGTGATTTAACTAATGATACCCCACTAGTTTTAATGTTAAAAGATGGATCATGCTTTCCATCAAAGATATCAATTGACTGGATTTCTGCTGTCATTCCAGTTTTTGGCTCTGATGCCCAATTGAAGCGTATCATTTTCGTTGAGCCATTAAAGACATAACGATACCCATACCCACTTTCACGAGAATTCTTGAAGTGCTCAACACCTGGAATTTTAATAAGCTTTTGACCTAGCTTACGCTGTATGTACGATACCATAGCGCTCATTGCAAGATGCGCCTTGCTACCGCTAATTTTTGACTCACATAAATCAATAAGTTTCATAAATTCTTCCTAAAAGCTGACATGCTTATGTTCTATTTATTGGCTTATAAATGACAAAAGGAGAGCTTAAGCTCTCCTTTTTAAGGTTAGTAATGGTTTTACGCTGTAAGTCTTTTTTCAAAAATCTCTCGAATTGCTTCTAGACCTTGACGGTAGCCTGAAATTCCTGTTTCCGTCACTCGTCGCGCTACAAATTCATTACTCAAAACAGCCCCGTTAACCGTCACTTTATATGATGGCTTAAATGTTTTACGACCTTTTTTAATCTTTCCAGTGAAAGCAAGTGTTCCATTTTGAAGCTGACGTTCTGTAGAAACTAGTTGAAGACCAGCATCAATCAGTGATTGAAACTGTTTTGTGCGTTTAACTGCGGCGAGAACACGAGAATTTGACATATTTAACTCCTTATTTCTTATTCAACAAATATAAAGCATTTATTCAAATGCCTTTGCGAGAAGCCCCACGTTATCAGCATGGGTAGGTGCGGTCCATCCAATCGGTTTGCATAAATCTGGAAGACCTAATGGATTAGGACGCGATGGTTTAATACCAGGTTCCTTCTCCATGTTCTTTGTGTGGACACGATTCCATGCTTCAGCTGTGTCAACTTGAAACGCGTCCAATGTTCCAATTGCAACAACGCACAGATCAATCATTGCATCAACAACATCTTCTGCACGATCTAGCTGAGGTTCTGCTACTTTTTCAATATTAACATCTACTTTGTAGCCAGCAGCTTCATAAGCTTCAAGCAATTCTTCTTTTAGAAAATCTAGGCGAAATTTCAAGAAGCTTTGAAGCTTTTCTTTATCAAAAGTTTTAACAATTTCACGCACACCAAATTTAGTGTGCATATCATAGATATCACCAATCATATCACATGTATTCGTAGATTCTTTCTTAGTACCAATTTGGGATTGATTTGCGTTATTATACATTAAAATTCACCTCATGTTATATCGTTGTAAAGTATTTAAAAGGACATAAATCACACATGATTCATGTGTCGCTCAACTGCTTCCTTAATATCTTTCTGAATGATCATTAAGTTTTCTTCTGGTGAATTTTCACCAGAAATGATTCGTGTCCAGTTAGTTTTAGCTTCCCACCGTGTTTCTTCAGTAAGCATCGCTCGTTGACGATCAAAATATGACAAGATTGTTTTCATTGTTTTTTCTGAAGGCTCTTTCACGTGCGAATACATTTTTCCATTTAGAATATCAACACTAATAGCGCTACGAACATCCTTAACCATACGATCAATAAATCGTTCCATGCGTACTTGAAGATCCGTATTAATGAAATACTTCAACCAAATAGCACCAATATCAAGAGCCGGTTTTACATAATGATCAAGACCACTTGGTTCTACAATTAAGAACGCAATCTTTCCTGGCTGAAGCTTGTTATTCCATTCTTTCTTTGTAACGCCGTAGCGAACTCCACGATAAATGGCTAGTTCAGCAAATTCATTTGCTTCTTCAAGTCTCTTGGATTCTTCTAAATCAATGAAATAATAATCAACTCCATCAATCTCACCTTCACGTGGTAAACGAGTTGTAGTTGAGATCAAACAGGGAAGTTTCGCTACATCACGAATATAGTTGAACAGGTATGATTTTCCAGCAGCTGTTGGAGATGTTAATGTGATTAGGATTGGTGGCGTGCTTTCCATTTTTTAGAAATCTCCTGCTGAATTGTTGCAACTTCTTCTGATGTGTTGAAGCTTAAGGTTGGATAATCTGTTTCGTACACATATGCAGCGCGGTTGATGTTGTACATATGATGGAAAGTGTAGAGAAGTGAAAGCTCCCCACCTGGTGTAATGTACCGACCGCCCTTCCAAAACGCAGCGTGTATTGTCGTAAGAGAGTCATAAAGATGACTGCTGTTAAACCTAAAAACCGATTGATCATGAAAACCAGTCGGGTGTTTCTCGCCATACTTTGAAAAATCAGCTGAAATGCATCGCATTTTTTCATCAACCAAAAGAGAAACATATGGATTGTTCTCCTTAACAGCAGGCAAAAGACCAGATCCTTGAAGCTCATTAGAAAAAAGTTCATCAATTATCTCAGCGTTGGGGAAAAACACATCTCCCCACGCGACAGTGACCTCATCTGAAGCAAGTGTTCCATTCTCACTAGCGTATCGAAGGCCTATCATCGTTGCATGACCATCACCAAGCCCTGAGTTGATTGGAACATTAATGAGATTTTTTGTCAGCTCAGGATATTTCTCAGCTAGGTTCTTAAAGTATGCTGTCCATTGGTTTTGAACGAGAATGTTTGTTACCACGTGCACAGTTTTAAACTTGTACGCGATCTGTTGAAGGGTTGTTGTCAAGCATGGCTCATCAACTATAGGTACTAGCGCCTTTGGTATGTTAGAGTTCATGCGTGAGCCGACACCTGCCGCAATAATGAATAAATCTGCTTTCATTAGATAGGACGATAACCAGTAAGAGTAAGAATAAAGAACGCTGTTTTAGCCGGATTTGTAACGTGCAAGCAACGAATACCAGGAATAGATTTCACACATTCATCATTACCACCATAAAATTCATCACCGACATAAGTGATAGTTGATGGCTTCTCGGTGTTTTTTATGTACTGAATAGCTGCCGCTTTTGAAAGTGAAGGATGGTGAATCTCAATTGTTGTTCGACCAGAAGCCTTTACAACTAAACCAGTATCTTGAATGAGTAACTTGATTAGCTCAATTATCATTGGTCGATATTCTTCATCAATTGGTTTAATTGTGATCATAACATCACCTCGATTCTCAATCTTTGAGAGAGGAATGTGATGTTCTTTCAGAGAGCTGATAATGCTATTAATTCCATAAGCACCATCCTTTTCCAGCAAAACACTTTTGTCGATACATTCGATAAATTTGTGGGAAATCCCATCATCACTACCATCTGGAAAACGCGTATCATAAAGATACTTATTCACTCCACCATCAGCATAAACAGCCAAAGGAGTGAAAGATGTTTTGTACGTGCTTAAACCATAATAGTTTGAATTATGAATTTTTATAGCTTTGATGGAGTTACCGGTGCAGATTGCGATTTTCTTTGTCGTGTTTAGCTCACAGATTGCTTGGACATTGCTCTTAGATGAGAGAGGGTAGATGTTACCACGACCAACAAGCGTATCATCATAGTCGAATACAAAATAATCGCTGTTGACAAAGTCCTTGAAATACGTATAACCGACTGCCATAGCTAGCCGCCGTGAATCATGAGTTTTAGTATCTCGCTGTTCACCTGGAGCAGACATCTTAAACCATTCAGCGCTTGTGATCTTTGCTTTTGCTTTTTCATCAATGATTTTCATAATATCATCGGCAGATTCATCAAGAATCACATTGAGCTGACCTTCCTTAAAATATCGAGGTACTAAAATATCAATAATTTCGGAAGCCCCCTGCCCAGGAGAGTCTTTATCTGGTCTGCGATTCATGACCATTAAAACATCACCCTTAACACCATCATACATAACTTCCTTAAAGCCAACAGAAGCATATGTTGGGATAAGTGAAGACCATTGGGTACCTGACGAAAGAATGATAAGATCTGCATTTAATAGGGCTTCACGAGCTTCATTACAAAGAACTGGAACAGCATTATTACCTTCAGCATCTGTGAAGAAGATGTCTACAAAAGGATCATCATGATTGCCCCATGAAACAATATCACCTTCATCAGTAATTCGCTTGCCACTCTTCGTGATGGCTCCTAGGAACAATGAGGTATCATCATTGAGAATGACATTGTCCTTAATGCCCATCAATGATGCCATGATTCTAGCTGCTGAACGCAATGAATACCCATTTACCTTGGCTAACCCGGCATAAATGATATTTGCTAATGAGAAGTCATTGTAATCAATCTTTGTTGCAATTGGTGAACGAAAATACTCTTCAATGGCTTCTCTCAAGATATTAGCTTTGAAAGCTGAATCATCCGCGTGTTCAAAGCTGTCATTTTGAGCTGCCCGAAATGTGTCGTGTTTCTTGTTTTGCAAAGCATTTTCAAGCTCTGCAATTCTCATAAGGCAAAAGTTTTTTACATCTGATGAAGGAATCGTAAAGCGAATATTAAGGAACTTTATCCATGGTGAATCAGGATGCTCAAGCGCCAAACGAGTAGTTTGGTTCTTTCTAATGTCAGAGGGGCCAAGAATGCGGCCATTCATTACTTGCCTTACTGCTCCAGTACTCAAACCATTATCATATCCATTAACCAAAATTTTGGTATCAATACCATCAAGATGAGCGTCAAGTAGGTTGTACAATCCAGTCTGAAGAGCAATTGAGCCGGTTCCACCAGCTAAGATAACAATATTCATTCATTTCTCCTTATTACCACGATCACGGGCCCGTGATATTTACGGGATTAACTCATCTGCTCGATCTGATTAACGAAGCTAGTACAATACTTTTCTGCATCAAAGTTAATTGCATTAAATTGATCTTGAATGATAAGCTTTCGAAGTTCCGTATCATGCTTCAAAAGCAGTATTTTTTCGGACAATTCTGCACGATCTGAAACATACAAAAAATCTGATAGTGTTCTATCTCTACTATAAACCCTACGCAATTTGTCCAAGTCAGAATCAATGAAGGTAACCACAGAGGACCAAATTGATTCATACGCGCGCTGTGCCATGTCATTAATTTCCTCATACCAAGGATCTCCGATGACGCAATGAGACATCGCACTATTCATCTTTGAAAGCATCTCATCATACCGAACAGGACCTGTAAATGTAGGTGGACGCTTACCAAAAACTAAATTAGGCTTAAAATCATCTAAATCAATTTTACCGAACATCTCAACTGAGATATCTTCTGGATGATTAAAATAAAACTTTACCATTTTTTTCATGCGTCTTCCACCTCGCATCGTACCACCATATGACAAATCAACTTCAGGGTTAGGATTAAATGGTAAACGTTCATTCAAGCATGGAAATTGTTCAAATGGAAAATGAACAATCTTATTAGGAATAACTTCATTATTCCTTTTCTTAATATCTTCAAGAACTTTGTCAACATCATATGGTTGGGAAAAATAAATGATGTCAGATCGGCTAATATGCAATTGTTCTTGCGACCAGTTAGATGCCCATTCTTTCTTTGAGACAGATGGCCAAACTTGTGTTAGTGTTAGTTCTGGATCACATAAAATGTAGAATACCGGTCCCTTGAATTCATTGATGATTACGTAGTTTAACAACTGTTCACGATCTTCTGCCCCACCAAAAAAGTTTACGTTGCCATTTATAACAATAAGCGCATCGGCATTAACACCATTACTAAGAGTAGTAGGATCACTAAGATCAAACCATTTATACTCTGGAAGAAGATTGTCCTTTTTCAAAATTTTAGTATAAATGTTAACTTCTGCCCCGCCCTTATGAAGCATTTTGATAATTGAACGCGCCTCACCATTACCACCAGAAGTATCATTAGCGTTAAATGAAATTCGTGCACCAAGTTTAATTACTGCTACTTTCATACAAGTGCTTCCTTTAAAATGTCTTTCTTATTTTTAAATCCACCAAAAGTTGTGTCAGTTACACAGATAATTCTCTTGTCTTTAATTAATGATCTGTGAAATGCAGAAATAAATCGTTCTTGTTCTTCAAAACGCTTTTCAGTAGGTCCAAGACTGTTACCATCATCAACGAAATGTTTTGCCTTGTCAAAGTCTTCTACTAAAAGAATCAGCCTAACAGTTTCAAGATCACCTATGCTATATTGTTTTTCTAGTTCAAAAACATAGTCACCAGAATAGTTACGATACAATGGTGAATAAACAACTTCACCTAAATGGGCTCTGTCAAAAATGATGTTAGCATTACTGCGCATTAAGAGCATCATGTTTTCAAAGCTAGTATATTGGTAATAATAAAAACTTTGCAGCTTGTTTACTTCACCTTCTGTTGTAGCTTTACCATCATAGATGGCTAAGCGTTGTGGTTTATTAAAGTGAATTACTTCATAATAACCAAGCTCATCTCGAATGCCCTGAATAAGAGTGGATTTTCCTAATCTGTCTAACCCCTCTATAATGAATATATTTTTAGACATTATTTCTTGTATCCTTTTTATGCTTTAATCTATTTTTATTGTTCAATGATTTTTTAATATTATCATAAATTGTTTCAAAAATAAACTTTCAATTAAAGAAATTTCGTGAAGCGCAGATTGAATTCGTCCTTCCAGATATTTTGAGAAGAGGTAAACAAACGTTGCGCATTTTGATCAAGAATGTACGTCACCGCATAATCATCGGCTGATCTAACTGATCGACCTGCGCCTTGGACCATTTTCATGATTGTTATGACGTTGTACAGCTCAGGATACTTATCCAAAATAAACTTCATTCGCTTATCACCTAGCGATGGGAATGGAGCCTTTACTAAGATTTGAAAGCGAGATAAATTTCCAGGTAGATCAATACCTTCAAACATTGAAGGAGAAATAAGAACTGCTGGCCCACCTTTATAGTCCTTAAAAGCAGTCAGAACATTCTCGAGCTTTTCCCCTTGATATTGAACGAACAGTTTATACTTTGAAAAATCCTTGGATGATTTTAGTTCATCAACAATTTCATTTTGAAGCTTGAAGCTTGGTGCTAGAATAATACCCCGCTCACTCTCTTGTACGTGCTTACTAACAATCTTTGAGACATTATTGCGAAGCGTTTTAACTACACTAGGGTTCTGCAATGATGTGTAACTAAGTGAAAGAGGATCAAAAAAGACAACTTCCTTGTTTTCTTTGGGAAAAGTTGGAGCAAGCTTAATGAATTTTGTTTTTGACTTGTCAAGCATCAACGTTGTGGTTAGAAACGTGTCACTTAAGGTAGCTGACATAAAAAGATTGTGATCAGCAGCTTGCAACGCTTTCATCATAGTACCAACGAACACTGGCTTCACGCTCACCGCTGCTTCATCTTCCTTGTACTCAAAAACGTGATCATAAGCATACTTAAAGAAATCATCAATCTTACATGCCAATCCTTCATACTTCTTCGTAAAGCGCGCAAGTTTGTTGTATGTCTGTAATTGACCGGCACGAAGAGCTTTTTCAGCTAAAACCGCTCCTTGTTCTTTAGCATAAAGATAAATCTTCATCATGGCATTTAAATATGCCTCATAATTCTTCTCATTTATTTTGTCTTTTTTCGCGCAATCTGCCGCTATTGAAACAAGAAGCTTAGAAATTTCTAAATTAGTAATGCGAACTGTTTCTGCAATTTCTTGTGCCATTTGCTGTACTCTCTTCTGAGAGAAATAAATGGCATTGTGTTCGCTAAAAAGATCATTTAAAAGGTGCGCTTCATCCCACACGATTAGGTCACGGTCTTCAAATTTACCAGTATACATCCTATCGATAAAAAAATAAGAGTAGTTAGTGGTAACATGTCGAACAAAATTTTTCTTTTTCTTAATGTCAAGATACTCACAATGATTACAGTGCTGGCGAATGACATCGTCAAACTCACTGCCACTTTGCACCATCGTGTACCAAGCACATGATTCAGCATTTTCAGATTTATCTGGCTGAGATAGAGCAGAACAATCATAATTATTCGCCCCCTTGATCATGATGTACTTGCCCTGCTCACCAATCCTTTTGAAGGTACTATCGTACTGTTTTGCTAGCACATTGGTAGCGGTAAGAGAAATGCCTGACTTGATTGCTTCAGTGGAACCACCTTTAATTGACGTAAGTGCTTCAGCTGTAACAGCGCCAATAATGGATTTGCCAGTTCCAGTAGGTGCGTTAAGAATTACGTTCTCTGCTTTTTCATCGATGAAAGCTTCTAGTATCTGATTGACTGCTTCTCTCTGCCCATCTCTTGGATTAAAGCCTAGTCGTTCAAATGCTGCATCAATTTGTTGTTTGTATTTCATTCTTCTTGAATATAGGTAACCCTGATGTATTATGATATTCTATCACACTATGTGTTTTTAAAAAACTTTTAACCTGTGCTCTATCAAGTCAATATCCACTTAATTCACCATTAGCATTACGTATCAGGTAAAAAAGCGGGTAATTGGAATTTTGTTGACTTTGAAATGGATCAGTGAGGCTCATCTTCAGGAACTACCGCACCTGGTGAACGTTCAAAATAATACTCATCATCTTCGATCGCAATTACCATGATAGAGTCCACTGTCTGTGGGTACTTTGGGTGTTGTTTATCATTCTTTATGATGACACATTGAGTTTCGCCGCCTGCACTGCGTCGATTTAACTTGTTTAAAAGAGTTTGAAGGTTTCTGCGAGAGAGATAAATGCGTTCCATCAATTTTCCTTGAAACATGGAATTCCACTGCCCACTAGTCTAACAAAACTGTACTTACTAGCAAGCTCATCTAGGTCTCCTTCCCAAACCTTTTGCATATTTAGGTTAATATTATTCGTGTCTTGATAACTTTGCTCAACAAACATGAACAACAATCTTTGCCCTTTATGTTCTTTCCATTCTTGTATTTTTTGTTGAATAACGGTATCTACATCAATTTTTGATGAATCTCCAATTAATGGACGATATCTTTTCATGAACTCGTTTTTCGCCTCACTTAGAGATTTACCATTTAAGTAATCACCATTACATGGTGGTGTTGATAAAAACTGAGGTTGAAAACATGCTCTAAATTGTTCTGGTAGCATAATTTCTCCTTAATTAGTTGTTATGCCTTAATTACTATGGTAAAACGAAGTGTTTTACTTTAGAGTTGTGTTTATTATATCAAATTGAAGAAGAGATAAAAACTGTATCCCGTAATATTCTTTTTATCTATTACATAAAAACAGATAATGATTTACACTAGCAAGTATGGAGAGTCTGGATAAAGCTTTTTATAGTCAGCTTTTGAAATGTTTAATTCTCCTGTTTTTGCAAAGTGATCTACCAGATAGTAATGGCGCGCGTATATGTGAAGTGAACCAACATTCCAATACAAATTACCAGCAGGGATGTTTAACTCAGCAGCAAGCTTTTCAAGAACATGCTGTTGCCATGCTCTATCATTACGATAACCAAAGATAGAGTCATTGCTGCGCATCTGCACTATTGCATGCAGTTGGCCATCACGAATAAGGTATTGCACGGAATTAGTACACATAAAATCTGAACGCCCATTTTTATGGTAATCTACCCACATGGATGGACGAGTATAGATCATGATAGCTCTACGAGATTCTGGATTTGTTTTGAGTTCTGCGCGGACTCTTACATATTGACTCGTTACTTCACGTACAGACTTATTAAAACCATTTTCTGGTGAATAGATACACCAACCATAATTTGAGTTAATGTATCCATCTTTGTCAGCAACGGCTCTCCAAATTTGTGGAGGGCCACCGGGAATGTCATTTATGTTAAGGGACATAGAGTTATACCACTCTTCTTCTCGCTTAACGTAATCCCAGTTAACTTCACCAAAGATTGATTCTTCATCAGCGATGAAGGAGGCACTAACAATTTCTATTGTCGTGTCGCCTGTTAAACTCGTCATTGTTGCTTCACGATTAACAGACGTAAATTTACCAGCAGATAGGAGTGATTTGAATTCTTGACGAATATCTGCAGTTCGGATTTGTGGAAGCATTTGAGGATTCCTCATGTAAAATTTGATATGACATATTATTTAACCACCATTGAATCATGCATCATTCTAAAATGATGTCAAACGATGAAAAAGTGGGATCAGAAAAATTTCTGATCCCAAAAAACATGGTCTTGCAAAGGAGACATTAACCATGAAATTTTATTTTACTTCATAGCACTAAATTTGTAAACTGATTATATGCCATTCAATTTCTTAGAATCGCTCTTTCTGATTACACTGTAGTGTTTAACAACAGTTAGTTTCATAGTTCTTCAGGAACTGGAAGCTTATTACGCTCTAGTTCTTTCTTAGCCTGCGATAAAATTTTTTCTGGGTTCTTCATCTTTGTTTTTATTAGCTTGATTACATCTTCAGCGGTCATAATATCCTTTGCTTTTATACCAGGGCCAAAGATGAATTCTGCAATTTTATCAGGAACATCAATACGATCTGTTTCCTTAGCAAAATCAATCTTTTTTCCCAGCTTATGAAGATAATTTTCAAGCTCATCAGGAGTAACAGTATCCAAAGTTTTGTTTGCTTTTCCTGTCTTTGAATTGATCTTGGCACGCTTAAAGAGGCGTTCCATACCAGAATCAAGCTTAATAGAGCGAGATGCGCGCGCGATAACATTACCATTTTCATCACGAAGAACAAAATCTTTACCTGGTTCCTGCACGAAGGTGAGCGCTGTAAACAGAATAATGTTACGAACAGCACCTGGGTATTTTGAACCACGCCCTTGGGCTGAATGATAAATGAACTTTGCCCAGTCCTTATTGTTCACAAACATCAAGTCAACCTGAACTTTTTTACCATTAACAGGAACAGCGTAAGATCCAATCTTCCCACCGCTATTAAAGTATCCTTCATCATTTACAGCGGCCATCATCTTCTTGTGAATATCTTCATAATTTGAACCTTTTAGCTCTAAAGCGATGTCAATGTCACCACTATCTTTTTTCTTACCTAGAAGAGTGAGTTCTGTTGATCCAAGAAGAGATTTTTTCAACTCAGCTTCATCAATCCCAATAACATTTGACACGAATTTTAGGGCAGCGTTAATATCTGCTTGATTAGCTCGTGTAGTACCGAACTTTTCAGTAGCATGACCACCTTCTAACAAAAGAAAGGTTTTGAACGTGAGCATAAGTTCCTCTTTATACAAAATTATATTTATCAATCACTTTTTGATTACAAAAATCAGCATTCAAAAAACGTTTAAATGATAGAGAATTTATTACCCCTTATAAAATGCATTTCCATTAAAGTGATTTAATCATAAAATTATCTTAGTATGAAATAAATATTACCAATGATTTATTAGAACCATGACGTAACACGGAACAAAAGGAAATTTATATGCTTTTTGATGGCATTAAACTTATAGAAGGTTCTGAAGTACAAAACCTAGTTGTTGACTCAGGAACTTCTTTTCCAGCAAACCCAGATCAAGGCGAGCTTTTCTTTCGTACAGATGCCTTAAATATAGGCCTATATGTTTATGATGGAGCAGGATGGAAACGTCAAATTAACACTAATGATACTATTGTAAATCTTCTTCCAGACATAATTTCTCCTGGTTCCTTCAAAAGCGTAACAGTTGATGCAAAAGGACGGGTTACTGCTGGTACAAATCCAACAACTCTTGCCGGTTATGGTATTACTGATGCACAACCTCTTGATACGGATCTTACAGCAATTGCTTCTCTGTCTGATACAAGCGGAATTCTTCGTAAGACAGCAGCAGATACATGGACGCTAGATACTACTTCATACGCGCCACTTAATTCACCAGCACTAACAGGAACACCAACTGCCCCAACTGCTCAGGCAGGTACCAATACCACCCAAATTGCAACAACAGAGTTTGTTACTACTGCTGTCGCTAATGTGCAGGCTGGTGCGGTCGCAACAGCAGATAAGTGGACAACACCACGTAATTTAAGCCTTACTGGTGATGGTACCGCAACGCTATTTTCTGTTGATGGTTCAACAAACGTTTCTGCGGCATTTACGCTGGCTACTGTTAACTCAAATACTGGTTCGTTTGGCACTGCTTCAAGCATACCTACGTTTACAGTCAACGACAAGGGCTTAATTACTGCAGCCGGCTCTGCATCAATCGCGATTGATGCATCGCAAGTGACAACTGGAATTTTTGCCGATGCACGCATCGCCCAATCCAACGTTACACAGTACCAAAGCGCTCTAACGATCACTGAGTCTCAGATTACAGATGGATCGATTCTAGCCCGTGTTGGTGAAAACGAAACCATTACTGGAACATGGCAATTTAGCAATCCGGTAAGTGTTAACACACCAACATCTGGCTCTCATGCAGTGACTAAGGATTATGTTGATAACATTGCAACTGGTCTTGACTTTAAGCAATCAGTTAAGGCAGCAACTACTGGTAACATCACTCTTTCTGGTACACAGACAATCGACGATATTGCACTATCAGTCGGTGATCGTGTTTTGGTTAAGGACCAAACAACTGCATCGCAAAACGGCATTTACGTTGTTGCATCAGACACTTGGCCACGGGCCGAAGATGCTGATAATTCACCAGCTGGTGAAGTTACTTCTGGCATGTTCTGCTTCGTTGAACAAGGTACGGTAAATGCTGATACTGGTTGGGTATTGTCAACAAATAATCCTATTACTCTCGGAACGACAGCACTTACATTTGTCCAATTCAACGGACTGGGTCAAATTGCAGCAGGCGATGGTCTGACAAAATCTGGATCCACGATTAATGTTGGAACCGCATCGTCAGCAAGAATTGTAGTTAATCCAGACAACATCGACCTTGCGACTGTTACTGATGCTGGTACTGGTTCATTCCTGAAGTTTACTCGTGATGCTTATGGTCGTGTTTCTGGAACAACACCTGTCGTTTCAGCTGACCTTACCGCTCTGCTAGGAACGATGGCTTCGCAAAATGCGAATAGTGTTGCAATCACGGGTGGTACTATAAATGGTACAACTATTGGTGCAACAACTCCTTCAACCGGTAGCTTTACTACCATACAAGCTTCTTCGACAATTACCTCTGCAGCGCAAGTTATTGGATCTAGTACTTTTATTGCTCGTGGTGGCGGAACCGGCGCAGAAGGTGGTCAACTTGTTCTAGGCTATGCTAATGGTGCTGCAACCAGTATCACTGGCGAAACGAATGGTACGTGGAACGTTGATGTATATTCTAACAACGATTTCCGCATCTTTTCACGTAACACATCTGGAACTACCAATAATCGTTTCACGATCGCTGAAACCGATGGCACAACCACAATTGGTGCTAATAAGTTGTATATCAATCAGTCAACTGGCTTACTTGTACAACATGATGGTTCAAATGGTTACATTCGCTCAATTACAGGCTCATTGAACCTTGGAGCTTCATCAAACAACATTGTCAGTATTTCTTCTACCAGCATGTCAGTGAATGGCACCGCATCGTTCTCTGGTCTCGTTCAGCAAGTTCCTGCGACAGGTCTAACAGCTGCTGGTACTACACAGGATACGGCGCTTGCATTGACAAATATGATCAATGTCATCAGCACAACCCCATCTGGCTCTGGTGTGATTCTACCTAACTCCATAGGTTCCATGGTTGTCGTTATAAATGCAGGTGCAAATGCGCTAAACGTTTACCCAGTATCAGGTGCTGCAATTGACTCTCTTGGAACTAACGCAGCGTTCTCATTATCAGTTGGGGCCAAGATCATGTTCATCCAAACATCATCAACACAGTACTACACCTTAAACGCTACCTACGCGTAAATAGTCTGATCATCTTGGAGATAAACAGTGTCATATATTAAAGGATCAGCAATTCAAGTTAGTGATTTTAATACGTTTGCCGGGCAAACTGGTGTTGCTGCCAGTGGGCCAGCTGATGCAGCTAATAAAGCCGGGTACTTATATGGTGTTGGATATGGTGATAGAGGTTATGGACAAATCGTTCCAAGTTTATCACCTATTTCAGCTGGAGCGACTATAAATGGTGAATGGCAAAATTTAAGGACCATTTTAGCAAGCATGGCAACCTGGCAAAATACGTCAACGTCTTTACTTCCACCATCAACAAGTTTAAACTCTTGTGCAACCATTGTTGCACATAAAAGTAGTTCCCCATCATTGAATGCATATGACATTCAAGATATGCTTGCGACTCTTGATACCAACAGATTTAATTATCAGCTTGGTAACATGACACTTAGTACAATTCAAACAACTACTCGTAGTTCAACGTGGGGCAGTGGAAATAGTGGAATTACTGCAGAATTTCAAGTAGTGTTTACCAGTGAGAATCATGCTAGGTATTTTTTTAATACTGGTGGAGAGTTTAGAATTACCTTAGCGCACCCAGATACTTCTAGCCCGCGAAACCAAAGCTGGAATACCGTTCTAAACGGTTTTACTCTTGCATTTAGAGCAAACTCATCTGTTAGAATTGGCGGCTCATATGGTGCTGCGCAAGCAATCGGTTATTATCAGCTAACAACAACATATCAAGTCATTTGCGATGGCACTAATACTGGCGTTTCACCATATACATCTAACGACTTTTATGTTGACGCCCGGGCGACGTCAATTACTGGTGCTAACGGTGCCAAAGGATCAACTCTTCAATTTCGTGTTCGACTGATTGATGAGCAAACAAACAGTTATAGTGACATAGTTAATTCTGGTACTGTTAGCAACCTTCAGCAATTACGAGCTACAAGCATGTACGTTATTAGCGCGCCAACAAGCTCAGTAATTACTGCGTTCTAAACCGAGTTAAATCAGTAAAATTAAAGGGCTCCTAGGAGCCCTTTTTTATTTTGCCTTTACTATGACTGTTTCCATTCTATCTTTATTTGTTTGTACTATCTCTACATCATAACCCCATAGAAGTTTAACGAACTCTATGGTTTTCTTTGCAAAAGGACCATGTAATGATCTTCCTTTGTATGGATGGTACTCAAGAGTTAGAGTTCTATCTCCTTTCATTCGTGCTGACTTTACAACAATATCAGGAATACGATTGATAGTGGCGTAATTAGCTGATAGGGCATTTCGAATATTTCTATAACCTTTATCATCACTAATTTCACTGACATAACCATATGTTTTGTGATGTTCAACAATGAAAAGATTCCAATCACGAATAACCTTAGGAGAAAGAAATTGTTGAATAAAGCTTTCATCACGGTATTCAGCAACTGCATCCTTAATAGCATCCCGCCATTCCATACCAATTAGGTTAGGAAACCATTCTTTATCTTCTTCAGTTGGATTTTCACAGATACGGCGTATATCTTTCAGAATTGCAAAACCTAAAGCGTATGGATTAAAACCACCATCATAATGCTTACTTTTATATGTTGGCTGGTATATAACATTCGAGTGTGAGTGCAACCACGAGATCTGCGCGTCAGCTGAAATCAAACCCCGCTTTTCAAGCTCATCCATAATGTAGAAGTGCGTGAATGTCGCGAACCCTTCATTTAAGACTTTAGTTTGGCTTTGAGGATAAAAGTACTGATGAATCTTGTAAACGATTCTCAAAACCTCTCGCTGCCATTCTTTAAGAGTTGGAGAGAACTTCATTAGAAAGTAAAGCAAATTTTCTTCATCTCCGACTAAATCATCGTCCTGTTCATCTTTTTTCTCTTCAATCTTCTTAGATGTTGACTTAATGATAATGTCAAGACTTAACTGCTCTTCATCAGCATCTAACACAAGCTTTGCTGCTTCTTCTTCCTTTGTCAGCTTCTTTTTGTGCTTGCGTTTTCTCTTATCAACTCCATGAGGTGCTAGCGCGTGCGCGGCATCTAAAAGCAGTTCAACTTCATCTTGACCATAGCGCAGTTCACAGTCACGAATAAATGTCTTTGCAAAGATCAAGTAATCGATAATTGAACCAGCTGCTGTCCACTCCTTAAACATGTAATTGTTCTTAAAGACGTGATTATGCCCAAACGCCGCGTGGGCGATGACAAGAGCCTGCATCACAGCATTATTCTCTTCCATCAAGTAGCTAATGCATGGATTACTGTTGATAACAATCTCATATGCAAGACCCATTCGCCCCTTCTGGTATTTTGTCCAGTTAGACAAAAATTGTTTTCCGAACGACCAATGTGGGTACATTACAGGTAAACCAACTGATGCATATGCATCGATCATCTGCTCTGCAGAGATTACTTCAATTTGGTTAGGATAAACATCTAGCTTCAGATCATTTAAAGCCACATCTTCAATATGACTATAAATTTCTTGTAGTAGCTCTGGAGTCCAGTCAGTACGTGATGTGATTAGTGGTTCTGTCATTTAGATTTTTTGCTAAAAACTTTTTTGAAAACAGGATAGCAATCATCTGGTGTTCCAATTCTTGCTAAAGAGACTTTATGTGGCGGTTGTTTCAAGCGAACAGCATCATAAGTTTCCCAAAGATTAGTGTTAGTGCGAATAACTATTGGTACACCAGCACTGTTCGTTATAAAATTCTCATTTCCAACTTCAACATAACTGAACATGCTACACCTGTTCATAAGGTTTCCTTTCCCTATCATCGCGTCAATTACAGCTTCATTATCATCATACCAGTTGTCACCATCTGACGCATGGCAGACGATTATGTTAGTTTGATTTGGATCATATTGCTCAATAATCATTTTACTAATATGATTAAGGGCAACAGACACTTGAGTACCACCGTTGATGCGAGTACTGAAGAAGTCATCTTCATTCATCTCAAACACTTCATCAGTGTGAGCAATGAATCTTAATTCAACCGTTGGATATTTACGTTTAATGAATTCATAAAGCAAAGCAAACCACCGCCGCGCTATGCTTTTTTCTTCTTTCCCCATAGATCCAGAAATGTCCATGAGCATGATAAGAACAGCGTCAACAGTCTTTAGGGGTTTAGCTTCCTTCTTACGATAGCGCAAATCAGACTTATCAAATGAATCTAGAAATGATAGCTTACCAAGAAGTTGTTCAATACGCGCAACAATCTCTTTCCAACGCTCACTGTTCTCCTCAACTGTCTTAATTTCCTCACGAAGCTGTTCAAGTTCTTCCTTGTAAGGCTTCATTAAAGCCCAACGACGGCCCAATGATTGCTTGTACGTGCGAATAATACTAAGCTGAGATGGGTTACCAGTAGTAGAAAAACCAGCAGGTTGGTGCTTATTATCAAGTTTTTCTGTAAAGCGCTCGTGTGTTAGATAAAGCTCACAGTCCTCAAAGAAGACATCAAGGAATTCAGAACGAGCCACGTTCACAATAAAATCATCTTCACCTTGTTCTCCAGGCCCTGCGCCAGAACCTGCTGCTTGTTCTTCTGGAAATTCTATCTCATCACCGCGATCATACTGATCATTACCAATAACGACAGATACTTCATTGCCGTCATTTGCATAAGCGAAGAATGGTTCTTCAAGCGCCTCGCCAGTAACTTTGACTGGACTCATGCTTTTTGCATTAGTGCCACTAACACCACCAGCTCCAATGTTTTGTGGAACAGATGTTTTAATAAATCCCCTAACACGCCGAATAAGCTTCTGACGATTATTAGTTGATTTACCGCCACCTGCCTTTCTTCTATCAATGAAAATAAATGGCATGATGTCCTTCAGATCTTAGTTAAGTTTATTAGTTAGATTTCCGGTTATTGACCCACCAATCAACCAAGATCTTAATTTGACGATCAGTATAGCCCTTGGTGCGCATGCGAGCAACAAATTCATCATGCTTCTTCTGTTCTTCGCTCGACCCTTTTGGAGAGAACGAAACAATTGGCATAATCTCGTTTGTAGCAGCAAACATCTTCTTTTCAATAACGTTTTTGATTTTCTCGTAAGAATTCCAGGCTGGCATCTTCCCTTCATTCTTAGCGCGGTAGCGCAGCACGTAATGCACAATGTCATTTCTAAAATCCTTAGGATTAGCAATCATTGCTGCTTTCTCAATTTCCTCAAGTTTCGCATTTAGGTTATCCCTGTTCAGCAGAGTATGTGTCTCGGGATCACGAACTGTAGTTTCATCAATCCATGCTTCTGCAAACAGAACATATCGTTCAAACATGGTTTGACCAAAATCACTGTACGATTCAAGATAAGCGATGCGAAGCTCCTTATCAATAAACTCAAAATAACGCGGCTGAATCCATGACTTAATAAAGTCCATGTACGTGTCTAGCGTTTCCTGTGGAAGGTGCTCTCGCTTCAAAGAAGTTTCAAGCACGTACATCAGATCAATAGGGTTGGCTTGAATTTCTTCTGGGCGCAAATTAAACGTTTGAGACAAAATCTTGAAGCCAAAGCGGGTAGACAAGCCCGTCATGCCCTCATCCTTGCCTGCAGCTTCTCGGTATTCTTCGTAAGGCTTAGCCATTGGCATAGTGTCCTTAACGTTTTCACCGTTGTAAACTTTCATCTTAGCAAAGATGGTACTGTTCTCTGGTTCTTTGAGTCGAGTTAGAACCATAAATTCGGACAAAGATTTTAGAGTTTGCGGGGCGCAAGGTGCATCTGCCAAGCTTGAGCTCTTCAGCATCTTTTCATAGATCATTTGTTCTTCATCGACCCGCAGACAATACGGAACATCAACGATATAAACACGATCTAGGAAAGCTTCATTTGTCTTGTTATTACGGAACGTAAACCATTCTGCTTCATTAGAGTGAGCGCAAATAATACCATTATAAGGCATCGATGGAACGTTTTCAGTACCATTGTAATTGTGTTCTTGTGTTGCAGTTAGCAGTGGATTCAATGTCTTAATGTTTGCTTTAAACATTTCGGCAAAGTCCATCATCCCCTGAGTTGTGCGATTCAAACCACCGCTGTATGAGTAAGCATATGGATGGTTTTGCGAGTAAACTTCAAGCTTACGAATATCAGTTTTACCCACCAAAACTGAAACGTCCTGGTTGTTGTCATCACCAGGTTCCACCTTCATAATGCCAACCTGTGTGTCCTTGTTAGGATAGATGCGAACAACTGAAAACTTTGTAACATCACCACCAAACTCACGTAGTTTTTGTTGTGCCCACCCACTCATAACAGTGTTAAGATAGCGAGATGGAATTCCGTATTCAGCTTCAAGTATTTCACCGTGCTCTTGGGCATTGAATAGACCAAGCGGGGATTCGAAAAGAGGGGAAATCTGAAGCTCAGGATTCTTTTCATTTGGATCCTTGAGAACATAAATTGGGTTTTGCTGCATGAGCACCTTCAAGCGCTCAACTAGCGAGGATTTACCACCACCGACTGGACCCTTCAGATAAAGAATTTGTTTTGATTCTTCCAAACCTTGAGCAAAGTGGCGGAAATAAGCAACCATTCGTTCAACTGCTTCTTCTGCACCATAGAAATCACTAAATGCTTTGTAGTGCCTAATTTTCTTGTTAGAAAAGATTCGTGAAAGTCGTGGATCAGTTGATGTGTCAATGACCGTTGGTTCACCAATAGCAGCGAGCATCCTCTCAGCTGCGTTGGCATATGCCATTTTATCAGTTTTGCAAAGTTCAAGATACTGCAAAAGCGGCATCTCATCATCACTAGCAAACTTTTTGGTAAACGATTCTTTAAAACTTGTGCTGAGATTCATTATGAGCGCTCTCCTATGTGTGATAGTATGTCTATGCATTATTTATGCATATGCGATTGTATTACTCAGGTTTTTCATCATTAGAGCAGTTGTCAAGATGTTTAATTTGACAATCATCCAATACAGCTCCAGTTTCAACCTCAATAGTACGGCAATAAATTGTCGCACCACCAGTAATAATAGCAGTGCTTGCAATTTTAATTGTATCTTCTGCCCAAATCTTTTTTGCTGTAACCCGTCCTTCAATAATGATATTTGTTGCAAACATTTCAGACGAACTTACCTCACCTGTAGAGGCAACACTAATGCAATCTAATTGCTTTTTTGCGTCTGAATCTTGGATACCTGCAATGATATCACCAGTAACCTTGCCACGGACAAGGATTACCCCAATAAACTTAACAGTACCAGAGATTTCAGTGCCCTCAGCAACAAGATTAGAAAATGAATCAATAGTTAGCTTTTTACGTCCTTTACGTCCAAACATCATAAGAATCCTATGGTTAATAAAATGAAAATAATTCTTAACTAAAACAAATTTGTTTTATTATCTGGCAGTGTGTAGTACTCATTAAGAGAACATTCTTTATGAAATTTCACTATGCATTCTTTTTATCTTTTTTCTTTGGTTGTCGTTCATTAAACCATTGACCACACAAATCATCAGTAAGAGAGTTCATGTGATTAAACAGACTGTCAACGTTGCTCCATTCGCCTGCTAAAAAGAATTTCTTTTGCTTGTTAGAAAATTCTTGTGTAAGGATAATAGTTACCCCAGGTGTTTCAAGTACGCAATCACGAACGATAACGTAATTGTAATTATTAGATGAAAGCTTAGTAAGCCCGACATTCATGGGGCACAAATTCTGTGAATTGAAATTGGATTCCATTATCATCAAACCATTCAGATCGTTTTTCACAAACGTACAAAACATTATTAGATGTTGTAAACTGATCGTTCAACAACATACTGCCGGTTATTGGAAAAATAACATCACCTTGAGCTTCTATCTTTACGATAGTTAGATAAAGTCTAGAAGGTCTAGCTTTAAAAGCCTCTTGGTAAATATGTTGACCGCCTATCACGAAAAAATTAGGGTATTCATGCTTTATAGCTTCCCTTATGCTCGTGTATGTTTGGTTAACCCCCATCTCCAACAACTCTTTTATTATATCACCTTGTGCTCTGGTTATAACTACATTTCGCCGATTAGGAAGAACTTTACCGATGCTCCGAAAAGTTCTAGAACCCATTACCACCGTGCCATTTTGCGTAACATTTTTGAAGTGCTTAAGGTCAGATGGTAAATACCATGGTATGGTATTAGTGACTGAATCACCTATCACTCCATTCAATGATACCGCTGCAATGATGTTGAATTTCGTCATATCTAAAAACAAGGGAGATAAAGTTATTATACTTTACTCTCCCTATCATGTACAATTATTTGTACATCAAAATTGCTGAATTAGCTGTGGAACAGAAGAATCAAATCCTGCAGTGTCCAACATCCCAGGATCCTTAGGATCAGCGATCGTAAATTTCGTTGCAGATGTGGCGCAAACAATCAGCTTTGCATTTTTAACGTAACGTTTCCGGTACATACCCAAAGCCTGCACTGGGTGAACTCTACCTGCCCATGTTTCATTATCAGTGATAACTACAAACTTGTCAACACCGTCAAGTTTATTATCAATGGCGTGCAACATTGGCAGAGAGCAGTCAGTACCACCCCAAGAAAAACGACGCATAACATTAAGAACCGCGTCAAGACGCATTGATGGTGTGATCTTTAACTCACCCATCTTAGTATTGAATCCCCCAATCCAATAATTAGGTTCGCGTTTTGCCACAGCCAATGCCATAACACCAGCAACCTCAGCTGCTGTTAGGTTACTAGCACCAATGACATTAGCACCAAACATTGAACCAGAACAATCAACCCCAATCAAGTGACCTTGTCCTGTAGATTCAATATAGTTGAATGATTCATAGAACGCATCGTTCAATGCATCTAGAACTCTTTGCACTGGTTCCCATGTTAGTGATCCCTTGTCACCTTTACCATTTTTATACTGGTTAAACGCGTTCAAAATTGTAATTGGATGAATTCTGCTTGCCTTGATAGTTTCAACGTCAGACAGCTTCGTGATTACGGTCTTCAAATCAGAAGACATGGGCTTAATCACTCCAATGTTTGTTAGCTGACCGAGCTTGCGAATAAGCGCTGTCATGCCCATGTTTTGAATCAAAGCAGACATCACATCACGGTCGCGATGTAGTTCAGTTGGCAACATTTCCCATGTGATATCCTTAAATTCACTAATCAACTTAAGCGCGTTCTTCTTTGAAGGATCACGCTTTAGCATCTCATAGGCTGTAATCAGCTCAGGAACACTCATACCTTCTTGTAGGCTTTCTGCTCCCTTCACAACATAGCGGAACATATTTGACTGGCGCTCATTAGCTGGCTTAATGTGCGCAAGGCGCAAAACATCTCGATGCGACCAACCATTTCGTGATTGATACTTTAGAAGCTGAACGGCTAAACGGTTTTCATCGCGCTTCGTGTACCACGCTGCAATACCACGTTTTGCAGCAGCATTCCATTTACCAAGCACGTCCAGCGTAGAGACAAATTGAAACAAATGCGTACCAATACGGCACACCATTGGCAGTGCATCATAGGCTGCTTTTACTGTTGTTTCATTGCCATTGATAGCACAAAGTGCCAAAGCAAAAACCGCTGGATCATTCTTCGGTGCGCGACCACTCTGTGAGATTTCAACAATGCGGTTTACTGTTCTAATTCCATCGGTCTTGATGCACTCAAGAACATTCTTTGCCGCGTCGAGCGTTAACTTTTGCGCGGTAACGTAATATGACGGTTTTTCAGAACCAAGGATTAAAAAGCGGTCCAAATAGCCCCACATATCTAGCTGGAAGGTGAACCCACCAGCACTGTTCTTAACCATTTCTGATTCACGACCAGGAATTGTTTCTGTCTGAGGCGTAACTTCAGCTGAGTTACCCACCATCACATTAGCGTAAAAATTGTTTGACATCATTTTCTCCTTGATTGATTACGGCGGCTGCGTTTGCAGCAAATTTTTAACTCTCTTAACTGCATCTTCTTCACAAAAATTGGTGTCGGATATTTTCAGAAATGTGATGATTAATTGTTGTTAATCATCAACACTTCCTACACCATATGTTAACGAACATATGGTAAATCGACACATTTCTATGTGCAATATCTAGAATTTTCTGTGATGGTAATCTAGACACCATTCGTGATAATCTCTCACTAGGGATATTCAGCCTACGCACATAAGTACGCGTACTGACATTTAAGTATCTTCTTTTAAAGATATAAAGTTATTGATAACCAACACGCTCCGGATCAGAAGACATGGTTAAGAGAGTTAATACATGAACAAAATCATAATGAAACAAATATTTGTGAATCAGTGATTTAATTTAAAGTTGTGATAACTAATTCACTCCGGTTTCATTTATATTATAACACTATCAAGGTGATGTTGTAAACTGTTAATTTTGTCAGGTATTTATAGATGGAATATTAACCTGACTTTTAGGTTCATATATAAGGCCTGGAGGAAGAGTTAACATTCCCTGAGGAGCAACTTCTCCATTCTCCATGTTGACTGTGCCAACAAATTCAAAATGTCTAGTTACGCCATTAGAATCTTCCAGGTCTAACCACTCATAGATATCTGCATCCATGAATTTACCAATAGGTTTATCAGGAACATTAATAATTTTCATCATTAACATTTCAGCACCCGGTTGATATGGAACCGGGGTGTTGATCGCTTTAGCATACGCTGTAGCATCTTCGACAAGAGAGGCTGTATCACCTTGATACACTTTTAGCTGAATAATCATAAGCACAACAGTGTTCAGCAGCATTAAAAAGAGTCGTGTTAAAAAAACCCACGCAATTACTTGTAAAAAGAAATTCTGTATATCTATTGCATTAACAGATACGAAAGATAAAATTGCTGAGAGAAGAGCATTCAAGAAGAATGCTCTTCTTTGCAACTCAATCACGCGGGTCAAACGTTCAGATGGTTGTTTCATTGTGTAGAAAATTTTATTCGTGCGTTATGTTAACTGAGGATACATGTGCTTAACAGTTTCTCTGATACGACTATCCTTAGGAATAAAGGAAAGAAGAAATTCCATTTGGTCATAAAGTACGTTACGATTAGCAAGTATCAGATGTTCTGCTCTGCTTGGTACATATGGAGCATATAACAACTGCATACCAGCCTCATCAAGAGTTTTGTTATCCTTCTTTTGATTGCACTTATAACAGCACGTGACAACATTCATCCAAATATCAGCACCGCCACGTGAACGAGGTTGAATGTGATCTCTAGAAAGATTTGAATCTTTAAAAACACCTCCACAATATGCGCACATGTGACGATCTCGACGGAACAATTCACGATTGTTCAATATTGGTGGGCGATGCCAACATTTGCTAGATACCTGTCCCTTAACAGCAATGATTGATGATGTACGAATAATAGACTGTTCACCAGTAATTCTATTATATCCACCACGAACAACAGTTTCTACTTCACCTGCCGTCCAAGAAACTAATCCTTTTGCGTGATAGATGACAGCATCCTGCCATGTAATCCATGCATTTGGTTGTCCTTGTGAATCAAGCTGAAGAATATGTGCCATTTCATTTTCCTTGTATTTTACATCTTATCAAATTTCATGCGTAGATGGCCATTGAAAACGTAATCGAATAATTACAAAATCAATGACGAGTGTGTTAACAGTTACCCCATATTCCACTACAGGGATATATTCTATACCTAATGATACACCATTTATTAGATCAATACTAACGTACAATTTATCCTCCCACGTAGTTGTTAAAATTTAGTTTTTATTATATCATCCAACATGGCGTTTGTAAACTTCATGTTGGCGCATATTTTTGCATTTTAAAATACCGCTTCTTTATAGTTCAAAAATAATACTGCACGATAAATAATAATACATCATTATTATAGGAGAACTAACCATATGAAGAGATTTATAACAGCATTAAGTATCTTTTTATTTACATCACTGACATTCGCTCAACACTGTAACGACATGGTTGTTGGTGGGGTATTTCCAACAACGTCCGAACAATCTGTTATTATTTGTCATACTCGCTTTGTAATTGGGTATTCAGTTGGAAGAAAGGCTCCACTCTGGGTTGCTGAAGTTTTAACATCAGACAACGTAGTATCAAAAAATAGAGTACCACGAGTAGATGCATTTAGACCAGATCCTGTTATTAAACCAGACCAACAAGCGTCTGTTAAAGCATTTATTGGAACTGAGTTTGATAAAGGACACATGGTTCCATTCGAAGACGTTAATGATAATCCAGTTTCAGCGTCTGAAAGCTTTTTTATGACTAATATGGTTGCTCAAAATTCAGCAAATAATAGAGGTATTTGGCGTGCTCTTGAAAATTATGTTAGAAATTTAACTCTTTCTCGTGGTAAAGTTTACATAATCACTGGTCCAATATTTTCAAACAACCCTAGAAAGCTTTTTGATGGGACTAATATTCCGTCATATCTCTATAAGGTGATTCTTGTTCCGCAAACAGGTGAAGCTTACACGTTTATTTTACCTAATACTAGAATTGAAACAACAACATTACCGAATTACATAAGCACAATATCACATCTTCAAGAGATTAATCCAGCTGTAAATCTTCTACCTATAAAAATAACATTTATGAATGTATCAAAAATGAAATAAAAGAAAAAGGGATTTAAAATTAAATCCCTTTTTCAATTAAAGATTACTAAATTAGGTTTTAAGATTTTCTTTAAAGTCTTTTTGTATTGATATTTCTTTTTAGTGCTGGAAATATCACATTTTTACTTTAGTTTTTACAACTAATTGATCTGTCTTAGTTTCCTTTTTCAGCTGGTTGATCTGTACTAGCTGGTGTACTAGCTGGTGTACTAGCTGGTGTACTAGCTGGTTGATCTGTACTAGCTGGTGTACTAGCTGGTGTACTAGCTGGTGTACTAGCTGGTTGATCTGTACTAGCTGGTGTACTAGCTGGTGTACTAGCTGGTGTACTAGCTGGTTGATCTGTACTAGCTGGTGTACTAGCTGGTTGATCTGTACTAGCTGGTGTACTAGCTGGTTGATCTGTACTAGCTGGTGTACTAGCTGGTGTACTAGCTGGTGTACTAGCTGGTTGATCTGTACTAGCTGGTGTACTAGCTGGTGTACTAGCTGGTGTACTAGCTGATTGATCTGCTACTGGTGTACTAGCTGGTGTACTAGCTGGTTGATCTGTACTAGCTGGTGTACTAGCTGATTGATCTGCTACTGGTGTACTAGCTGATTGATCTGTACTAGCTGATTGATCTGCTACTGGTGTACTAGCTGATTGATCTGCTACTGGTGTACTAGCTGATTGATCTGCTACTGGTGTACTAGCTGATTGATCTGTACTAGCTGATTGATCTGCTACTGGTGTACTAGCTGATTGATCTGTACTAGCTGATTGATCTGTACTAGTTGATTGATCTGTACTAGCTGATTGATCTGTACTAGCTGATTGATCTGCTACTGGTGTACTAGCTGATTGATCTGTACTAGCTGATTGATCTGTACTAGTTGATTGATCTGCTACTGGTGTACTAGCTGATTGATCTGCTACTGGTGTACTAGCTGATTGATCTGTACTAGCTGATTGATCTGTACTAGCTGATTGATCTGCTACTGGTGTACTAGCTGATTGATCTGTACTAGCTGATTGATCTGTACTAGTTGATTGATCTGCTACTGGTGTACTAGCT